TAGCCGGGTCAACGATGCGTTTGTTCCTACCAAGAAGCAGTATGATGCGATCACCGGCAACAAGTATGCTGCGAAGATCCTCGCGGGTTGGGAGTCTGCACCGAAGTTCGCGGTCGGCTCGATGGCTCTGGTGCGGTCTACAAGCGCCCGTGCTTCCGCTCTGTGGCGCGCCGCGGGCAACGGCAAGCTACCAGTCGTCATCGTCGCTCAGAACGCTTCAGCGCCCTCTAGCGCCTGCAAGGGCAACAAGATTTACAAGGTGCTGCCAGTCGGCTGCGCTCAGACCTTCATGGTCGAGGAACGTGACCTCAAGACCTACCGCGCCACGAAGAAGAGAGGCAAAAGGTAACCTTTCGCTGGCCGGACAGAAGTTGTCCGGCTGGCCTTCATTTTTTCCTTGACTCTAATCCTCGCCTGTGCGATAATATAGTTGATGGTTGGGAATGACCCCAGCCATCGAGAACGAGAACCGAATGACCATCAAGCCCCCTCGACACGTCAAGCCTCCCGCTGATTATCCCGGCCGCCCTGCGTGGCTCAAATCTGGCCCGTTCGCCGATCCGAAGGCTCGTACCCTGATGGTTCGCATGTGGCGTGCAAACAAGGGGTTTGACGGTGATGACGAGTCCTTGACAACTTCTTTACAAGATCGGGCTTGATCTTTTCCCCCGCCCGTGCTATATTATATATGTAAGGTGAGGAAACGTCCTCGCCATCCTTCCAACCCCCCGATTCAAAGAGAGAGAGAATCACATGAGCATCGACTTCCGCACTTTCCGCACCGTCGTCCCCGCCGTCATCGCGGCACGTTTCCCCGTCCTTATCCGTGGCCGTCACGGTGTGGGCAAATCGCAGGTGGTCTATCAGACCGCCGCTGATCTTGGCCTGCCTGTGGTCGAGCGCCGCGCTAGCCAGATGACCGAGGGTGATCTTCTTGGCCTGCCTGACAACCGTGACGTTCAAGTCAACGGTCGCAAGGCTACCACGTTCAACCCGCCTGAGTGGTTCCTGACCGCTTGCACCGAGCCGGTTGTGCTCTTCCTCGATGAGGTTGATCGCGCTACCACCGAGGTCCGTCAGGGTATTTTCGAGTTGTGTGATTCTCGCAAGCTGGCCGGTAACGTCTTGCACCCTGACACGATCATCATCGCTGCCGTCAACGGTGGCGAGCACGGTGCTCAGTATCAGGTCGGTGAAATGGATCCGGCAGAGCTTGACCGTTACACGGTCTTCGACGTTGAGCCTTCCTGTGAGGATTGGCTTGACTGGGCAAAGAGTAACGTTGACTCTGTTCTCTGGGACTTCATCAATCAGAACCGCATGCACTTGGAGCACAGCGAGGACTTTGAGCCTAACAAGGTTTACCCTTCCCGTCGCTCATGGGACCGCCTCAATACTACTGTGGTGCCCGCTGGCTGCTTCTCCGAGGGTGGCGACCTTGATCTCCTGTTCAACCTCACCACGGCATTCTGTGGCTTTGAGGCGGCTGTCGCCCTTCGCGACTTCGTTGCTTCCTATGACCGTCAGGTGACTGTCGAGGATATTCTTGACAACGGTGAGATCGACAAGACTGCCGACTGGACGATCAACGAGCACTCCGCTCTGGTTGAGAAGATGGAGGCCGCTGAGACTTTCAAGGCCGAGTTGACTGATGATCAAGTGGTCAACCTCGCAACCTACTTTGTAACCTTGCCTAGCGAGGTGGCTATGAAGCTGTGGACTGTACTCGGTGACGGCGACGTTCAGAACGTCATCCGTACTCACCAGACCACGTTGCCCGATGGCACCGCCATCAGCGACCACCTTGTGACCATTCTCGGCGGCTAGTCCGTCAGGGGCCGTCAGGGGGCGACAGAGGCTCTTTCTCTCTCTCGCCTACCTGTCACCCTCTGGCGGTTTCCTATGGCCTCTGCGAGGCCCTGAGAGCCTTGCAAAGTAAACTTCAATCCCTTGAGAGAGAGCCCAATGACCCACATCGAGCCCGTTGCCGTGATACTCTTGATCGCCTTCATCGCCGTCTTCCTCCGAGTACTCGGTCACGCTATTTCAAAGGCCAATATCGGGTCTTGACATTCTCTTTACAAAGTTTCCCTTGATTATCCCCCGCACCTATGCTATATTATAAGAGTAGCTAGGAGATCACACATGACTGACCAGACCACCACAACCGGCTCCGCAGACGCGACCCTTCCAGAGTTCGATCTGAACATGCACGCGGCGCGCCTTCTTATGAAAGAGCCATTCTTTGCAGCTATCAGCCGCCGTATCAACAAGCGTGCTAGCAAGGCCATCCCGACCGCCGGCGTGACAGTCACCGAGGCAGGTCAGTTTGAGTTGATTTACAATCCTGAGTTCATGGGCAAACTGGAGGACTCTCACAAGCTGGGTGTGCTCAAGCATGAGTTCTATCACCTTATCTTTGAGCACGTTACTGGCACCCGGTTCGCTCACTTCCGCGACCTCGACTCTTCCGAGCGACGGATCCACAATATCGGCATGGACCTCGCGATCAACAGTCACCTTCAGGGTGAGCTGCCCGAACAGTGTTGCATGCCCGGTGCTGGCCCATTCGCTGAGTACGAGCCTTTCCTTTCTGCCGAGCAGTACATCGCGAAGCTGCGCGAGGACAAGAATCAGCAAGAGCAAGAGCAGCAGGATGGCGACTCCGGTGAGGGTGGCGACGGCGAGGGCGATGGCTCTGGTGATGGCTCTGGTGGCTCTGGTGACGGTCAGTTCGATGACCATGATGGTTGGGGCGAGGCAGGCGACAGCGCCAGTCAGGTGGCCGCAGAGCGCCTGAAAGATACCATTCGCAAAGCTGCCGAGGAAGCCGACCGCAGCCGGACATGGGGATCTGTATCCTCTAGTGTCCGTGAGGATATTCGCAAGGCTCTCCGGTCCCATGTTGACTGGAAGAAAGTTCTTCGATACTTCATCAAGACTAGTCAGCGCGCTAACAAGTCCAGCACTGTGCGACGGCTCAACCGTCGTTATCCTCGCGTCCACGCAGGCAGCAAGGTCAACCGTCAGGCTCGCATCGCTATCAGTATCGACCAGTCGGGATCGGTAGATGATGTTATGCTCTCCGCTTTCTATGCAGAACTAGACAAGCTGGCGACCCTTGCCGAGTTTACTGTGGTCCCGTTTGACACTGAGGTTGCCGAGGATCACGTATACGTCTGGAAGAAGGGCGAGCGCCGCAAGGCCGAGCGTGTTCGCTACGGTGGCACCGACTTCAACCCGCCGACCGAATGGGTAAACAGCCGCGGCTTCGATGGTCACATTGTCCTGACCGATCTGTGTGCGCCTAAGCCAGTTGCTAGCAAGTGCCAGCGTATGTGGATGACTACCCGGTACTATGCCGAGCGTCCATACTTCAAGACTAATGAAATGATTGTAGCCATTGACACGGAGGGCTGAGAACATGAGTAGAAATAAAGTGTTTGAGAAGGGGTGCCTGTATGCACTCAAGGGTCTGGCAAAGAACAAACAATATATTGGGATGATGAACTACAACGGTGTGCTATACCTCACTGACGGCAAGGGCTATGCAGGTAATAGACCTACGTTTTATGATGGTGATCTATTCGTTGCACTAGATGACATCCATGCGTTTGACCGTGAGGAAGCCCGCAGGGAAGCCGCTGAACGTATCGGAAACGGGTCTAGGCATGGTTTCGCAGACGAGGCATCAGAAGAGCGATGGTTAGACTCTCAGGCCGCACGATCCCAACGAAACTGGGCTAGGTCCACTAACATTAGACTACTAGCGCCTGATGGGAACATTGTTAGCATGATGCTGAAGGGCAACATGGGCAAGTTCAAGAAAGTGACAAAGCGCACAAGAAAGGTAAAGTAAAGTATATGCAGGTTGGAGACTTCATCGAGGACACTTATAAATCTTTTGATGGTCACATTGTAGCAGTAACGCGAGGTGTGATCACAGAAGTAATCGGAGACTGTGTAAAATATCATTGTTCTCAGATACACTTTAGTGAGAACGAAAGTTCATTAGATGGTATGCTAGGAACGATTATAGACAGACACAGTAGAAACATTGTAGTGTTATCACAGCGTAGTGGTGGTAAGGTGGTATAAAATGGAGTAAAGTGGGAGAAGGTGGATTTAGAAAATCTGTAGTTGTCACACGATGTTACAGGTGACTATAAAGGGTGAGCAAATAGACGTGATACTAGCAAAGAACCTTATACCTAGGTGCTTCATTTGTCAAGTGACATTATTTGTCAAGGTCTAAACTTGTCCGAGGACAAAACCTGTCCGTAACACACACATGCTACAACGTGAGCATGCGCATCGTGTAAATCCCCGTTACAACTGGCTTTTCGAGGACCGTAACTCACGAAAACATGCGAGAGTGCTACAAAAAACCCTTGACAAACCCACTAGAATGTGCGATAATAGTATAGTAGGAGAGCGAAAGAGATGAGTGATATAGAGATTGTGATTGCAGCAATGGGTAAGATTGCCTACAACTTTTGGCCGGTGGTTGCTACTGTAGCCATTTATGCGACATGGGAAATGATCAGTAATAACAGGTAGTTAGTTTAAACTGCTCCTAGGGGAAGCAAATGAAAGTAGGCAGAATGTATCAGATCAAGGGGCTCGGCTCGTTACGCAAGAATGATTGTATGGTTGTGTGTAGCTGGACCGGCATGCTTGAGACTGGTGAGGCCAACGCGCCGTATAACAGACACAACGGTAAACAGATATACCGTGATGGTGACGTGGTTGTGTGCGTAGGTAAAGAGTACAAGCGAACAGCACACTATGAGCCGCAACCGTTCTGGAAGGTACTAACCACTAGCGGGGAACATGCGACAGTTAGCCGAGGGGCTAGAAAATACTTTAGTGTAGTATCAGAGAAAAGTAAACTTTGCGGACATGGAGTTGACAGTGAGTGAGCCGTGGGAATGGCGAGAGCCTAGGTTACAAGCCAGTAATCAGAGAGTGAGACAAACAGTGAGGGGTGTAACAAATAATGTTACACAGTTAGCACAGGTAGCTAGTGGACTAGTCGGGTATACAACTGTAGCATTATTTGTATACATGAGTATGTTACGGCGTGACTATCGTGAGGGTAAAAGGTATAACAAATAAAGTGTAGTTATTTCAAACACTTACAGGTACTCCTCCCCCTACCCCCCTACCCCCGGGGTATATGTCCCATACTGTCACATAGGGTGCTACAGGCGCTCAGATACATTCGCGATGCGTATGAAAAAATGCGAGATTTGAAAAATGCCCAAAAAAAATTTGACAGATTTAAGAAAGCGTGTTATAGTAGGAGAGTAAGGAGTGGGCATGAGGTACCAGAGCAACACTAGCGCGATCAAAGCAGCGGGCGGTGTGTTACTGTTTACAGCATGCCTAGGACTATGTTGGATCCTAATGGGGTTAAATCCCAGTGTGGAAAGAGGTGAAGAAGATGAAGCGGAAGCAGGTAGTGTTGAGTTGCGTAGTAGTGATGCTAATGAGTATAGTAGGTAGCTTATGTTGGACAGGATGAAAAGGAGAAGTTGAGTAAATAATGCGGAGAGCATAATGGCCCAGTGTTCATGGGAGGTGGCGGAATTGGCAGACGCGCCCGGTTGTTTCCCGGGTGGTGATAAGGCGACAAGCCCACCTTGGAGGTTCGAGCCCTCCCCTTCCAGCCATTGGGGTATAGTGTAAAGGCAACACCGCGGTTTTTGACACCGCTATTCTAGGTTCGAATCCTAGTACCCCAGCCAATTATGCTAATAGCGCACTATTTATTTACATGAAGATAGGTGAAGGCGCATATGTACGAGTTGAAGCAGCTAACTTTACTTGCCCGCTGTGCGGTTCACCCATTGAATGGAGATGCTGGCCCGACAATGGATATGCCCACTGTACGAAGTCGTTAGAGGCCTCTCGTAGCTGGGTAGGACCCAGTAACCCCGCGCACTGCGGGTGGTCTGGAAGGACCAAAAGAGCTAAAAACGGTAGAGTGATGATCTTATACAGATTAGGGATTGGTAATGACAAAAAATAATGTGCCGGATATAATGGATTACACGCACGAATATATTTTATCAAAGAGGGACGGGCCCGAGGAGCCATTGGCCTACTTGGGCAAAAACCAAGTATTGTCCCTATTGGGGCCTCGCGAAGATTCACAATTACTACTAGAATCGCTGCCACCGGCGATGGAATTGTTAGATGGGCCTACTAGGGTACCTATCTACTTGTGGCATGATGTGTATGCTCTTTTAGTAAAAGAAGGGCTAGATGAACGCCAACTTACGGATTCTATACTATAAAACAGCTAAAAATTTTTCCGAAAAATAAAATTTTTCGATTTCGGGGGCCCGATGGCACAATACTCACAATCACAAATCGACCTTCTGCACGCGACCCACGACCTGCCGCCGGAGGAAGCGCCGCCGCGATATAAGTACACATGTGCCCATTGTCGTTATGGGTATGTGCCTTTTTTGCCTTGCGAATGCCCAGAGTGCGGCGTTTGGCTAAATGAGCCAGTAAAAAAAGAAAAAGACGAAGGCTAGCAAATTAGATTAATACCGCTCTAATTAAAGTGTGAGTGGATCTAATCAGCAGACAACCAGTAGCCACACTGGTTGGAACTTTAATGTTGGTGATCTTGTGGGCCTTGCTCCTACAAGAGTTCATCTTTATGACTATGACGGTTATTATTATCCCGGGATGGGTCGATATGGTTATAAAGATAAAGAGCACCGCGATGTGATAGGGGTCGTTATCGAAGTTTATGAAAAGTATGGATATTTTTCTGACCGGTACTACAAAATTAAATGGTTTGATAATAAAACATTTTCTAATGAACGTCACGAAGACTTAATGTTGATTTCAGCCAAGCCATTAAAAGATAAAGATTGATATGCAACTAGTTATAGCATGGAACAAGAGCGTTCAGATAATCAATATATTGCAGGTGATTTGGTTCAGAGTACTGTTGTAGGTCTAAAAGATTTTGAATACAATTCTTTTGGAACACTAGGTATTTTGATTGAAGTCATTGGCACCCGTGAAGCTGCTAAAGTGTGGTGGTTTGGTTCTGAAAAACCTTCTACTGTGCTGTTTCGTAATTTTAAGTTATTATCTAGAACATCTAAAGCTAGCTGAGACTCCATGTTTAATCATTTGTTATGTCAAAAACTAATCCAAAAAATCAAAGTATACGATTAGGAGTTGGTGATTTAATAGTCAACACAGATTCTCAAGCTGTTGGCATACTGCTAGAAAAACACCGGTTAATTAAACCATCTTCTGAGTCTACTGGTTCATCTTGGGAGTGGGCATGGAGTATAAGGTGGTCAAAAACAACGCCTAATGCTTCGATAAAATACTCAAATTGGATAAAATCTTATGCTTGTACAGAAGAATCAATTATTAATGAGATAAGAGAAGGTCAAGTTGAACATTATAGTGTTAAACAATAACAATTTTACTAGAAGTGAGTCGATATTCGGTGTATAATAAATTTAAAATCCATAAGGAGAGTAAAAAATGAGTGAAAAAGACAATAAAAATACCATGAACCCAGTGGCTTTTGAGGCTTTTCTTAAAGAATTGTCTTTACAAATGGCTGATTTTAACATTAGCAGCCGCCAAACTGCTGATTTTTTTAATGAAGCAATCCGTACTGTCAAATCTACCTTTCCAAACACTGAAAGTATTAGGGAATTTGATAATCCAGAAGAAGATGACCGCCCTTGGATAGACCAAGACGAAGATTAGTTGCTTTTTTTTCTTGACAATGCCTTCGAAATGCGGTATATTTATAGTGGAGGTAAGCAATGAAATACATTATTGGTAATTTAATCATCCTAGGGTCTGTTGCACTCTCAATTCTTGCACTTGTTATCGCTTGTGCTTCTATTTTTGGCTTCGGGCCGGCCGTTGTACTGTTTATTTTTTGTTTACCGGGCATGTTTGCTCATATTGTTATTGGTACTGCCGGTACTAGGGCTGCGATGCAGAAAAGAGACCACTATTTTGAACGAAAAGCGAAGCGAGGTTGGTAGATTTGTGGTCAAAAATAAAAAAAAGGATGAAATCCTTGCTTGAAAATCTAGTTACAGAAGTGGAAGAGTCTGAAGTCGCTACTGTAGAGAACGAAAGTATCGAAAGTGAGACAGAAAGGCCTTCCCAATCACCAAAAATAGTAAAGGTTTCTGTTTTGTCTGACGACCAAAAGAAAATAACCATTGATGAGCTTGAGGGAATGCTGCGAGAAATGTTGGGGAGCAGTAAAGGTTCTAAAAAAAGCCCTGATGCTTCTCATATTCTTATTACGGATGGCGCTCAATGGTACTACGACCCAATTAACAAACAAATGATCAGAGTACATTCCGGTACCGAGGTCGTTTTGTCAAATCCTGACCCAGATGACGACGGTAGAGTGCTCTGTTACTGCGATTTAGGCTTTATTATGGTGCCATACGACAATATTTCAGAATTAGGGTTAAATTAAATGTTTTTTTCTTTCTTTCAAAGCCCTTTTTGGAGAGGTGTTCTCTGGATTGGAGGATTTTTAACACTTTACGCCTTTTTAGGTTTTGAAATTACAACAATTACGGCCCTAGCGGTCATTGGAATGAGACAAAAAGAGCCAAAAGACTACTTCTTTTAGTAAAACCTAATACTTAGTGTTGGCAAGGGGGGTTTGGCTGTGAAATTTCTTGAATTAGTAAATTATGAAGTTTTAGAGGCCAATTATGGTGAACTTTGTGAACCTGTTGAGGAAATTAATGATGAAATTGTTAGATTTTGTCATAATTTAGCTCAAATCATGTACAATCACGACGGGATTGGTATTGCAGCACCTCAAGTTGGCGTAAATAAACGAATTATCATAATTGATTGCTCCCCAAACAAAAATGAGACTGTTTATTTGATAAATCCCGAAATTTTGTGGCAATCTCCTAAAGAATCTCAAAAAAAAGAAGGTTGTCTTAGCTATCCCGGGCTAGCACTGCCTGTTTCTAGACCACATAGAATAAAAGTGCAAGGTTTGGGGCTAGACGGAAAAATTATTGAATTTGAAGCAGTTGGTATGTATGCTCGCTGTATTTATCATGAAATTGACCATTTAAACGGAATTTCTTTCACAAGAAGAGCTACTAGGCAGGTTAGAAGACATCTTATGAGAAAATGGCAAAAAAAACAGGATAATGGACATGAATTCTAATAATTGGGAAGAATGGATGGGATATTCCGTTCATTACATGAATTGGGACGGAGAGGGGCCCTTTATTGACCCTTCCACCGACTACGGAATTCCTATGGTGACGGCTTTAACCACTATGAAGGCTATTTTATTAACCGGTCGTTGTGCTTGGGTGGCAAAGGTAGACCCCGAATCGGCTTTGGAAGTTCCGTTTTGAAAAGCTACCAATTAGACTTTTTTAATGATGTTATGTATATAAATGTCTATTTTGGTGGCCATATTGTAGAACTAGGGCCCTTCTTTTGTTTTGAAAACGCTAGATCAGCACTATTTACTCAACTGAACGCAGGGATGTGTGCTTGGATGACACTTAATGGACGAAAAACCAAGTCTAGGAGACTCAAAAAAAATAAAGATCGGAGATCTTGTACAGTGGAAACATTGGAATGATGGCTGGGTGCCTATTATAGGCATTGTTACCGCAATCTATACAAAAAAGATGTCTGGCCGTCGAGTAACAATGGTAAAGGTTACAACAACAACATCGTCTTCTCAAATTAGAGTAGGAGAAGAGCTAGAGTTAAATCCTTTGAGTTTGCAAATTATTTCATCTCAAACGATATCAGATTAATTAAAGACTATTTACTTATGGTAAAAGTCATGAAAAAGCTCTTAAGAAATATTTGTTATGTTGCATTTGGCATCAATTTGGCTATTTTAGGACTATCGGTCTACCTAGCAGACCTAAATTTACTTCTTCTCTCAGGCTCCTCAGCGGTGTTAACGTTGTTTGGGGCCACTTTTGTATTTTCAGAGGAACCTATTAAATGAACATTAATGATTGGCGCAGTTTTTTACAAGAATCTAAAGAATCATCGGAAAAACTTCTTAGAGAAGTCACCGAAGACGAGCTTGGACACATTCAGCAGGCGCTAGATGAAATGGATAATGAAGATCTTGCATTCAATAAAATTTTTGATGGCAAAATGCGCGTTATCTTAGACTTTAAAACAATGGACAGAACAAGTGCTTTGGGCACTTTTGTAGATTTCTTTAAACTTAACGGTTATGAAGTTGATTGGAATAAGGGAATGCTTTCGGGCGTTCAAGAATTGCATGATACAAGTATAGCTAACCAAGTGGCCGGCCTAGGCTTGGGAACAGCTACCCAGAAATATAAGCCTCCACAAAAAAAGAAAATTCAAATGAAGGTTGGCAAGTACCTCAAAAAAGTTGCCGACCTTCATGCAAAACAACAACAGTACTTTCAGAAGATTGTTGCATATAGCAGAAAAAATCAAATCTATGGAGCGACCCCTAATACTCCCGGGCAAGTAACAGGCACACTAGAGAAAAATGCACTAACCCCCGAAGAGCAAGAAAACTATCGCAGAATTGGTGCACATTTAGATATGTACGATCCAAAAGTTGGTAGAGGAATGGCTAAGCAGTTCGCTGAATATTGGGCTAAGAATGCTGAGTATATTAAAGACAAAATTGATACTCTGGAAAACGATAAGTACAGCATCGTAATCACGCGACATCCTATCGACGTTCTTCGTATGAGTGACTTTGATAGCATTACTTCCTGCCATTCTCCACCCTCTAGAGGCTCAGGAGAGAGCTATTACAAGTGTGCGGTAGCAGAAGCTCACGGACACGGCGCAGTGGCTTATGTGGTCCATACAGACCAGCTTAAGGAGTGGGGTGGGCGACCAGATTTGAGCCTTGAAGAGATTGAGGAAGAAATGCAAACAGGCGAAATTTTTGAAGATACAGAGAGGTATGATGCCGGCACGATCAATCCAGTTTCTCGACTGCGTTTACGACAAGTTAGATATTATGAAGCTGCAAAGGGTAGCCAGCCTAAAACAGACGATTATAAGAAGGCCGGCCGTAATCCTTTTGAGGGGATCCAGCTAGCAGTACCAGAAAAACGTGTTTATGGACAGAAAATCCCGGGCATTCGAGACCGTGTAATGAAATGGGTAACCGAGGCTCAGCAAGAACAGATGCAGATTGTCAGAAGAGATTCAGAACCCGACAATGAAGAGAGAGTAATTCAGCTAGATAAATTTATTAAGTTTGGCGGCTCGTATGAAGATAACCAAATTTCTGGCCTTATTGCTGATTTATTTGGCAATGAAGGTGGTGATGGCCTTCCGGCGAACACTTCCGGTCGAGTCATACAAGATACAACCACAGAAGATGAACTAGATGCAAATCTTGTTGGTGGCCTTATGGAACAATATGAAGAGGAATGTGAAAATACAGCTGATCAATGGAATTACAGATATCAAGCTGTAGAAGTTTCCTATGATGTTCAAGATGATGGTGGAGGAGGTGTCTACATTAGTGTCCGCGGCGGCATGTTAATTAAATGGGATCTAGACGATTTCAATAGTCTTCCGAATTATATGACCGCCGGCTATGCAGCTAGTGAGCTAAATGACGTGGGATACGGATATTTTGATGATGACAGTGCCTCAATAAGTCGTCGAGGCGATGAAGTTCATATGTATATCGGTATTGAAACTGAAATGATTCCTCGCACAAATGGAATGGGGTTTGCTGTAGACCCTGAAGATTTTGAGGATTATTGCGTTGGTCTAAACGAAATTGATGATATGTATGACGGAATTAAAGAGATGCTTACACGCTTCTTTAAACGTGAAGGACATATGGCCGGCTCTGCTTTTTACGAGCTAGCAGTTGAAGTTGTTGACAACGGAGAGTATGACGGATATGAGTATTCTGCATGGGATGTTGAAGCTGATGATCGGTATGATTCTTCTGAAGCTTATACTATTGAAGCTACAACAGCTATTGATACTCATGAGATTATGGATGAACTTCCAGAAATTAATCCTGAAGTGCTTTTAAAAATTATTCAAAGCAGAGAATATCAAACTGCTGTTCGTGTTGCTTTATCTCGGGCAGCCCGGGAAGAATTAGGAACTGAGTATTATGTCGACACCAGTCACACTGCTCACCTTGATAGCTCAAATGACGTTATCCATAAAGTTACTTTTAGTGTTGATCAAAGCAGCTACCCTGAACAAATTGAATTGTTTAAAAAGATTCTAGAGTTAAATGACAGCGAGGATGATATCTTATCAGAACTTATATTGCCGGTTTTGTTACAAGCTATAAATTCTCGCATGCCCTCTAGCATGCAGCAGAATCTAGATGAAAATGAAAGAATTGTAAAAAGCTGGAAGAGTTTCCTAAGAGGGTGAGCTAGTTATTATGTCACTGTTTCAAGATAAATGGAGAGAGTTTTTGGAAGAAGATAAAAAAGGTAAAGATTCCGATAAGATTGCAAAGGCAGTGCTTTATAAGGACGATAAGGTTTTATTGCTTAAACGTTCTTCTTATATGAAAAAGCATGCTAAAGAATGGGATCTCCCGGGCGGGCACGTTATGGAAGGCGAAAATCTAGAAGACGGACTTTTGCGAGAAGTCTGGGAGGAGACCGGGCTTCACATCAAAAACCCAGTAAAGCTTCATTCAAGAAAAAACGATACTTATTACATGGCAGACCTGCCAGATACAGAAATTAAACTCAGCGATGAACATACAGAGCATAAAATGTTCTCATTAGATGAAATTGATGATATTAATTTGCCAGATAAATATGCTAGAGCAGTTAAGGATACACTATCATGAACAAGCAGTGGAAAAACTTTATTAAAGAAAAAAAGTACGCCGATATTTCAAAAGGCAAAGGTCAATGGACCGATATTGACAAATCTGATCTTCAAGGTCAAGAAAACATTGACTTATCTATGGAACTTTATGATTTAATTGCAACCGCATATGCAAATATTGGTGGAAACTTTGATTTTCAGTCACCAGATGACATTCCGGGCAAGTCTGATATGTGGACCGCAGTCGATGTTGATGGCGACGATGAACCCGATGCTCTCCGAGTTGGTAAAACCAAACCATATGGTAAGAAATTAACTGCTAGTGGTCACGACGGCTCCAAGCCCGGTATTGATGCATATGTTGCAAAAACAGCAGAAATGTTAAATACTAAAGGCTATTATGCAGAAATGTCTAAAGGTATCGCTCATATTATGATAAAATATCATCAAGTACCACATGTTGCAGACGAAGAAACAGTTAGAAAAGTTTTAGGAAAAGAGTTAGAATGGTTAGGCCCGCACCCCGAGGGCAAATACCCAGACTATAACGGATGGTATGTTCGTGATATTAGCGGACACAGAGAAATGAAAATCATGTTAGGGACACCTAATATTTAAAAGGAGTAGAAGATGGCTAGAACAACGACAAAAGAACTCACAGAGCAAAATGAAGTTTTGCAAGAAAAGCTTGATAATGCTAGGAATAGAGCTAGTTCTGTCCTCGCAAAAATCGGAGGCCTGCGCGCTCATGTAGCAGCAAACAATCCTACTAGTGAAGACGTTATTCGTATTCTTGATTCAATTATCGCAGATTCATAATAGAATATTTTAAAAAATAATATTTTTAAGCGGGGATAATACCCCGCTTTTTTTGTTTTTGTTTGAAAAACGGACTATTTATTACCGCTATGAAACATCTAGACGAAGTAGGGGAAACCTACTGGGAACATATGAGGGCCGCTCTCGCCATTACGGGGCGCCTCGCTTTGGCAACTCACTGTCAGCTATTGCATGCTGTTTTTCCTTTTATCAAGCCTCCTTTAGAAAATGATTTAGAAAGTTTAATTAAATTTCTTGAAAATCGTTTAACAAAGGTAAAAATCGATGAAGAAGAGGAGGAGTTGTACACAATTTATGGAGGAGATTAATATGATAAAATGTTTTGGCACAGTACGTACCTCTAGTCCTTTAGACAGCTATATTGCATCTAGCACTGGACAATCTAATGAATCGGAGGCCCAATCAAATAGTTCAAGGGGCCTATCTGTACCTTCCGAACCAGAAACAAGAAATGGGCCACGTATAAAAGAGATCAAAAGAAGGTACATGATGATGATGAACACTATTTAAAAAAAAGACCTCTTGGGCACGGAGAAAATATCTATGGAACATATTCTAAAAAAATGGAATAACTATCTTGTCGAGTCTCACTCTAAAGAAGATGAGGAAGAGCTTAAAAAAATCAGCGATGAACTGAAAGGTGCAGTAAAAGCGCATCAAAGCCAAGCTGACCGCATTGATAAAATTCTTGACAGCACAGACGACGAAGAGCTTGAAGAGGGCAAAAAGAAAAATTGTGGTTGTGGTCAAGACCCCTGCATCACTTATGGTATTCAAGAAGTCAAAGGCGGTGACAAAGAAGACGGTGAGTATCAAGACACTGTTGATGACTCTTTTGATGACGCACTAAATGAAGATGAACTAGATGAAAAGAAAAAGAAAGGTGGTAAGAAAGATGCTTGCTATCATAAGGTTAAATCTCGCTACAAAGTCTGGCCTTCAGCATATGCCTCGGGTGCCCTAGTAAAATGCCGCAAAGTTGGTGCTAAAAATTGGGGCAATAAATCTAAAAAGAAAAATGAAAGTTTCGATATCTTTGGAGACATGGTAATTGAAGAAATCTTTACTGCTCTTATTAATGAAGAGGGTCTTAAAGATTGGTTTGATGATGCTGATGGAGATGGTCAAAAAGGTTGGGAGCAGATTGGTGGCAAGTACGACGGTAAACCGTGTGCTAAGCAGCCCGGTCAAAAAACCAAGCCTAAGTGCGCGTCTCCTGAAAAAGCTGCATCAATGTCTAAGAAGGAAAAGGACAATGCAGCAAAAAGAAAGCGTGCTAAAGACCCTAACCCTAATAGAAAAGGCAAAGCTAAAAACGTAAACACAGACCCCAAGAAGGAATCAATTGAAATGATCACAAAACAAGAATTAACAGAAATTATCCTAGATGAACTAAGCGACAATGTTTACTATCATATCACAGACGCAACTTACGATGATGGAACAGTTGCAGAAGATGTGGAATTTTGGGATGATGTTCTTGAAGAGGCCGAGTATCAGGGCCGCAAGGTAACTCTCAATAAACCCATGAAAGGTGATGTTAAAAAGTCTAAGGTTTATGTAAAAAATGCTAAAGGCAATGTTGTCAAAGTCAACTTTGGTGACAAAAAGATGAAGATCAAGAAATCAAATCCCAAACGACGCAAGTCTTTTAGAGCTAGGCACAACTGCGATAACCCCGGGCCCAAGTGGAAGGCAAGGTATTGGTCTTGTAAAGCGTGGTAAAATGAAACTTCTGTTTGAAAATTGGCGAAGGTATTTAACAGAAGCTGCTGCTAGCCCGCAGGATCTTGCGGATAAAAATTACCATATTAAATTTAATGAAGTCGGTGATGATTATGTTAACTGGGTATTGATGCATCAAGATAAACATGGTCTTTATGAAGCTGGCTCAATTCATATTCAGCGTACTGAGTATGGTAGGAAACAAAATGGGCCATGTCTTGATGCGTGGATGATAGAGGCTGTTGACGCACCAGACGGCTTTGGTCCTTTAATGTATGATGTGGCTATGGAGTGGGCTACCCAAAATGGTAGTGGGCTTATGCCAGATCGCTATGATGTGTCCGGTGATGCCCGAGAGGTCTGGAGATATTATATTTCTCATCGCAGCGATGTAACAAATAGCCAACTAGATGATCTTAAAAACACGCTTACCCCTGAACCAGAAGATAATTGTGCTCAAAACTCTGCCGGTGTGCTTGATTGGCAAGATAGTCCGTTAAGTAAAGTTTATCAAAAGTCCCCCGCTTCAACAACTCAAGAATTAAAAGATATGAATCTCTGGAAAGAAGAAACACTAGACGAACGTTGTCAGAAGGGTTACAAAACTCACGAAAAACGTAAAACCAAAAAAATGTATGGTAAAACTTATAGAAACTGTGTAAAGGCAGAAAACAAAAATGAAACTTCTATTTGAAAATTGGCGTCAGTATTTAAATGAAAAAGTTTATGGAAACTTAATTTCTGTTTTTTCTCGTACAACTAGTGAAAAAAACATTGCCAATATTGTAAAGAATGGGTGGAAGACACAACAGTATGGGGATTATGGCCCAGCTATTTATATGATTTATCAATTTGATCCCAACGACCGGGCTGATAGAGGTTATGGCACCCATGTTATGAGATTTGGCCTTAAGGCTAACAATAAGTTGTTGGTCCTTGGAGACCCTGAAGCTGCTACAAAAATATTTGGAACCGACTTGTCTGTTGAAGAACAAGTAAAGACTATGGCGCCAGAGGCGCTTCAGGATAAAAAAATAGCGAAATGGATAGAGAAGTCTAGTCAAAGCGGCTCTTATCGCTTTATGTTTCCTGCCGATGAGTTAAAAAAATATTTTAACGGGTTTTTAATGAAATCTGGCAAAGATGCGCATTTGGCTGTTATTTACGCTCCTGAAGATGTCTTGAATATGACTTCGTGGGCCAAGATCCCGAAAGATTATGAATTCAAGTCTGATGAAGAGATGCTTAAAGCTCAAACTGAAGAGGCTGCCATGGAGGATATTCGTGCGGCCGTAATGGAAGAATACTTGGGTGAAGATCCATATGAATCAGACCCTAGCTTCGACCCTAGATTAGAAACTCCAGAACAAATTATTAAAATTGTACAAGAAGACGACCCCGAAGTATCAACAATTGCAGATGTTGTTGAGTTGTTAAAACAAAAAGGGTATGATTATATAAGTTTAGAGCCGGCAGAAGGAGATCATGTTTCTAGAAGGGATGTAGAGCTTAGTCATACTAAAGATTTTTCCGATGTTCAATATGATAAAGATTCATTACAATGGAACAAAGAAATAGCCGGAATTAGATTACCACAAAGGATATCGATGCAATGAAACTCCTACTTGAAAATTGGCGAAAGCACATCATTATCAAAGAAGAAAAGGGTAAGCACCAGATCTACTGTGATATGGATGGTGTTCTAGTTGATTTTGTCAAGGGAGCAGTTCAGCAAATTAACGCAGACCTTAAAAACGAATCATTAACCGGAGATGATATTGAAGCCCTTCGCAAAAAACTGTCTGAGATGGGTAAGAAACGCATCGAAGAGAAAGATCTACACATCAACTCGTCTTTGGCCTTAGATGAGGCTAGAAAGTACATGTACCGTCGTCTAGCGGGCGATAAGAAGTGGTGGGCGGAACTACCTTGGATGCCTGATGGCAAACGCCTGTGGAATTTTATTAAAAAGTATGATCCGCTTATTCTTACCACACCAATGAAAAACAAAGCCTCAGAAGAAGGCAAACTTATTTGGGTTGAGTATAATCTTGGTATTGCTCGAAGCAAAGTTTATTTTTCTCACAACAAATATGAATATGCTAAAGATGGCGATAACCCTAATATCTTAATTGATGACTTTTTAAAAAAGAACATTATTCCATATCGCGAATCTGGAGGGATTGGTATTCATCACACTAGTGCTGATTCTTCCATTGCGGAGCTTAAAAAACTAGGCTTTTAATAAAAAGCGGTTTTGTCAACTTTTTAACTATTTACTGAAGCAACAGAGGAGCCCATTTAAATGAACTTCCAAGATTATAACTTATTAACACAAGATGAAATTGATGCCGTCGTCGCTGAAGTGTTACAGGAAAACGGCATTGGAAGAATTTCCGAAAAGGACGAGGATGACGAATATCTAGAAAAAGATGGACCCAAGTCTAAGAGAGATAGAACTGCCGGCGCAGGTACACCTACAATGGGCAGAGGACAAACAACTTACGACCCCAAAGGCGGATTACAGTATACCGGAACTCAAACTGGCAAATTAGGCGCTAGTGGTAAACAGCGTGGAGAAAAGGTAACTGACGATGATTTAGTCGACGGACCATCAAGGTTGCCTGCACCGGGTGCCGCTGGCAAGGCTGTATCAAAACTGGGTGATAAAATTGCAGGAGATCCGGGTGATGATTCTATGATGGGCAAAGCGCGCCGTGCAGTCGGTGGCGCTGTAAAGGGCGTAGGAGCGGCTGCAGGGGCTGTAGCAGGAAACACAGGAACTAGTCCCGACATGTATGCACAAGGCGCTCAAGACAAGGCTAAGGCCCGGGCAAGAGGTAATATTGGTCCCGGCGGTTTACAGAGAACTGCTGACAAGGTAAACCCAAATGATGCCTATGATGCAGGCGATGGCAGAGAGGGCTCCGCAGGTCGCGAAGGTGCCAAAAGAGTTGATATGACCAACACTTGGCACAACCCGGGTGCGTCATCAGTGCCACAATCTGTCAAAGCTGATATTAACTCAGTTTTTCCCTCTAGAATGCAAATGAGTATTGAGGACGTTCTTGACGGTTACCTTAAGTTAACATATGGAGGTGATGAATCTTCAATGTCACGCGAAAATGCTAGAGCGCATTGGTTGAGTAGATTTAAGCAGTTGGTAAACAGAATTGATCAACAAAAAGATCCAGAAATGGTATCCGCAGCTGAAGATGCTGTCGCTCGACAATTAGACTCTATGTTGCATAAAGCTGTGCTATTTGGCCAAAACAATAACGTACCTCCAGAAAAAATTCAACAAGCCGTCAATGACGACACACCCGTTCCACCACCGGATCGCGATTCGGAAGAAGGCGGGGGTGGTTCAGATATTCCAATTCCTGTCAACAAAAAACTTAGTGGTGATCAAAGAGATCAAGCTGGAATGTCTAAGGGAGCCGCAGGCAGTTTGGCTAGCCAGCTATCAAAACTTTTTCCCGATGTTGACAAAAGTATTATCACCCAGATTCTTAAAGATGTGGCTGGCCAACTAAAAGCTAACAATATCCCAGTTCAAGAAGGAAAACGTTTAGCTTTCAGACTTATTTTAGAGCAACAAGTTAAAAGCATGATTCTTAATGAAAAACGGTATGATACTGACAAGGACGCCGAAATAGTCAAAACGCTAGTTCGTCAACTTGCACTTGGTAAGGGAGAAGTTAAGAAAGTCAATAAGGTTAAAGGCGTTGTTAAGAAACCAGCCCTAGTAGCCGTCAATAAAGATGGTGTACCAAGAGTATACTCTGTAGATAAAGGAAAGGATGGGCAAGACTCTGCTGAAGCTGGATTTACTCAGGCTAAAAAGTGGGCGTCGTCCGGGGGTAGTCAAGACTCAGACCTGTTCAAAAAATTCAAAGAAACTCTCAAACGTCTAGATTTACATACTTCAGAGGGTCGGGCCGCGGCTAAGGAAGACGACCAAGCTTTCTTAGGTGCTTACAGATATTATAAAGCAATGGTTGTCGCACTTAAAGCTTTAAAAACAGATCGACTTGAAAAAAGTACTCCTAAAATTATGAAGATGGTCGAGCCATTAAATGAAAAGTCGTTTGAGCATGAGGGAGCCGCTGGTAAAGATTTTAAAACTTGGCTAGCTAACATGATTAACATTTTTAAAGAAGAAGGTTTTGCTGATAAAGAAACTGGTATGGGTAAAGATACACCAGCTAAAGACAGAGCAATGAAAGCAATGAGAGCAGCAAGAAAAGGCCGTATGCCGGGTTCTGACTCTAAATCTCCTGAAACTAAGGCTGATAAAGTTGCCGCAGGTGAAACCGAAAAGGCTGCAGGAGCAGAAACATCTAGGCGTAGCGGTTCTGCTGGTACCATCAATATGAAATCAGTAGTGGGTCCTCGCCTCAAGCAAGGTGGAATCGATCTCAAATCTCCAGAAGGCCAAGCCTTGCAGAAAAAAATGCAGAAAGTTATTCGACGATTTATTAAGAAAAATCTTCAAAGAGTTGGTAAGGGAGATCTTAAAGTTATTGCCGAAAACAAACAACTTCAAGCAGAGCTTAAGAATATAATTTTGGAACATTTAAGACAACATGAGCTTCTATAGTATTAAAAACAACTCAGGACTTGAGCTTGAAGAAATGGAAAAGTTGCTAGGCAACTTTATGCCTTTTTCTAAAAAACGTATGGGTTATGATCAGCCTGTTAGTATCACTTTTGAAACAGACGAAAGAAATGGTGGAAACATGCTAGGCAAAACTGCATACTATAATCCTGAAGATATGAGTGTTACAATATTTACAGACTATCGTCATCCAAAAGACATGATGCGGTCTCTTTCTCACGAATTAGTTCATCATACACAGAATTGTAGAGGTGAGTTTAATAGAGAGATGAGCGTTGGCGAAGGTTATGCTCAACAAGATGAACATTTACGAAAAATGGAAGAGGAAGCCTACTTAGTAGGCAATATGACTTTCCGTGATTGGGAAGATACATATAAACACGATTTGGCTACTAATTATACTGACGTTAATTCACTAGTCACTGAAAAGAGAGAGCGCGTTTTTAGCGCATTAAAAAATAAAATCATTAAGGAGAACAAATAAAATGATTCACGGTAAAAAGAGAAATAAAGACCTTTTTAGACGTTTAACTGAAAGCTGGGGCTACACAAAGCCCGGTGAGGCTACCCCCCTCGATGAGCAAATGGCCGAAGAAGTTGAAGACGTTGTAGAGGCTAAGGATGAGGAAGAACTTGAGGAAGGCGTTTTTGATGCTAACCACTATTGTATTCACCATGGCGGAGTTCATCACAACGGTAGTGTTGAGATGGCAGAGGCTGTCCAGCACGTTAAGCCCGATGCGAACGGTCACATTAGCCACTATGATATGAAGCTTGAGGATGGCACTATTCTTGAGAACGTTGCTGCTGAAGATATTCAGGTAACTAACGCTTCTCTAGCTAAAGAGCACCAGATGAAGCGAGATCATGATGCAATGAAGGACAAGGACGAAGACGAAGAGCTTGACGAAGGTGGAGCCGCCCATAAGAAGGACCCCAGAAATCGCAGACAAGATGATGAAAGAGCAAGACCCATGGAAGAAGCTGAGGAATTAGAAGCTGAAGCTGAAGAATTAGAAGAAATGGACATGAGTAGATATACTCAAAGCGATTCAATTGATTCTCACGAGGTAGCGCAAAAATTAGAAACGCTAACAGGCAAAGTAATTGATGATGATATCGTGAAAAACATGCTCAGAACTTACGGCGCCGGCGGCCCCGATGCCCTAGAACAATTTTCATCAACCGTAGAGTCGATAACAGGAAAAGCTATTGATTTTGACGTTTTAAGAAACATGCTAGATCACGGAACAGGCGTTAAAATCAGAGAAAGGCAAGAGCAGAACGAAGGTCTTGAAGAGGCAATCCGTCGTGTCGTATCAAGGGTGTTAAGCGAAATTAAACCCACTAAGTAAATTAAGGAACTCTACGGTGAAAAAAGTTGATTTAAACAGAATGACCCGTGAATTTCTTATGGGTAATGAATTGGAAGAAGGTCGCAAAGCTGACGCTTGGGATTATCTTCACAGCATTGCTGAAACACTTCAGTCGATTACCCCGAGGACTAAAGCCGGCGAACGTAAAGTTCAGCTGGCCTTAGAACACTTGCGTTCATTGCGTCGTCATACTAGACGGCTTGAAGAGCGTGTGAAAATCCTAGAAGAACAAGTACAAGTACTAGAAGAGGGAAGCTAGATGCGAAGATTATTATTAGAAGGTGGCGTTGCAGGTCACCTTTCACATCTTTATGATAATAGGCAACTTACTGCCAATAAAATGGGTAAAATTTTATCTTTAGCATCAAAGGGCGAACTTGAAGGTACTGAAAAGACTGATGGTTTTAATATTTATTTAGGATATCGCGATGGTGAAACTCGATATGCACGTAACAAAGGTGATATGCGCGCCGGCGGGCGAGTTATGCAAGACTTGCTTGATCGTGTATTTGCCGGCGGTGATCAAATTAAAGATGTATATGTTAAAGCATTTACAGCTTTTGGAAAATTTGTAGAAAGACTCCCCCCGAATGTTCAAGCGAATATCTTTGGTGAAAATGGAGAAATTTTTTATAATACTGAAATTCAAGGCCCGGGCGCTAATAATGTAGTTACTTACGACGCTAATGTGGTTTCTATTCATCATGGAAATCATAAAAGGTATAATCCAGATACGGACACTGTTGAAATCGTTGATGCAGAAGCAAACTCTAAAGCTCTTGATCGTGTGTTGAACTCTATTGAGCAAAAAGTTGCAGGCGATGATTTTCGCGTTGCACGAACAGCAATGATGCGTTTACGCAGATTAGATGATGACACTGATTTAAGAATTGTACTAGCTAAAATTGAAAAAGCTGGTTTTGTTGGCGACATGACTATGGAAGAGTATCTTGTCTCGAAAGTAACGCCTCAAGTTGAAGCTCGTTCTCCGCATTTAAATCCTGCCATACATCAAATGATGGTTAATTATATTTTAAATATTCCCGGTGAAGACGGTCAAAAAGTAAAACTAAACAACATCTATAAAGGCTTTCCTGTTGATCAAAGAAAACTGATTCGAAATATTGTTAAAGAAGAAGGTGGTTCAATGGTTAAAAAATCAATTTGGCCTATTGAAACAGCTATTCATGATTTTGCAGTCGAGCTTCTTAGAGGCATGGAGAGTGCATATATTCTCGATAATAATTCTCAAGTCAATAGACTTAAAGCAGAGGTTGAAAGCGCTATTCGTGGTATTCAGTCTTATAAAGGTGAAGGTGATGATATTGCTAGGAGTGTTTTAGCTCAACAGCTTGAAAAGATCAAGCATTTAGATAATATCAATTCAACCGTAGAAGGATTTGTATTTAATTACGAAGGTCAAATGTACAAGTTCACTGGTAATTTTGCCCCTATCAATCAAATTTTAGGATTATTTAAGTATGGCCGCGGTGGAGTACCGGCAATCAAAAAGCAAGATTCATCAGAGCCAGAAGAACTTGATGAAATGGAAGAAGTGCCAGCCGGAGCAACTGAAACAGTTGTAGCTGTATTACCGGGCGCTTTTAAACCACCTCATCGAGGTCATTTTGCAATGGCCTTACACTATGCTTCTATTGCAGACTCGGTAAAAGTCTATATCAGCAGAATTCCTAGAGAAGGAGTTGATTTTAACGTATCAAAAGCAATTTGGAATATGTATGTTCAAGGTTCGTCAGACCCCAACGCTTCCAAAATTGAAGTAATCCCAGAGCCCTCCGACAATAGTTCTCCTGTCGGTGCGGCATTGGAGTATGTTGGCAACGAGCATGGAAAACCACATTTGGCTCAGCCGGGTGAAGCCGTAATTCTCGGTGCTAGCAACAAAGCAGATAAAAGAGGGGCGCCTGACTTCATGAGATTCAAGAACGCCGGCAAATACTTTGCTCCGGGCGTCAAGGGCGGCGATCCTGACCCTTCTACTGGTGTACCTACCCTTACAGTGCAGAATGTATTCAAAGTCAGTCCAGAAGCCCTCAGCGCATCTGATTTAAGAAAGGCGATTCGCAATTCAGATCTGAAAACGGTTATGAGTTATATGCCTAAAGATGTTGCTAAAAATGAAACTGCTTTACAAGCTATATTTGATATTTTAGATATTGGTGCAGCACCTAGTGTGGATACGCCATCTATTTCAGAAACTCTGATGGCTGTTGTAGAAGAAGTTCTTAACGAAAAACTAAAACCTTCCCAAGGTGCCGGAGCCTATGTAAAAGATTTTTATAAATCTGACGCTCCCCAATTTAAAGGCAAGGATAAAAAGAAAAGACGTGAAATGGCAATTGCTGCCTTTTTGCAAGATAAAGAAGAAACGAACGAGGCTGTTCGACTAGACGAAAGCTCTAGGAGTTTGTTACAAAACCCAGAATATATCACAAATGTTCTTGGTATTGATATGCCTCTTAACGAATCATATCCATATTCTGCACAATTAAATGAACAAATTGTTAAAGAGCAGATGTTGCTAGAAGGTTTTTTTAATGATCTTAAAGCTATGGGTGGGCAAGCAAAACAACTATTTGCCGCTCTCAAAGAATTGCTTACTGATCCAAAAAGAGTTCAATACTGGACCAACGCCGCTTATCGTATGATGGTAAAGGCTCCAATCAATAAAATTTATCAACTGCTAAATTATATTATTGAACAACTATCAACTATGCCGACTATTGTGCAATGGGCTCAAAAATCAAAAGCCATGCTACAAGGCATTCAACAAAGCGTTGGTAATGCAAAAGGCTGGCAGGGCGCCATGCTCATGACATCTCTCGGGCTTGGATTTAAATGGTTGTGGTCTCAGGTTGGAGAAATTATTGATGGGGCTGTTGGAAAAATTGGTGAACTAGTAGGAGCCAAGGCGATTCAAGAAATTCAAAAATATATTCAAGATACTGTTATTGGTAAAGCTTGGAAGGTAATTCAAGACAAATTTACTGGCTTAATAAAACAAGCCGGTGCAGCGTTATCTGGGGTCGGTGCTTGGTTCAAGTGGGCTAGCACAGCCTTCCAAGGTGCACAGTTTGTCTTAGACGCCCTTAAGGGTACCCTAAGCCGGTTTGGAGGCCTACGGGTCAATGAGTTATCGGCCATGGCCGGAGGAGCCGTTCAAGGGGCTGCTATCGACTCAGATGAAGGCGATACACCATGGCGAGGATTAGACGCTAACAAAGAAAATAAGAAGCAGGAAAAAGCACAAAGACTCAAAGGTACAAAACTTACTAAAGAAGAGCTAATTCAAAAAGTAATGGACTACTTATTAGTACAGGAAAAAAGCTATGGATAAAATTGAATTACAAAGATTAGAGTTCCTTAAGGAACTTAAAGAGCGAAAAGTTTTACGTGAAGCAGTAAGAAAAGCTATTCGTATTGCATTAGAAAAAAGAGAACTAGCAGCTTATAACAAAGAAGTGGCTGAGTCGCAAAGACTTGAAGAAGAGGCAGTACTTAGAGGCTATCTACGACAGTACCTTAAAGAAAGTGCAGCAACCCAAGACAACGATCCCTCACCTCACAGATCAACTGGTATCAATGTACTATCCGATTTACTTAAAAAGATCATCCCAGTTCTTGAAGATGACTATAAAATCTTAACGACCGATGCAGATCAACGATCATCATTTCGAGCACATGTTATTCATGGTGTAAAAAATTCCTTAGCGCCACTCCAAGCTACAGACGATGTTGGTCCTGATGCTGATACTAGTAATCAATTAGAAGAAGACGTGGGAGTTACCGTAGGCGGTGGCGATGAGGACGAAAGATTCATTGACATCGCTGATGATGGTGATACAGGGGAAGAGCTATCTCCCGAAGAAGAATTTGCTACCGGTCTTAGCGGACAAGATCTAACAGGTCGAAATATGGCATATTCTTCATTTAAAAAGATTGAAAGAAACATCTTAGATGCTTATGAGCTTTTGAGCAATGACGAAGATCGAGAGTTGTTCTATGACTATCTTATTACCAACCTTAAGCTTTATTTTGATAAGTTTGAAGATGAGCTAGCAGGTAATTTAGAAGAACCTACAACTCCTGAGTATGAAGACGCCGCTGCAGAAGCCGGTGATATGGATGGAGATCAGGAAGATTTTTCCCCAGCAGAAGAAGAGCCAGCGTTAGACGATGAAGAACCACTTGAGGAAAAGTGGTATACCGCTAGCATCAGTTTTGGTGGCGGTGCTGGAGATTCTAAATTTAAAGTCAAGGGGCCTAAGAAGAAATAATTTGACATAGGAGGGCGATGTTTAAGAGGTTTAAAAGCCTAAACAACATTACGCTGCAGCTGAAGTTAACTGCGGTGATGACTTTCTTTGACCTTTTTATGACATTATGTTGGGTGTATACTGGAACAGCTGACGAAGCAAACCCTATCCTAGAATATACTCTACGGTTTGGTGCAGCTCATTTTACTCTAGCTAAATTAATCATGGGCCTTGGTTCTCTCTGGATCTTTTACAGACGCCAATATCATTGGCTAGTTAAAAAAGTGGTGCCTATTGTTTTTATTTTCTATATTTTTCTTAGTAGTCTTCATTTGTCTGGTTTAATTTATTATTTAAGTTATCTAAGTTAGTATAAATTATTATAGTTTATTATATAATATATTATATTACTACTCCAAGTTTGAAGACTAGAAAAGGAAAAAAGATATGTCAGGAAGGCAGAAGGGCAAGTACAGTAATTATTCTATCTCAAGATCACTAAAGATTGCAGGAAAATCTTCAGAAGAATTTGAGGTTATGCTGGGCCAATTAACGCTAGAAGAAATAATTGCATTAAAGCTTGAAATCTCAGCAAAAATGATCAATAATAAGTTATATGGGCTTGAGCTTTGGAAGGCAATCCCCAGAATCACAAAAGATGCTCTTTTAAAATTTGCGGTGTCAGCGGCGCAGACTCAACAAGATGCATGTAGAATACTAGGAATTAAGCCTGCTGAACTAAGAAAATTAAAAGATATTTACAATTTTGAAAATTATTTTGAAAAATAAGTTAGACAACTCAGGACACCTGTGCTATAATAGTTTCTATAAGCAGGAGCAGAAGCATGAACAAAAAATGTACTCCAGAGAGGTTTCTTTGAAGTACTAGAGAGTTGGCTTAGGTCGTCTATGCGTTTTGTTATTTAGGTTCTAGGTCCGTATGAACCTTGCCGAATGCAATGAAATGGAGGATTCCCATTTAGAAGGGCGGCGAATTAAAATCGGGCTGGCATGGTGATGAGCGAGGAGATTCACCCGACCTACCAACTCTTGCCCCCACGCGCATACAAGATACGATAAGGGCACGTATTACTTAATGATATAATTGATAAAGATATAAAGTGACGGCAAAAAACACTAGGCATGCACCCTTCCTAGTTAAAAAAAGAGAATGAAATGTGGCAGCTTTGGGAATGGAACGGAAGATATATACAGGGCAATTTAGTAAGCAAGCACAAAACCGAAGCTGCCACTATTTCTAAAGCAAAAAAAGTACTAGGCGAAGATATAAGATTAACAAAAGAAGAAAAAAAGAAGGAAACAATAATTTGGATTGATAGTTCTGAAGGAGTTCCAGTAGGGCTCATCAGAAAACCCAAGGGGGCGCAACGGCTTCGACAGGGTAAGAAAGAGAAAGAGTGCAAGTAGGTTAGACACGACCTTAACAGTTCAAAAACAATAGTTGCAAATAACAACAACCACTTCGAACAGCGCTTAGCCGCTTAGTAGGGAGGCGGACTAGGGCCTTCTATCCAATCTAGTCAAAACAACAGATAAGTTGTAAAAATCAAAAAAACTTATCGCAACAGGATGGTAAGCGATATTTTATAACCATCTAGCTTTTCAGTTAGTGATTAAAACTGAATAAACTTGTGAACGACTTATATTGGACTTATTTTGGACGCGGGTTCGACTCCCGCCGCCTCCACCAAATTAATTTAAAAAAAACTTGACTTAAGTGTTAAGATAAGTTATATTAAAACAACAACTAAAAGGAGATCTTAATAATGAGATATGTTGTACCCATCCTAGCCTGCGTGTTTGCTTGTGCATGTGGCGATAAGGATTCAGATGATACAGGCACCGATACCGCTGCAACGGATACTGCAGCTGAAGAGTAGATAGGATAAAATTATGAAGACTGTTACACCAAATAGTACTGTTACGGTACACTACAAGGGAACCCTTAACGACGGAACTGTTTTTGATGACTCCAATGTTAGAGGATCGGCAATCGAAGTTGTAATGGGAACTGGCAGAGTAATTCCCGGTTTTGAAAATGCACTAGTAGGAATGACCGAAGGTCAAAGCAAGAATGTTACAATTTCTGCTGCAGAAGCCTATGGTCCAACTAATCCTGATGCAATTCAGGCAGTGCCGCGCACCGCATTTCCCCCTGACTTTACTCCCACGCCCGGGGAGACTGTACAGGGCACTTCTGAAACTGGCCAGCCGCTAGTAGCTAGAGTTGTCGAGCATGACGACAGTAGCGTTACTTTGGATTTTAATCATCCTCTTGCTGGCGAAGATCTTACATTTGATCTTGAAGTAGTGGGAATTGAACAAGAAGTCGCAACAGAGAACAACGAAGAAGAGTAATGTCGGATTCTGAAAAAGAATTCGTTCAAGCGGTCGGCGCCGCAGTAGCTAAGAGCATTTTATATATTTGCTTGACTGTTACTGCGGCGCTTTGTCTTTATGAAAGACGTTTAAACCCGAAAATGATTGAACAGTGTGAAGAATCTTGTAGTGGCACAAATACTCACATGGAATCGGTAACTTATACTAAGTGCGAGTGTGCTCCGCTAGGCGATATAAGTAAGGAACAAAATATTTGGGCTCTACCACGATAGGTCAGTAAAGCTGCAGTTTGTTTAACAAGGAACTAATTACAACGTCTATAGTAATAGACAGGAGGAAATTAATATGTTAGGTAAACTTAGAGATGGCGCACTTTGCGCTTGGGCAGACCTTATGGGTGGAGAACACCGTTGGTGCGTCCGCGGAGCACTTGCAGTAGGCCTTGTTGCCGGCTGGTGTCTTGGCGCGCTTGCCTGCTAAAACATAGTAATACAATGGCGTCCCTAGTACACTAGGTGGTAAGAACAAGCTTGTGGTAAGTTGTTCATATATTGAAAAAAAAATCATTTTGTGTTAATATTTATATATGGAAACAAGATGGAAGTACGGAATGATCAAGGTGGCGGAAGAATTTGATCTTGAAACAAATGAATTTTTAGATGATATTTGTGAATTAGTAGAATTATATGAAGATATAGAAGGTAATTGGTCATCTTTCTGTCGCCCGTCACTGACCTCACCAGAAAACTTAAGTGTAGCAATGGTAGAGGTTATGAAAGATGGAATTAATACATGGTTTTGGGAAAATGGCACGTTTAGATGGTCAATGGAAAACAGGTTCTGGGAATGGACCCCGGCAACTAACTAAAAAAGAACTAGCTGGTTTAACCGTCGTAGTAGTTCATATTGGGCTTATATTATTTTTTGTGTCATGTATATCTTCATTAACAAAATGGTATAAAAAAATTAGCGCTAGTATGAAAAATAGGTTAAAATCTAAACATAAAGTTGATATAATTGATGTAGAATACGAAGAGGTGACAAATGAGCAATGATGAAGAAAAAGAACTAGGGGATTCACCCCAGTTTTATATTTTAGGATTTCACAAAGAGCCTGATTCTGACGAGGTTCGAATTGACTATCAGGTAACCGAAGAATTTAAAAAATGGTATAAATCAAAGAATAATCTTAAAAGATGGTCACGCAAGCATTTTGAAAAAAAACTTGTTGAGTTGGTAGGAAATGACATCAGATCACAGTTGAAAAAAAACAAAACAATCCAAAAATAGTTGACTCAGACCTTGCCATGTGGTATATTATATAAAGATGATGGCCGGTAGCTCAGTGGTCAGAGCAGTCGTCTTATATGCGATTGGTCGTGGGTTCAATCCCCACCCGGCCGACCAAAACTAGGTGTGGTAAAAAAAATGAAAAATATTATACTTTTTGACATGGATGGCACCTTAACAGAGCCGAGACAAACAATTGAAGAACCAATGATCCATCAATTGATGGAAGTGCTTCGATTAGGGCATGATGTTGGAGTGGTTACAGGCTCTCCCGAAAAATATGTTTTTGAACAAATTGGTAGCTTTATCGAAAGATATCAAGACACTAGCAAAGGAACTAATGTAAATAGCAGATTGCATATTATGCCTTGCAATGGTACCCAATACTCATATTACGTGGGAAAGTATAGAAGTGAAATAGTCCCAGAAAATATGATAGATGAACTTGGAGAGAATAATTTTTATGATTTAACAGCAGCTTTGGTATCTTTGCAGGCAGAAGTACTAGGTCAGCTGAAGTTAAATAATTTGGCTCTTACTGGAGATTTTATTCAGTATAGAGGTTCGATGATTAATTGGAGTCCAATCGGTCGAAACGCAAATACATTACAAAGAAAAGAATTTGTTAAATATGATCTTAGAACAAATTTTCGTAATGTATACAAAAGTGTGCTAGAGGGCTGGCTAGTACATAAAAAAATGCAGGATCAAATTACAGTAGCATTAGGTGGTTCAACCTCCTTTGATGTCTATCCAAAAGGATGGGACAAGACTTATGCTATGAGTTGGTTTGCTGCTCCACTAGCTGGTAAAGAATATCAGTGTTGGTTTATTGGTGATAAGTGCCAGCCCGGGGGTAATGACTACCATTTATATGAATTGTTAGAACCTCATGGTCGAGGTTTTGAAACAAAGAACCCTGAAGAGACTATCGAAATCGTAAAAAATATTTTATCAATTTTAAGCCCCGATAGCTCAGCTGGATAGAGCAACGGCCTTCTAAGCCGTGGGCCGCAGGTTCGAATCCTGCTCGGGGTACCATTCACAACTAGTAAAAGGAACAAACGTGGGTTATCATTATGGAGACTTTTTAGGTCTAGGGAGGAATAATAGAGAAATGACAAGAACGCCTTATGATACAGTTATGGTTAGTGGTGGGTTTGACCCCATCCATATTGGTCATGTAAGAATGATTCAAGATGCTGCAAGAGAATTTGGAAATGTAATTGTGGCAGTAAATTCAGACGATTGGCTTTTGCGTAAAAAAGGGTATGTATTTATGCCTTGGGAAGAGCGCGCCGAAATCGTTAGAGCAATTACGGGAGTGACAAAAGTTGTCGCTTTTGACGATTCTGATAATACGGCCTGCGATGCTATTAGGAAACATCGACCAACATACTTCGCAAACGGAGGAGATCGCACAACTGACAACACCCCAGAGCAAGACGTATGTCAAGAACTCGATATTGAAATGGTATGGGGTGTCGGCGGTGGAAAAATTCAAAGTAGCAGTGATCTAGTAAACGATTCATCAGGCCATTTATTAGATAAGAAACAAAATTGGCCTAACGGAGTATAGAGAGAACTATATACTAGTATGGAATACATGCCAGTATATCAATATATATTTGAAACAGAGTTTGAAAAATATCACTACTATTTTTCATATAATGCGAAACCTGCGGATGTCATGGAAATATGTAGCCAAATTTTTGATGGCAGAGCAGATTTGTATGATATATTTCCTGAACCACATTCTAAAAAGGGAGAGTTAAAAGAACCATTAAAACTTATAAACAGCCTAGGTAAAGAAATGTATTTACCAACTGGCTTTAATGTTGAAATAATAAGTAAATATCGATTATTGTTTCAATATAATGATGGATAATGATATGCCGCTTTAGCTCAGTTGGTAGAGCAACGGTTTTGTAAACCGTAGGTCAACAGTTCAAGTCTGTTAAGCGGCTCCACATTAAAAAATGATTTTACATCTAAATATAAATGAGACTTTTGTCTCATAAGAGGTGTGAAAATGAAAACATTATTTAGTGTATTACTTATTTGGCTCGCAGCATGCGGACCTGCAGAATTAGAAACTTTAGAAGAGATTGAAAATGAAAAAATTGAAGAAGTTAACACAACAGTGGGTTTTATTCAAACTAGCGATTGTGGATGGATGCTAGGAGAAAAAGCCTGTGATTTTCAACTACCAGATCAAAATGAAGAATTGTGGAGATTATCTTCTGAAGAAGGAGATTTGATTTTACTAGACTTTTCAGCAATGTGGTGCGGACCTTGTAATATGGCGGCACAGACAGTACAGCATGTGCAAGAACTATATGAAGATCGCGGTTTTCAATACGTAACAGTATTGATTGCTGACTCGCAAAATAGCACTGTTGAAAAAGAAGATGTTGATTCATGGAATTTAATGCATTCAATTGAAACAGCGCCAGTCTTGCGCGGTGATAGAGCCATGTTGTACAGTCCAACTGTAACGCATGGCTTTCCTGTTTCTAGTTGGCCAACATTTGTTCTTATTGATCGTGCTGGAAATGTTGTTTATGGACTACACGGATATAATGAAGCTTATATCCTTGAAGAAATTGAAGCAAATTTATAAATTTATATGTTAACCTGAAAATATACATAAACTGTAGAATTTACTATGTATAGATGTACAGTTTTGGAGTGATTCTGTAACTGATGAAAAAGAAAAATTATATTCTCGATACAAGCGTTTATTTAACAAACGCAAGAGCAATTTACGACTTTGGAAGAAATGACATTATTATACCTTTAAAGGTATTAGAAGAAGTCGACAAACATAAAAAAAGACAAGACGGTGTTGGCTCACAAGCACGTCAATTTATTCGAATCTTAGATGCACTGAGAGAAAAAGGTTCATTAAGTAAAGGCGTCCGAATTGATACTGGAAAAGGGCTAGTCAAAGTATATGATCGTGGCGCCACAGATGCCTCACTCTTGCCTCCTGACCTAGATCCTAGTGTACCTGACCACATCATCATCGCAACAGCCCTAACAGTAGCTGAACAAGATTCTAGTCGTAAGAGTATTATGGTCTCGCGTGATATTAACATGCGTGTTATCTGCGATTCAATTGGATTAACAGCAGAAGACTACAATGCAGCAAAAGCTGTTGACGATTTAGAAAAACTATATTCTGGATTTGATACTTACCTAGTCGATGATCAAACAATTGATAGGTTCTACTCAGGAGAAGATGTTTTTGTAGAAGAGGATGCACAAGCTCCAGAAAACAAATTCCAACCTAATCAGTATTTATTGTTAGTTTCGAATGCTAACGATAAAAAGACCGCACTAGCAAGATTTATGAATCACAACACAGCATTAAGAAAGGTTGTGCATGATAAACTGCCATCTTGGGGAATTCAATCTAGAAACAAAGAACAGGCATTTGCAATTGATCTTTTAATGGACCCGACGGTAGAGGTTGTTTCTTTAATTGGAAAAGCCGGCTCTGGAAAAACTCTGTGCGCTATTGCTGCTGGAATGGAACAGACACTAGGAACCAGCCTTAAAGCAGGCAAAAATAGTTTATATTCTAGAATGATTGTATCTAGACCAATTATGCCAATGGGTAGAGATATTGGTTTTCTTCCCGGCACAATGGAAGAAAAGATGCATCCATGGCTAATGCCAATTCAAGACAATCTTCAATTTCTCATGGGAAATGATAAGACCATGCTAGAGCAATACACTGAAAAGGGCTTGATTGAGATTGAAGCACTAACTTATATTAGAGGGCGATCAATTTCTAATGCGTATATAATTATTGATGAGGCGCAGAACTTGACTGCGCATGAAATTAAAACAATTATTACTCGCGCCGGCGAGGGCACCAAGATCGTCTTAACAGGAGATATTGAACAGATTGATAATGCTTACACTGACGAAACGTCAAATGGCTTAGCCTATGCTATTGAAAAGTTTAAGTATTATGAAGTTTCGGGCCATATTACACTGCAAAAGGGAGAGCGCTCTAGAGTTGCCACGCTAGCTGCTAAGATTCTATAAGGCAGGAATAGAACATTGGAAATCAAAGTAGCTTTTTATAGAGGCAAAGGAAGTTGGAAAAATAGATTAATTCGATGGTGGACAAAAAGCCCATACAGTCACGCAGAACTGGTAATGCCAGATGATATTACATGGGTGAGTATTTCACCATTTCTCACCGCTACAGTTTCTGCACGCTCAAAATACGAAATAAAAAATTTAAACGATTGGGACTTTATTAGTTTTCAGCTAAGCTGGAGAGAACCAGTCAGAGATTATCAAATTAAGCAACTCAATAATTTTATAGACGACACAAGTGGAGCTAAATACGATTGGACAGGAATGATTTTATCACAAATATTTCCTTATCTAATAAAGCATAGAGATCGATGGTATTGTTCCGAATGGATTGCTCATGCACTTGTAAAAGCTAGAGTAGTAAGTTGGGAAAAGCTGCAGATTTACAGAACACCAAATTTGTCACCCGGCAAACTTTATGAAATATTGAAAGATTATAAACCAAATTATCAATAACATTTAAATAAAAAGTAAATTTTTAATTGACACTGGGTTATAATATGTTATACTTTAATAGGAGTAAAAATATGAATGATCAACCTGAAGCAAAGATTCAATCAATTTCTTTAGAAGAATATCATGCTCATCTAGAAAATGAAGAAGAGTGGGAATCAGGCCCGCTTAAAGACGTATTGTTGGAATATGTTGGCCAATCAAAAGATAGTGAAGAGATTACAGTTGAGATGATTGTAGAAACTATGGCTGATGAGTTTCCTGAGTTTTTGATGGCTGTGGCCGAAGAAAATTGGATTCGTGGATATCGACAAGCTATTCATGACATTGATCAAGGCCAGCGAATGCTAGCTGAACAAGCTGCTGAATCTGGCGAAACAGCAGAAGCCGATGTCTGATTTAGAAAAGCAAGATTTACGAGAGTATGTGAAAAGTTCAGCGGTGCTGTCAGAAAAAAATAGAAGAGAATATACACTGTATGGACATGTTTACGTATATATTCAAGATTTTTTACCTGAACATGTTGATATAGTAAAAGTGCTAGAAATGATCGAAAATACAATTCCTGCACACCTAGTGAACGAAGTAGATACGATCTTTGTTGGTGACTATCAAGAGCTTAACAACGGTTCGTTTACGGCAATGTATGACTCAGGAGCGATTTACGTTTCCAATGAACAGACAGACGAAAGCGATATGGTGGATGACATTATTCATGAGATTGCACACTCGCTGGAACATCCGTATGGTTGGTATATTTACTCAGACGAAATGCTAGAAAAGGAATTTCTACGAAAAAGAATGCAAGCATTTGAAGTATTATATGGACATGAATACGTTGAAAAAAAGCATCGAAATATGTTTATGAACGTAGAATATGATAAAAAACTTGATGATTTCTTGCATAAAACTGTAGGATATGATAAGCTATTACATCTATTAATGGGAATTTTTATTACGCCATATGCAGCAACATCGTTAAGAGAGTACTTTGCTACAGGCTTAGAAGATTATTTTATTAATGATAGGGCATACCTAAAAAAAGTTTGCCCAATATTGTATACTAAGATTAATAAACTTACAAAAGGAGATTACGATGAGTAATAACAAATATGATTTTGTTCAAGCAAGCGTTGAAGATAATAAAAACGGAACAGTAACAGTAACGGCAAAGGTGCCAGCGTGCAATCCTAGGAAAAACATTCCAATGATTCGTTATGATGCCGATGATGCATTTGCGTTTGCTCAAAAAGTGTTTGGTGAAAACTTAGGTGCGATGGTTGGCAGTAATACGGTCTTGGAAAATCGTCGATATCCCGATAGACTGCACGGAGAGTGGGTGTTTGAACTCAATAAGCCGTCCTCTACCACTACTAGTAAGCCGAAAACAGCCACTCGTCGTCGACGTACCCGACGAACTACTAAAAAAAGCACTGCACAGTAGAGAATTAAATGAAGCCTCACATTTCTTTTAGTGAACTTAAAGATTGGAACACTTGCCCCTTCTATCACAAGCTTAAGCATGTTGAAGGACTCAAGGGTTTCGTTGGAAACGAATATACAGCTTTCGGCACTGCAATTCATACTATTTGCGAAAACAAGCTGTTACAAAAACAGTCCGATGAACAGTTATTCCTGTCAGAATTTGAAAAACAAATTAAAATCCTAGAAGATGATAGTGTAGAACTAAGGTCCGAGTTGGTAAATACTCTTCGTGGACAAGCAGCTAAAATTATTCCCCTAATTCAGCCTGCACTAGAGAAATATTTTAACGAGGGATATGAGGTTTTAGAAACCGAAGAACAACTAATGGTTCAGATTCCTGAACAGGATAAAAAATTTAAAGGGTTTATTGATGCAGTTTTTAGAACGCCAGATGGTAAAATACATATCGTGGATTGGAAATCCTGTTCTTGGGGATGGGACGCTCGTAAGCGTTCTGATCCTATGGTTGTATATCAGCTTGTCCTCTACAAGCATTTTTACGCGCTAAAGCATAATATTGATCCAAAACAGATCGAGACACACTTTGCACTACTAAAAAGAACAGCAAAAAACAACAATGTAGAATTTTTTCGAGTTACATCTGGCCCCAAAAGAGTAGACAATGCACTAAAACTTTTGAAAAATGCATTGTATAATATTGCTAGTAAAAGATATATGAAAAATAAATTGTCATGCACAAGGTGTGATTTTCACAAAACACACCATTGTCCTTGACATTGGAGTAAAAATTGAAATTAAAAACTGATAAAAAAACTATTGTAACACTGTCGGACCATCCACTAAGTCCCTCTGGAGTTGGCACGCAGACAAAATATGTAATGGAAGCATTGCTGCAAACAGGCAAATATAGGATCATATCTTTTGGCGGAGCTATTAAGCACTCTGATTATACTCCCAAGATGGTTGAGCCATACGGAGAAGATTGGATAATCCACCCAGTAGATGGATATGGAAATCAAGAAATGATTCGTTCTGTGTTAAGAACAGAGCGTCCTGATATTTTATGGTTTATGACAGATCCTAGATTTTGGCCATGGCTGTGGGAAATGGAAGATGAAATTAGATCGGTATGTCCAATGGTTTACTATCACGTCTGGGACAACTACCCTTACCCAGACTTTAATGCAAAATGGTATAACTCTACAGATGTAATTGCTTGTATCTCAAAGTTAACACATGACATTGTTCAAACGGTAGCACCAGATGTAGAATCTCATTATTTACCACACGCGGTACAATCTCAAATTTTTAAGCCACTTGACTCAAACGATGTTAAGGAATTTTCAAAGGCACTTTTAAATGATGGAGATAAGCTAGAGGATAAGGTAACTTTCTTTTGGAACAACAGGAACGCTCGTCGCAAACAGAGCGGTTCTTTGATTTATTGGTTTAACGATTTTCTAGATAGGGTTGGTAGAGATAAGGCAAGATTGATTATGCACACTGAGCCAAGAGATCCGAATGGACAAGATTTAATTGCTATTCTAGAAAACTTAAATTTAACTAATGGAGAAATTTATCTTTCTACAAACAAGCTTCCTGCGGAATCTCTGGCGTTGATGTATAACATGGCAGATGTAACTGTGAACATCTCTGATGCCGAAGGGTTTGGACTAGCAACACTAGAATCATTATCTTGTGGCACGCCAATTATCGTGACAATGACTGGCGGTTTGCAAGAGCAAGTAACTGATGGCGAAAGCTGGTTTGGAATTGGCTTGGAACCGACTTCAAAATCAATCATTGGTTCACAACAGGTACCTTATATCTACGAAGATCGTCTTTCACAAGAACTAGTCGTCGGAGCACTAGAAGAAATGTTTAATAAAACCGCGGAAGAAAGATTGCAAATGGGCCTTGCAGGTCGAAATCATGTTTTGGTAAATTATGGCTTTGAATCTTTTTGTAAAAGCTGGGTTGAATTAATGGACAATGTAGTGGAAAATTATGGATCATGGAACGAGAGAAAGAATTACAAAAATTGGTATTTTGCGGAGGTAGCATAAATGAGTACGCAAAAAAAGAAAGTTTTAATTAGAGGCCCACTACTCACCAGATCAGGATATGGCGAGCAAGCTAGATTCGCATATAGAGCACTAAAATCTAGGCCTGATCTATTTGATGTATATTTGGCTCCAACCAATTGGGGGCAGACTGGATGGATTAGCGACGACAATGATGAGCGCAGAGAGATGGACAGTGTAATCAGAAACACTACAACCCATGCTCAACAGTGTCAGCAGCAAGGTGTCTTAGCATTTGATGCGTCTATTCAAGTAACCATTCCACAAGAATGGCAAAGAATTACACCAAAAAATATTGGATATACAGCAGGCACAGAAACAACCCTTATTTCACACAAATGGGTTGAGTCATGTCAAAATGTAGACAGGATTATTGCAGTATCTGAGCACACTAAAGCAGCATTTGAAAATACTGAGTACGAAGGCAGAGATTCGGCCGGAAATACAATCTCAGCTAGGTGTACTACGCCAATTGATGTTGTAGGATTCCCAACCAAACAGTTAGAACCAGTCGAGCTAGACTTCAAGCCTGAAACAAAATTTAATTTCTTAGTGGTTGCTCAGTGGTCTGACCGTAAGAATTTGCCCGAAACCCTTCAAGGTTTTATGCGAGAATTTAATGATAATGAAGATGTTGGTCTGATTATTAAAACTAGTCTAGCTAAGAACTCTTACGTGGATAGGATTTATACTGAGGCTAGGTTAAAGCAATATCTTAAAAACTATGATAAAGCACCTTGGAATGGAAAGCCTAGAAAATGCAAATTGTATTTACTTCATGGAAATATGTCCGATGAAGAGATGGCTGGACTCTACAGGCACCCTAACGTTAATGCCTTTATCAATCTTGCCCATGGTGAGGGCTTCGGGCTTCCTATTTTTGAAGCTGCCCAAGCTGGACTACCAATTGTTGCACCCAACTGGGGGGGTATAAAGGATTATATGAATGCGTATGTCACAACTAAGAGAGGCGCCGGCAAGAAAGCTCGTAAATCGCATGGCCGCATGCGTTTTCTGGGACAAAAGGTAGACTTTAGTGTCAAACCAATTCAAAAAGAAGCAGTATGGGATGGAGTGCTGATTCCTGAGTCTAGCTGGTGTTTCCCACATGAAAAAAGTTTTATGCGCGCCATGAGAAAAATTTACAAGTCATATGATTTGGCTCTAAGCGATGCTAAAAAATTAAAAGCTCACGTCGAAAAAGAATTTTCAGAAGAGATTCAACAAAATAAATTTGTAGAGTCAGTCCTAGAGACACTTGAGGCGTCTTCTCCACAATCTACTTCGGTTATTACTTTATGACAAAAAAGATATTATATCAAGGCCAGCTAGGTGATCCTAGCGGATACGCCGTTGCTGGTCGCGGCTATTTGCGTTCTATGTATGACTACATTCAAGAAAAAAAATTAGATATTGATTTAAAAGTACTTTCTATTAATGCGGATGAGCAGAGTGCTTTAACACAAGAAGAAGCTGAATTTCTCAATATGCTTTCTTTTGACAGCAACGAAGAGATAGATGCTTGGACTGAGGCCGAGGACTTTCATTACATATTCCATCATCCTCCTGTTTATGCTTGGAAAATAGACGCAACTAAGTTTTTTGCATCGAAATCAGCGACCACAACCTGTGTTACGGTGTGGGAGACAGATGCAATGCCACCGGTATGGAATGATATCCTTAAAGCATTTGAAGTAGACAGAATCGTGGTCCCGTGCCAGTGGAACAAAGATTCTTTTGAAGCTAGTTTAGAGAAATTTGACAATTCGATGCCTGTAAAAATGGTGCCTCATTTAATTAATGACGATTTTGTCGGCTCTGCGGAAATTGAACCACTACCTCAAGAGCTTTTGTCCCCTGACCACTTTAACGTCTTAACAGTAGGGCAGTGGACCGACAGAAAAGCCCTGATGAATGTCGTCAAAGCATATCTAATGGAATTTAAAGATAACGAAGATTGCTCTTTAGTTGTTAAAACGTATGGAAATATTCAAGATTCTAGACCTGAGTATCAACAGCAGCAACAACAAATGATGGCTAATGAAATTACTCTTTTAAAAAGATCAATCTTGAACGACAGTCTATCCAAAACTCCTAGCTGCAAAATTCATCTTCTTTATGGCTTGTTTCCAAAAAGTCAAATGAATTATCTATACAGGGAGAGCGATCTGTTTGCGCTTTTTAGCCGCGCAGAAGGATTTGGTTTGCCAATTGCTGAATCTCTAGTCCACGAAACTCCTGTAATTGTACATGATAAGGGCGGACATGTAGGCTTTGTAGATCCTAAAAACAACTATATTGTAAACAGTTATCTAACGCCTGCCCACTGCAAAATCTTTCCATTTGTATATTCGTGTGACAGTAACTGGTTTGAGACAGACTATATTTCAGCAAGAAAGCAATTGCGATCCGCCTATAATGAATGGAAACACGAGCCTGAAGCATATGCCCAACGAGGCCCAAATGCAAAAGAATATATGCTTGAAGTAACTGGTGATAGTTTAAAAATTGGTAAAGAGCTAGTTGAATTTGTATTAAGTGAAGATGAAGAAGACTAGACAATTAAAACGAGAGTTGAGGCGATTAAAGACGTATGATGAAAGAATCGCCTTTTTAAAAGATACATACGCAAATGAACGTTTGTTTATACTCGCATCTGGTCCGTCGTTAGGTCACGTCGACAAGCAAGAATTGAAGAAAAAAATGTCAAACTCTTTGACGTTTTCAGTTAAACAGGCATATTTGGAGTATGAGAAAGAGACTGATTTTCACTTCATAAACGACTGTAACTTACCAATGATAAATGGATACGCGGGGTATCGTTACGGGGTCAAGTCTGGGCCCATAGTAATAGCCTCCAGTGGCTACACAGAATCCTATGCAAAAACAAGGTTTGCTCCCCAACAACAGTGGGATATATTTTGTAGAGTTTTGGATCCACTAGTATATCCAAAAAGTAACCTTGGGCGCCTCTGTGAAAATAATAATTTTGATGAAGGTCTTTTTGATAAAAGAGTTGATAGGCCTTGTGGTCCAAGTATCACCCTAGAAACCGTTATTTATATGGCAGTTCATGTAGGTATAAAAAATATATATGCAATTGGGTGGGATAGTGGCGACAAGGTAGGTGAGCATTTTTATAAATCCAAGACCCATTTAACAAGTAATCGAAATTTTGAATATGAAATGGTACAAAAAGGCTCAGGACCGTTGTATAATTGGTTGAGAGATAAAAATGTTAATTTGCACCTAGTAAGTAAGGTTAGTGCACTTAGTGAAGAAATTCCAAGAATAGAGTTAAAGGATATAAAATGAAAAAAACATATATTATCGCAGAAATCGGGATTAACCATAATGGCTCACTAGCTGTGGCCAAAAAACTAATTGATATTGCAGCGGTAGCAGGATGTGATGCTGTTAAATTTCAAAAACGAAATCCAGATGTTTGCGTTCCAGAACACCAAAAACAAGTTATGCGTGAAACCCCATGGGGCACCATGACCTATCTTGAATACAAGTATCGTGTTGAATTTGGAAAAGAAGAATACGACGAAATCGATCAATATTGTCGTGATAAAGGTATTGCTTGGTCCGCATCACCATGGGATATGGATAGTCTAGAGTTCTTGAGCCAATATGATTTACCTTTTATTAAGATGCCATCTGCAATGATTACAAATGAAGAGTTAATGAGAGGCTGCGCACGCACAGGAAAGAAAGTAATTTTTTCAGCAGGAATGTCTACACTTGAAGAGACTGATCAAGCAGTTGAATGGATGCGCGAAGAAGGAGCAGAGTTTGCACTATTGCACTGCAACTCAACTTACCCAGCCCCTATCGAAGACTTAAACTTACAGTGCATTAAGACTTTACAAGATCGATATGAGTGTGAAGTTGGCTACAGTGGCCATGAGTTTCGTCTTGGAACAACAGTCGCTAGTGTGTATTTAGGTGCTACGATCCTTGAGCGTCACATCACATTAGACCGTACCATGTGGGGGTCTGACCACTTAGCATCTGTAGAGCCACAAGGTCTCATTAAGCTTGTAAAAGGTGTTAGAGAGCTTGAGACTGCCTTCGGCGATGGTGTAAAGCGGGTCACAGAAGGTGAAATTAAAGTTAGAAAGAAGTTGAGAGGTTAAAATGGATTGGACCGTAAAAGATAGATCAGTAAAAGAAAAATCACCATCACCGAAGGGCCATCTCCGCGAAGCCGTCGGGCAAAAAAAATGGAATCACTCGGCGAGGGACATCCCTGTAGATAAGTTGGGTGTTTCAATGGCCAATGGTATAGAGGATGATCATGATTTAAAATACAGAAACATTGACATTAACAATGCTTTACAAGAAGCTCAAGCGTGGGGTGATGGAAATCGTCTATATGGAAAGATCTGGCACAAGCACACACGGCAAGTTTTAACAAATCTTTTTTCCTCTGGCGAAGCCGGCCATGGTCACTTACAGACGATGGTAAGACAGTACATAAGAAGGCACCCATCAGCGGTTCATGAAAATATCTGGTTTGACCAGTTGCATCAAAAAATATTTAGCAACGCTCAAACATATTGCTCGGGCCTAGATCCTATTGAACATAGCTTTTGTTCACCTCGACAAAGTTTTGCAAATCAAACTTGGAACTCAATTGCATCAGAAATGGGCAGAATGATAGAAAATATGGTAGTTGCCTATAACGCGAAAGGTCAGGTACCTAGTGCTGATGGTGTTACTTCTGACGATATTAATGAAGGCCGTTGTTATGGAGACTTAGTATTTCCTGATTTAAGAATTGGTCTATGTCCTGCGGTTACTGGGTTGGCTAATCAAGATAGTGTTTTGATTATCGGTGGAGGGCCATCGACTAATAATATTGATTTTTCACAGTTTCAAGATATACCTGTATGGACAATGAATAATTATTATAAGAATCCTTTGTTTGATCAATTTAACAACATTCAGGTTGCCTCTTTTTTAGATGAGGTTGATGTGTTTTACAATGATCCACTATGGGAGTATGTAAACGATAGAGATACTATCGTACTGCAGGAGATTACAGACTGGGGAACTGAACGATTGTCTTATGTCAAAGAAGCAGCGAATTATTCAAGCTACTTTCATACTAGATATAGAAGCAAGCTCGGTATTGGACCTCGCTTGATGATTACTGCAATTATTCTGGGGATTAGAAATATTTATTTTTGTGGTTTTGACGGCTACAATACTGAAGATGTTTCCAATAATCATTCATTTGAGTTAGGAAAAGACCTTCCAAATTGGATTAAAAACTCTGATCCGGGCACACAAGAGAGACAATATGTGATGCTTTTCGACTATTTGTTAAATGATTTAAAATTGTCTCGGAGTTTTAAATTACATGACCTTTCAGCAGGACAGCCCACATTACAATATGAATTTTTAAGACAGATAATCAGATGAAAAATGTAGAAGATATAGCCGTCGTAATCCAAGCAAGATTAGGCTCACAAAGAGTCCCGCAAAAGATGATCAGATCTATTGCGGGAACTACTTTAACAGACATCGCGCTAGAAAAGATTAAAAAATGTACAAGTTTTCCACAAGAAAACTTTTATTTGTCCGTGCATGAACCTGAACTGCTTAAAATTGGCGAGAAACATAATGTTAATATTTATCGTCGAACAGAAAAATCAGCCAAGTCAGAAGGCACACCTATGACAGATATGTACGAATGGTGGGATAAATTACCTCATAAATATTGTGTGCTAGTAAATGCTTGTGCTCCGTTCCTAACTTCAAAAACAATCGACGCGTTTGTCAGAGCATACTCTTACACAGAATCAGATGGAATGTTTGGCGTAATTAGAAAAAAGAATTACTTTTGGAATTTTAACAAGGATCTGATAACTCCATTAACGGAAGCAGTAATGAATACCAAGACAGTCGCACCGGTGTATGAAGCGGCACATTGCCTTTATGCCGGCCGCCTAGACAAAATTGGAGAAGGGATATGGATGGGAGATTTTAATACTCCCGGTGATATTAAGTTGTTTCATATGGAAGAACAGGAAGTTTTTGATATTGATTATGAGTGGCAATTTACAATGGCTGAAAGCTTGATGGAGACAAAGTGACAAATTTGCCTCCTAGTAAAGAAGAAGTTAGAAAATTTATGGACACCATTGACCTACCGCCCAAGCCCCGCGGTAGAGGAATAATGGAGGTTTTATTAACAAAATATTATAATGACTTTCAGACAGTGTTAGATGTTGGTTCTGGAGGCGGTCATCACATTAGGACCTTTAAGCACTTTGGCAAAGATACATTTGCATGCGATATGTCAGAACACAGGAACCCTGATTATCTAGGAAATTTTTTAGAAATTAGTTCTCAGATTCCAGATGGCCATTTCGATTGTGTATGGTGCAGCCATACTTTGGAGCATCAAATAAATGTTGGCGTGTTTTTAAAGGAACTGAAAAGAATTATCAGAGATGATGGTATCCTAGCTTTGACTGTACCTCCAGCTAAGCATATGATTGTCCCGGGCCACTTATGCATCTGGAACGGTGGGCTGTTATTATACAACCTTGTCACAGTGGGCTTCGACTGCTCAGAGGCTATTGTGAGGGATCATAAACCGTCGGCTTACATTGACAGCAAAGGTCGTGAGTCAATTAAACCATATGACGTGTCTGTGCTAGTAAAAAAGAAAGACATCAATTGGAGTCCAAAAGTATTAGATGCACTACCTAGGGTAATTGAGTTTTCCGATGCAACAGTTCATGATGGAATCTTGTATATGAGTGGAAAGGGTATGATTAATATTAAGAAATTTTTTCCAAAAGATATCAAGTGGATCAGAAAAGGAAAACAGGGAGATATCCAGCTTGATGGAAGGGTGGGCAATATAGGTTGAGCGATGAAAAAAAAGTTATGTTATATAATACCTTGTTTATATACGAAACAAAATGGGTTTCACATATTTAACTGCGTCAAATCTGTTAGAAAACAGTTTTCAAAAGTTGATATCTATGTGGTTGACAGCGGCTCATCTGACACTAGCTATCTTAATGTTTTAAAAAAGAAATATGACATTATTCCTTTAGATGTGAAAAACAAAAACTTTCCTACTGGTGCCTTGTGGTATGTATACGAGTCAACAAAGGATCAATATGAAAATTACTTTTTACTACATGATTCCACAATCATTAAGCAACGAGCTAGGATTGATGAAATTCTACAGGAAGATTACAAAGTGGCCCCAATAACAACATACGAAAAATGGAGTTGGCCAAAAAAAGACCGTTATGATGATAAATCAAGATCAAGCGCATGGCCCCGAAAGAAGTTTAGAGAAAATGAATTAGAATTTCCAAAAAATAAAAAATTTCTTTCTATTTTAGGGCCAATGTTTATGATATCGAAAGAGGTACTAGATGAAATTAGTAATACTACATTTTATAATATAAGGCCTAAAATCAAGTATCATTCAATATGTATGGAAATTTTGTGGGCCTACACATTCCAGCAGCTTGGGTATAAAGAAAACATGCTTAAATATTCAATTATGCGACCAGAGCTTAAATCAGACGGTAGAAAAATATATGTTAAAGATAGCAGATATGGTGTGCCTGATCTAAATATCGATACTGAACAGCACAGATGCAAGACTCATGAAGAGCATGATTTTGATAACACATTGCAAAAATTTTGGGCAACTAGGCAATAAGATGAACAGTATAAGATTAGTAATTTTTGATTTAGATGGGGTAATTGTTGATGCGTGCGAATGGCATCGAGTTGCACTAAATAAAGCACTAGCAGAAGTATGCGATTACACAATTTCAATGGAAGACCATTACACTACTTTTAATGGAATTCCAACAAAAGTAAAGCTGTCAAAATTAACGGAAATGGGCATAGTAAAACCTGATCAGCATGAAGAAATTTATGATCGAAAACAACAACTAACAGTTGAAACAATTAATTTATCTGCACCAAGAAGGCAAGAAAAGATTGATTTAATTAAGTATCTGCGTGAGCAAGGGTGTTATGTCGCGTGTTATACAAACAGTATAAGAGAGACAGCTACACTGATGCTTGACAAGACTGGTGTGCTAGAGCAGATGGATTATTTACTAACAAATCAAGACGTTGAAAACTCAAAACCACACCCGGAAGGGTATAACTTTTTAGTTGAAAAATTCAATTTAAAAAAGCATCAAGTGCTAATTATAGAAGATTCTCCAAAGGGTAAGCAGGCTGCATATGCATCTGGATGCAATGTATTAGAAGTAAAGGATCCCGATGAGGTAACGATTGACACATTAAGGGAGTATTTTGAATGAAGATTTTAATTCCAATGGCAGGCGAAGGAAGTCGTTTTGCTAAAGAAGGGTATACCTTTCCTAAGCCGCTTATTGATGTACGCGGCAAACCCATGATACAGACAGTAGTGGAAAACTTGGATTTTGATTCCGAGTATGTTTTTCTAGTAAGAAAAAAACATATTGAACAATACACTGGCTTGTTAGATACGCTAGACAGAATTACAAACGGTCGATTTAACTATGTTGAAGTTGATGGACTAACAGAGGGTGCTGCCTGCACTGCGCTTTTGGCTGAAAAATATATTGATAACGACGAAGGGTTGCTGATTGCCAACTCCGATCAGTTTATCTCATATGAACCAGAAAACTTTAATACCATCAAGAGTTTAACTAATGTTGATTCTATCGTATTTACATTTAATGATGTACACCCAAAGTGGTCATTTGTAAAAACAAACTCTCGTGGATTTATCACTGAAGTCGCCGAAAAAAAGCCAATTTCAAATATTGCAACTTGTGGAATTTATTGGTATAGGCGTGGTTCTGACTTTGTAAAGTATGCCAAACAGATGATTGATAAAGATATCAGAGTCAATAATGAGTTTTACATCGCACCAGTGTATAATGAACTGATAGGTGATGGCAAGTCATTGATTCCTTTTTATGTTAGTGAGATGTGGGGACTAGGAACACCTGAAGACCTCAAGCGATTTTTAGAGAATCATAGATGAAGATAAAAATTTATATAGTAACATATAATAACGCTGAAGATATCAATAACAATTTAAGAATGCTGCTTGATAGTGATCTGAGTGGCCACGAAGTAGAAATTAACGTTATCAACAATCATTCGAATCTTCACATAAAAGAAGAATATTTAGAGCGAATTAATATTTTACATAATACACTTAGGCCGGACTTCAGCACAGGTCACTTGTCTAGAAATTGGAATCAAGCAATTATAAACGGCTTTAAAGACCTGAATGAACCAGACTGCGATATTCTAATTCACACTCAGGATGATGTTGTGTGGAGTAAGGATTGGCTAAAACACACGATTGAGGTACACAAGGAGTACACTTTCTTCAGTGGTCAGGTTGGGGACGCATTTTGTAGCTATACTGCCGAAGGCGTAAAAAACATTGGACTTTGGGATGAAAGGTTCTGTAATATAATGTATCAAGAATTCGATTACTTTTTAAGAGCATTGCTTTACAATAGAGAAAAGTCGAGTATAAATTCTTATGTTTATATGCCGGTAACAGGTGAAAGAAAGATTGATCTGTTGCTAAATCCCATAGAAGACATAGAAAAAAAGTTTCCTAGGAGACCGGACAGAAACCTAGAACGAGAAGCTGCGCATACTAAATCGGGTAGATGGATAAAACAATCTAAATTATTATTTCGTGAAAAATGGGGAATACAACACCCACGACCAGTGTTTCAGGATAATGCTAAAATTGGAAAACCATCTGTGAAAAACTTCATATACTATCCTTATTTTGAGAAAGACATATATGAACTAGATAAGAAAAATTATGTGGCAGACCTATCAAAAAAATGAAATATTTCAATAGTATGGGTGAGGTCGAAGAACACCGAAAAACAAATCCAGACATACCAATCTGGCAAATAGTATGTGATACACCGCATGCAAAAAACATTCATCTAAACCCGAATATACCCGTAGGGGTGAGGGATGGATACTACCCACTTGCGGTTGCAGCATCTGTCAATGAAATATACACACTAGTTAACAGCTATCACATTATCGGTAAAGAGATAACAGTATTAGAGCACCATGTGGAACAGCTAGCTAAACCTTTGGAGTATGACAATAAATACAGCCATCCAAAAATGAAAGTAAACAAAGACATTATAGATCCTCTAAGATTTTGTATAGACCTAGATATTTTTGAAAAAGATCTCGCGGGGAACACACCAGATGAAATTGCAAAGCAAAAAATAGATAAGATAATCTCAATTTTAAAAAAGAAAAGCGTCTTGTCTGAAATGCAAGATTTCATAGTCTTAAGCTCTCCGTTTGATAAGCAGCGTAAAAAATATAGCTTTCATATAATTTTGGCAAAAAAAAATTTACTAGTTAAGAATCAATATTCTTTTTTAAAGCTACTGAAAGAAGTAAAGCAGCAAGATAGTAGAATAGATAAAATGTTTCCGGGGTTTATAACTAGAGTTTACAAAACAGGAAAATATCCGATGAACCAAAGCAAAGGAAGAATTTTTAGCTGCTATACCGGCATTCCTGAGACAAAAACATCAGACGCGTTTGATAGTGATAGACATTTTTTTGAGCACACATTAATGTACGCACACGATTACCATAATGATAGTGAGGCATATGTATTGTTATGAAAGAATATCACGCATTTTGTCTTTGGAGAGAACATAAAGAACTTAGAGAACTGATATACAAATCTTTTAAGGTAGTGGAGTCAAAAAAGTATGATTTGGCTCCCGAAGTAAGAGCCAAAAAGGTCAGAGATATATATGAAATATTTATCGTTGCTGAGGATGAGAGAATCTGGTCCAAACACCCAATAGAGATAATTGTTGTTGAAGTTGACGCTGAATACGGAATAAGAACCACAGGGGGTACAAAGAATACTAGGTTTGTTAACACTGAAGTTTTTGACTTTAAAACAAACTCAAGAAAAAAATTAGGAATAAATTTTAGATATATTCACGCTACAGATCACGTTTTAGAATCAAACAAAGTTTTTAAGTCTTTTGAGTTACCACAATACATAACAGATTTTACAATGGTTAATTTAAGAGAAGCTAGGGCTGTAAAGTGGCACGTTAACCCTTTTAAGCTGGGCCTTAAAGCATATGAAAATACTGAAAATTACGATTTTTTAAAAATTACTGAATGTCCTCACTACAATTTTTTACAAGGCCAAAAAGATGAATACTTGAAATATGTAAAAAAAATAGATACTGTGCATAGTGATGCTGATCGATATAGAAAATTAATAGAAAAATTTGATTATAAGAAATACAATTCAAGTGAAAAAAAAGATCTGATACAAGTCTCGTATATCGACGAAAAGCCAGTAATAATTGACGGTCTTCACCGAGCTAGTATTTTAATATACAATTATCAGCAGCTAGATGATATAGTAGTAAGGGTAAGAATAAATGATAATCATCAATATAGGAACAAGAAGTGAAAATAAAAATATACATTGTTACCTACAAGAACCCTCCTGATCTTAATAGAAACCTTAAATCCATATTTGAATCAGATTGGCGAGATTATGATGTCAGCATTAACGTAATCAATAATCATTCTGATTTTCATTTGGATTCCAAATACGAAAAAAAAGTAAATATAATTCACAATTCTTTACGTCCCGACTGGAGCACAGGTCACCTAGCAAGAAATTGGAATCAAGCAATTATAAATGGATTTAAAAGTCTAACAAATCCAGACTGTGATATCTTGATTCACTGCCAAGACGACAACACATGGTCTAAAGAATGGCTAACAAAATTGGTTGAAATTCACACAAAGTATACATTTTTTACTGGGCAGGCTGGCGATGCGATGTGTAGTTACACACCGGAAGCTGTGCGGCGAATTGGTCTTTGGGACGAAAGGTTTTGCAGTATTGGGTTTCAAGAATTTGATTACTACACTAGAGCATATCTGTATAATAAGAACATGTCTAGTATAAATGCTAAGACTAACTTGCTTAATAGCATGCCTGACGTTCAAAGGTATTTCCCGTACAGACCAGATAGAAACTCAGAAAGAGAAGCGGAGCATGTACGATCTTCTTCTTATCATACTATAAACTGGAATTTATTAAAATCAAAATGGCTTCCCGATAATATTGCTGTGGAGCCAAAACAATACTGGAAAACGTTCTTGCAAAACTCAAAAAATATAAAACATTCTAGGGTGCCAAATTATGTATTCTATCCGTATTTTGAAAAAGATGTATACAGGCTAAAAGAAAAGAATTATGTAAACATACCAGACACTAATTCGGACGAGGGACAAAAGCTAGCTGGAGTAAAGAAGAAATGAACACTCTTTGTTATATTTTTCATGTGCATAATACTTTTGGAAAACGGCATATTGATATGGCGCTAGAAAGTATTGCAAATCAGGTAGGTGCACCACCCCGGTTCAAAACCTTTATTGTATACAATGTCTCGGACGCTATTGACAACGATTATATCGAAAACAAATATGAAGAATATAACCTAAATTTAAGATTTGAAAACTTTGAAATATTTGAAGTTACCAAAAGAACAGAGTCAGTCAGTGAAGACTTCAGAATTCACGTAAAAGAAATTAGCGGTTACGATTGGTATATGGTTCACAAATCGGACTTTTATTTACCAAATAGTTTATTCTCCCAAGTTAATCAAAAGATGCTAGCATGCAATAGTAGCACAGAAGCAGAGTATATTAATTTTTCTAAGTTTGATCTTAGAGAATATGTTACTGCGAAAGATATAAGAACAATGGCAGAGTTTCCTACCTTTGAATCTCTTTCTGCACAAAAATATGCTTGTCATTCTGATTATTATTCTTCGCACAAATGGAGCCCTGAGTTATCTCTTGAACATATAGCAATTGGATATCGAGGTAGAAACAAAAAGGGCGAAAATATTTTTGATGGAGTAATGCATTATTATAATGAATCTGCGAGAAAGAAGATTCAGTTCAACAGCTACTGGGACTCGAAAGATATATTTGAAAATAGAAATCGTGGGATTAAGATGGAAATAGACAGAAACCAATATGTTCTCCACATGTTTCATGACATCAATAGAGCAACTTCTCAGAAAAACACAGAAGGTCATAGGTTTTAAATGATCCTAATCGCCCACAGAGGAAATATTGCTGGTCCTGTACCTAAATTAGAAAACAGACCAGAGTACCTTTCATTAGCCATTGGAAGTGGATATAGTGTAGAGGCAGATGTATGGTACCATGACGGACAGATTTTTTTGGGACATGATGAGCCATCTTATCCAATATCATTGCAATTTTTACAAAATGAAGCTATTTGGTGTCATTGTAAAAATGTGGAAGCAGCTAGGCTGTTAATTGACAATGATATTCATTGTTTTTACCACAACATTGATGATATAACCATAACGTCTAGGGGATATATCTGGACATATCCAAACAAAAAACTGGTAGAACGCTCGGTATGTGTAATGCCCGAACTAGGGTACAGCGGAATTATTGAAAACTGCAGTGCAATATGCAGTGACTACATCGAAAAATACAAGGATTTATAATGTATACAGAAGAAAGACCATGGGGAATGTTTGAAAACTTGTTAGAATCTGAATACTGCAAAGTAAAAAGAATAACAGTAAACCCCGGTCAACGTTTGAGTTACCAATATCACCACAAGCGCTCAGAAGTGTGGACAATTGTGCAGGGTAAAGCTCTTATCACTCTTGATGATATAACCACAAGATACAAAGCTGGGGACACCATTACGATTCCTACTAGTATGAAACATAGGATCGAGAACGACACAGAAGAGGCTGTAATCTTTATTGAAGTACAACATGGTGAATATTTTGGAGAAGATGATATTGTGAGGATTAGTGATGACTACAACAGATCCTAGGCAGCTAAACAGAGTAAGAACTTTAATAGGGCCGTTTAAAAGAAATAAGATGTTCTTTGTGCACATTCCAAAAAATGCAGGAACCACAGTGATGAGGGTGTTGTTACAGCATCCGCAAGGGGCTAGCTGTCATGCTACTGCAACACAAATCAATGGATTAGACGAGTATAAAGATTGGAACAATTTTATTTTTTGTAGAGATCCCCTCGATAGATTTATTAGCGTATACCTTTGGCGCCTCAGAAAAGACGAGCTTATACAAAACATTTCAATGAATGAAGTTGTCGAGAGGCTAAGCAAAGAAAATATTAGACAACCAAAAGAATTATGGGATTTCGAAACAGACCCTGAAAAGCTTGATCGAATGTTTAACAAGCAGGTAACATGGATAAACAATAAGACTGTTTATGTGGGACGTGTTGAAGCCGTCGGTAATCACATGCATTACTTACGCGATCATTACGGTCTACGTATTCCTTGGACAATGACAGAATTTCGAAGACACGAAAACCCAGCAAAAACGTTTGGCCCTCAAACACCAGAAACTAGAAAAAAATTAATTAACATTTTAAAGGATTCTACAACTTTACGCAACAATTTTTTTGATTATTATGCTGAAGATTATGAAAGATTCGGGTATAATATACCAAAGGGTTTAAAATAATGTACACCAAAGATCTGTCTCAAACAAAATATGGGATAAACCAAAGCCTGCAAACAGCTCAATCATGGATTGAGCCAAACAATCCTGATTATTTTTATCGAGGTGGCACTAGGTTTTTGAATCATTGGATACAGCTGCAGAGGCAACGCAGAGAAGAGCATTCAGCACAGATGGATAGAATTACTCCTGAAGTTTTGGATATTGTCAAGACAATTGAAGAACAGGGTTACTACAAAATTGAAAATTTTTGGGACACTGAACTGCTAGACGAAGTAAAAAATCAGACAATTGAGATGATGAGAAGTGCAGATCCTAAAAAGGTGAATTATCCTCAAAACGGAGTTCATACAAAAATCATTCATCCATTAAAAAATATACCAATAACAAACAAGATGGCAACACACCCAAAGATTCAAGCCATCGCAGCGGCATTCCTAGGAGCCCCGGCGGGCCTAGGAACTACAAATCTCAGGATGAGCACCGCCGACAAATCTAAAAATGTCGGAACTAACATGTTTCATAAGGACTTTAATAGCCCTATCAGGCTTATTAAGTTTTTTACATATTTTAACGACGTTACAAAAGAAAACGGACCTTTTACTTATGTAAAAAATTCAAATCGCATGATGCCATCTGATCCTCCATGGTGGTCAATTCACCGTTGGCCGGATGACAAAATTGAAAGCATTTATGGGAAAGATAGAATTATAAATTTAACAGCAAATTACGGAGATCTGATTGTTGCAACTACAAATGGGTTTCACAAAGGCCTTAAGCTAGAATCGGGAGAAAGGCTGATGCTGACCCTTAATTATCTTATTCATCCCGAGTGCGGAGACAGAGGATTTGATGCACCGCCAGAGGCAATTCATCCTGTTTTGAAAGATACTTTTGATGACCTTGCCCCCGAGGACAAATATTTATATGACTTTATGGAGAGAGTATGATTGTATATATTGATATTGATGAGACAATCGCAAAAACCCCTGATAGTAGAGATTATAGCTTGTCTAAGCCTATTGAAGAAAATATTAAAAAGGCAAACAAGTATTATGAAGAAGGACACACTGTCGTGTACTGGACTGCTAGAGGTTCAGGAACCGGCATTGATTGGTATGATGTTACCAAAAAACAACTTAAGTCATGGGGAGTAAAACACCATGAGCTGAGATTAGGTAAACCAGTCTATGATTTGTTTATAGACGATAAAGCAATGAACCCATCAGTATGGGAGAACAAAGGAGAAGCCAAATGAGCAACAACGAAACAAACAACCTGCACCTTTCAGATCAAGCCATTGGAGCCGTTATGATGGCTTTACAGCGCAGCCTGTTGGAACAATCAGATATTGTCCCAACACTTAAGGAAATGAAGCTTAAGCAGTCGGAACAGGGTCTAGTGGTCTTAAACCCGCCAATTGTCCGAGCAGCATCTGACGCTGAATAATGCCGCGATACTCTTATTATTGTGAATCTTGCGAAACTGTATCAAAGGTGTTCCACTCTATGAGTACGGTTTTACAAGAATGTCCACAGTGTTTGGCGCAAGATGGATTTTACAAAATGTTATCTAAGCCATCTTATAATAAAAGCAAGAACACAAAAGAAGAACCAAAAGAAAAAGTGGAACAACATATTCAGGAAGCTAGAGAACAACTTGACAAGCAAAAGCGCAATATGAGAAATGAGGAGCTAGTAGAAAAATGACAATACCTATACAATACGTTGTACTAGTATGCTTGCTATTTTTAATTTCTTTGATCATTAATGCTGTATTAATTTGGTATGCGCGCAATTCAATAATTCAATTAGCGTTTATTTCTGATAATTTAAACGATTTAAGAAACTCTGTCAGCGTGTATGCGAAGCACCTAAGAAATGTATATGAGCTAGAGATGTTTTATGGTGATGAAACCCTAGGAGCCCTGATGCAGCACACTACTGAGCTAGAAGCATCTTTGGAACTATATGAGGATTTTTATGATTTATTTGAAACTGAAGACGGGGTGACTGAAGTAATGGTAGAAGAGGAGGAAGAAATAGATGCCGCCCCGCAGACGTAGCAGCAAGAAAGATCCAAAAAAACAATATTTTAGAAAAGAACATGAAGACGCAATCATCAAATACGCTCAAACAGATGATCATCGAGAGAGGACATTTTTATACGAAACACTAATTGGTCCTGCTTTTTCTGAAATGGTTGACAAAATTGTATTTACATATAGATTTACAAACTTGCCAAACATTGAAGAACTGCAAGAAGAGTGTAAAATTTGGTTGACAACAATTTTAGATAAGTATGATCCAAGTAAAGGTTCAAAAGCATTTTCATATTTTTCGGTAATTACTAAAAATTGGTTTATTCATAAAGTTAAAAGACAGCAAAAAAGACTAGTAAGAGAGACAGATTTAGAGTCTTTGTCGAGCCAAGCTCATTTAGACCACATGTCAACAACAAACAAATATTTGCCGGAAAGAATTGAAAGAGAATTCTGGGAATTGTTGTGGAAAGAGATGGAGTCATGGGATGTGGCAACCATGAAAGAAAATGAAAGAAAAGTATACGAAGCAGTTAAAATTCTACTATCGAACCCAGACGACATAGAAATTTTTAACAAAAAAGCTATTTATCTTTACTTGAGGGAAATCACTGGATTGAATACAAAACAGGTTGTCAATAATCTGAATAAAATGCGTAAGAGATATAAGACCTTCAAAGAAAAGTGGAATGGTGGAGAATTGTGAAATTAGATCAATACATATCAGAAGTCGTTGACAATATTCGTGCCGATAGAGAGGTTACGAAAGAATTGTTGAATGATGCGATTAACTATATGACTTCAAAAGCAGACGCACACGAATCAGTGGGTCAAGTCGCCGCGAAGTATGTAGAGACTCTACAGCGTTCAAACGAGCAACTGGTAAAGATTGCAAGCCTAGTTCACAAACAAGAGCAAGTCAAGTCGGATTCACTATCTGATCAAGATAAACAAGAACTTATGGACATGATCAATACGGGAGATACAATGTAATGGCTGAAAAAGGTGATGATAGATATCTTCCCGGCACACTAAATCCTAGTGCTATACAATCCCCGGGTGATTATAAAGAAACTGTTGGTCCATCAATGGACAACAACAACTTTTTTACAAAGTTTCACGAAACGATGCAAAAGGGCGCATCCCTTAATACCTTTAAGGGTGTTAACAGATACAAAGCAATGGTAATCAGTGAAGTCAAGACTACAAAATCTGGTGGATTTCTTGGTTTTGGTGGTAAAGAAAGGTATGAATTTAGAATCAGAATACCGGAGCTACACAGCGGTATTCAAGACCCATGTGCTCTTCCTCCCGATGGTGGCGGCGGCGCCAACTTTAACGACAAGGTAAAGAAACTAGTAGGTATGCACCCAATGGCCTATAGTGCTTCAGACAAAGAGGGCGGCGACGGAAATTTGCCAGAGCCAAAAATGGGGGATATTGTATGGGTTGAATTTGAAAAAGGCCCATCTGCTGGTAAAATGTCTGCGCCAATCTATGTTGGAAGATTCAGCAAAGGAAAGGGTACAAACAATATCTCGGAAGTTTGTGACGGCCTAGCAGAATCTATGAATGCAGCAGGTAACCGAAGTACCGTAGGTGGTAATCATGCCAATGTCGGAGGATATGGAGGAGATCCCTCCTCATGGCCCGTGAGCGACTCTTCTGAACATATTGAAGGTGAGGCCGCATCGGGCCTCCACGACGTAGCTAGAGCTTATTATGAAGAACTAGGGTATACTTGGTATGACGATCCATTCATGTTAAATCTTATGGGAATCAGAAATACAAACACTAGATCTAACAACTCTTTTGATGATAAGATTATTTGTATGTATACTGATGATGCTGGTACACAGCATGTCTATGTCTGGCCCGGTACCACCCGTCCCGGCCGGCCAGCAATGATGGATGGTCGAACAGGTGGTATTGCTATTATGACACCATCTGCCCCACAGTACCATGCAGACTTTCCTACTAGTCACGGCGCATATCCGGGCCGTACCGCATCGGCTGGCCAAAAAACATACTATAAAGGCGCCCCTTCAGATGGTAAGGTGCGAGGTAGGAACTCGGATAGCGGCACTGGTTTTGCTGGTGATGGACCTGACCCAGTTCAAGCTTATCGAGACACCAATAACGACGATGTATTTGACTATGATCCAAATTCAATTAAAGGTTGTGCACAGTGTCAAATTCACGGTACCGGGCCTCACATGGGAGATGGAGTCGCTGCCAACGTTGGTGGTTTAAGAGCAGACGGCTCAGCTTGGGCATGGTCTGAAGGTTGTCAAGTTTGGGGTTCATGGGCAGATTATACCTTCTGGTTATCTTTGTGGTCGCAGCAAATTCAAAATGGTCGCGAGTACATTGATTATGTTCTGATTAGAGCAGAAGATTCTCCAGAGTTATGGGGCACCCAAACAGAATCAGGGGCACCATCCGACGAACCGCAAGCCGGTGATCCGATAGAATAAAAGAGGAAGTAAATGAGTCTATTCAGCAAAGGAAGAGACAAAGGTCGAGAAACTAAAAATATTGAAGGAAGCAAGAAGAAACGAATCGACGATATTTCTGATGATTCGATAGGGACTGGTTCTGATGAGGCAAAAGAAGCCCGCCGCCGTGTTATGGGTGGTGTTGGCTGTGAGTCGATGATAGAGCCGGTACCTACTTATGATCAGGCTCCCTGCGAAACTGTTATTAATGGGGCGAATAACCAGTGGATTGTTTTAGGTCGCGACCGCCCGGGCAACAGGGCCTCTGGTTATGGTGGTGCCGGCCACACTCACTGTGGACACATCGATCTCTGTGTTGGCCGAGCATCCAGCAAAAACAACGGATTGAAAGCAGCAGGACCTAGCGATGATGATATCGTAGGAAACAACTTTTTTAATGATGCTGCAAGAATTTATATTTCTTCAAAAACAGATATTGATAAAAACTTTGGATTGTCAAGAGGAAGACAAGGAAACAAAAAAGCTCATTCAGGTATCGGTATAAAAGCCGACGCGGTAAGAGTAATCGGGCGCGCCGGCGTAAAGATAGTTACAGGAAAAGCGCAAAATGTCAAAGCTGGCGCCGGCGGCGAAAAATTATCAATGGGCTCTAAAGATATTCGGCCTTCACCAAAAATTGAATTGATTGCGGGTAATCAAGATGGCTCATCAAGACATTTTTCTATAGACAAAGGGTTCTTTACAGTAAACAATATCCAACCGGCAGTACTGGGCGATAACATGGTTGAAGCTGTAAGCGAACTGGTTGAGCTAGTTAATCAGTTACAAGGAGCTTTAGTAAACTTTGCAGCTCAGCAATCAATTTTAAATGGTATTTTGGCAATACACACACACCCAGTCGCACTTGCATATACGACACCATCACCAGAACTAGCTGCAGCAGGAATCAATAATACAATTAAGATGGTGACAGATGTTCACATTCCGCTATTTTCTCAAAAAGTGAATACAATGTTTTATGAAATGAATTATCTACAGCCTTTCGGTATGCAATATATTAACAGCAGAAATGTTAATATTACTTAGGAATTAAAAAATGGCAACTCACGACAAAGAAACATCAACTAGTAAATCTGAAACTAGTACGACAGAGACACAGGGCAATGAGTATGACTACATTGATTATCAATCACTTCCTGCTGATGATAGTAATTGTGATGTCACCGCTGTAGATGTTGAAGAATTAATCGAAGATTGTCCAACTTGCGTACCAAATCCAAAAGCCCCAGTAATTGACTGGACCAAAAGAACAGATTCAGAGCCGTTTCTAAACGAGAGAAAATGCACATACTCAATTGTTTTACGAACAAAGTATGAAGGAACCGGCGGCACAGGTGAACTGCAGGATCGTCTGGATGAATATACTGAAGAGGGCGTCATTAAGTTGCTAGCTCATTATAATAAGGCCTTGGATGCTAATACGGTTGCTGCTATGCTTAGTGTTGCCGGCGCTACGGATCACTTCGTACCACCTAGACCAAAGCTTAAAATGAAGGTGCTCATCGAAATCCCAGCTAATGATTTTGATAAAATGCCATCAGCACAAGAGGTGCCAGAAGATAGTACACAAAGCGAAGAGGATGCAGCTGCAGATGAGCAGTCTATTGTTTACACAGCAACTCTTGAAATAGAAGGATTAGAGGAAAAATTTAAACAAATCGAGCACGGCCTATCAGCATACGCTAGGTTTCAAGTTATTTATCTAAAAACACAAGGTGGCCAAGTTAGATTCCCCGGTGGTCAAATGGTCAATCTACTGCAAGAATCTAGACACTTTAAAAAAGTATATCCGGCCATTGTAAACTTTTTGAGAGATAAGGGTTTTAGTTTACGTGAAGGCCGCGGCAATAATACATTAGGAAAAATTCCCGGTGGTCCTAAGCTAGCAAACAAGGTTGTCATTGATTTTGATGACGGATACGTAGTTAAAAAAGTTACTGTACTACGACACGGTACATGTGAAGAAAAGCCGACTGTATTTAAGGGCAACAAACTATACACATTAAAAAACACATATCCATTTGATCGGCCCACCACAATGGCATTTCTTCCCAAGATTGAAGAAATGACAATGGATCTTCGCCGCCGCGAAGGAATGATGCCTTGGACGGAATTTGCTAGAACTTATGTATGGCCCACGCCATCTATTGCTAGTGGAGTTGATCTAACCTCTGCTATGGCAGCGTTCGCGTCAGCAGCAACAGGGCAAGCCACTGATAAAGACATGGAAACGCTAGCAAAAACAGCTGTGACCATGAGTGAGGCGGACAAGATTTCTTCACAGACCCCCGGTTCGTGGAAGGCTGCAGAAGATGCGTATGCCGACTATAAGGAAAGATCAGGACAGGATAATTACAGAGGTAGTGCTCTTGAAAACAGGCTAGAAAAGTGGAATGATCCAGATTATACCTATGAAGATACGATCAATGACAAGACACTAGATTCAAAAGAGCAGGCGGCTATTGCTTGTGCAATTCATGAAGACGGTTTGAAGTCAGTCGTCGGGGAGGCTTGGGACGATTTTAGCGAAGGGTTCATGGATGAGCTATTCAGCATTTGGGACGCGGTATCGTATCAATTTCAAAATTATCTTTGTATGTCTCCCGAAGAGCGCGCTAAATTATTAGCAGATCTACAATCGATGAGAAGCCAAGCCATGGTAGCCGCTTTCGCAGAAATGATGGCTCTTATGTTTGGATTCGTGGAAATGATTCAATCATTCCAAGAAAGTTTAGACGAGATTAAGGATCTTAAGAATCTCTACTCTTTCGCATTTGATGAGATTAAACTGTGCGGTCTATTCAACTTGTTAATGGCCTTCATCGAATGTCTTGCAATGGGCTTAGATTTAGAAGAAATGCTTCAGCCACTGCTAGCTGCAGCACTTGCTAACATGGATGTTGTTCCATTCGAAAAACTGTTTGTTGGCCTGCCTCCCGAAGTACAGGCTGAAGTCATGGCCAAAGTCGAAGCAGACCTAGGCAGTCATATGATGCCATGGGATGCAGCAAAAATTCAAGGAAAACCCGACCCAGCAGCGGAAACATCATTTGCAAACAAGCCATCTGCAGGAACGGTAGTCTCATGGGGTGGTCCCGGTACACCGCTCAATGCTGAAAAGAGCGCCGCTAGACAAGACCCAGATAATATTAAAGCTTCAGATCTAGCAGTTGCTCGCAAACTAGAAAATGCCGCAAAACAAATTAGAGAAGGATCCGTATATTATACAGATCCCGATGAGAACGGAAACTCAGAGAAAAAATATGCTCTAACAGAGGCTCAAGCTTTTGAGCAAGCTGTTATGACTAACGCCGCTGGAGTAAATGATAAATTACGCGCTTTTGCTGAGGCCTACAATATAGATCCTTATATGGATAGCGTTCAAATTGCTCAAAAATTAGTTGATTTTGCAAACGGGTCAAGCACGATGTCTGTCAACAACCTCGGCGTCACCCAAGCTGGCACAGTAGAAGCGGATCAGACAGTTGAGTATCAAACTAGATACGAACAAGCAATACAAGAGTATTGTAAAGCGAACTACGAACTCCAAATGGCGCAATTGGCCGACGATGATCCAAAGCCATCTTATGACGAATTTAAAGTAAGCTGCAGAGACACCTCAGAAGCTAAAGCCTATGCAGAAGCTCTAGCTACCGCATATAACGCCGGCCTAGCTGATGATGGAACGATTGGTTCCAATGGACCTTACGGCACAAGAGGTTCACTCGGCGCTGCTCTAGGAAGTTCGGTATCAACTCTGATATCTGCATATGCGCAGGCTATTTTAGACTATTACGTTGTTAATGGGATATTAGAAGACCTCAAAGACTTTATTGAGGAACTACCCGGTGCAGCATTTGTTGCAAAAATCATTGCAGCTATTGACTGTATTGTTCCACCATTATTTGATCCGCCCTTGTTTGATTTCTTAAACACATTAGAAATTGATTTCTGTAATAACCAATATGGTATTGTGCTGCCCCGATTCTCGGGTATTCAACTACCAAACTGGAAAGACTTTTTTAAATATCTGCTGGAATATGCAAAAGAGATTCTATTATATATTTTGTTTAGGCTACTGCTATACGTCCTAACTAAGATTGTGTTGATGCTGTTTGACTCGCTATGCAAGGCCTTACAGAAGTTAGGCGAGGCTGCTAGTAACGCACTGGCAGACGCAGCTTGTAATGCTATGTCTAACGCCGGCGGATTCTTGTCAGATGTATCGGATGAGATGCAAAAGGGAGAAACTACTGTTAATCGTGAAACGGGAATGACAGAAAACGTAGCCGGCTCTGCAATGTGTGAGACACCCCCACGCGGCTTTGGAGACATGATCAGGGAAGCTTTCTGTGGCAAGGATGCTACGGATGCAGATGTGGAGGCAACAACCAACGAAGTTATGCGCGCAGTTGGTGGTGTCACGGAGGCCGACGCAGCGCGGATGGCAAATTCTGATGGCGTAAATCAGCTAGTTGCAGATATATCATCTGTACTTACCGGTGATGAGTTGGCCGATCTTCTTCTTGGAAATCCAAACCCCGGCGCAATTCAAATGATAAGCGAGGTTGTCCAGACGGAAAATCCTGACTATATCCCAGCGTTTAACTCTCCCGGTCAAATCCGAGATATGATGAAAAGCATTGGTAACATGATGCCTATGGAGTTCCGTGCACAATTGCGAGATGAGTTGAGTGTTCCAAAGGGAGAAAGGCCCGCAAATCCAAACCTATGTACAACCCCAAATGACATTCAGAGGTTTAGAGACCTGCGCAATATGATTTTGACATCAAAAGATGGTACAACACTCGATCAGGCAAATCAACAATTTGATGCCTTAAGAGGCCGTGCACTTAACGATCTTGCTGAAGCTGGAGATTTATTACAAGGCGGTGTAGAAAACTTTATTGCTAACAACCTTCCACCTATTTTGGGAGAACCAGATGAAAACGGGTGCGTACCACCAAATGCAATTATTCCTCGTGAACCAGAAGAACTGAGTGATTTGCTAGCAGCTTCTACAGACGCGTTATATGAAAACGTCAGAAGAGGATTTCGAAGAGATTTAACTGGAAGAAAGGGAGTATTAGACATGATTTTGTCTGATACTTGTGGTATACCATATTCTAGGCATGAAAGAAAATCAAGTAGGTCTCTTCACTATTCTGATTATGATAGCGAAATTTTAGATAAAATCTTAGATGGTGATGATTCTGATTTGCCTGTATTCATAGAAAACTTGCTTGAAAGAGAAAAAGGCGCTTATCCAAAATATGTCGCCCAATGGCTTGTCGACTACCTCAGAGAATCAAGGCATTTAGGTGCCGGGTACCAATCAACGACAGAGTATGATCCAACTCAATATATGACTTATACTGGCGGCGATGAATACCCAACAGATGACAGAGGGGTTCCGTATGGAACTGAAGAAAATCCAATTGTTATTGAGGGCGAAAAAGAACCCGATTTAATTTTGGAATTCCGAGATAATAATAAGGGTGTAGAACTAGATTACATTACATCAACAGATTATCAATTTTCTGAAGGGTTTAATATAGAATACGGCTCTTATATCATAAATGAAGATGAAGATGGAAATCCTGTACCAAATACAGATAACATTTATAAATTAAAAATTCTTGATGTCACAAATCAACTAGCAGATTTGCCTCGCCGCGCACGAAAGATCAAAGTAGATGAGCCACCAGATTTTAATATGGATGAAGAGATCGCTTTAGAAGATGAGGTAATTGATCTAGAGATCTATGGCTCGTTATCTACTGAGGCAGAAGAACTTAGGCAACAATATGATCTCGGAGCGAACACTTCGGCTAGTCCTCAAAATAATCTGTGGAGCCAATACATGGCTGAAAAGTTTGCGTCGTTAGGGCTTAATGACGAGCAACAGGCCTTGTTCCAGACTAGCACATTGTTCTCTCCAGAGAATGCAAATCAAACATATGATAAAATTGTAAACTCTTTGATGGCATTTATGGGTCAAAACATCGCCGATAACACACCGGCATGGTCATTTGGTTTTGACCCAGAAGACGACGGTGATTTAAATACATTTGATAAAGCATACATGTCGCCGGACTACCCTGAAGACAATAGATTGTTTCTTGAATGGGCTGGAACTACCTTGGTTGATCAACTTCATACTGAAGATAATAGGTACCGTCGCAATAATGGTAAACCAATTTGGTGGAAAATTAAAAGATACATCAAAGAAAATCAAATTATGGGCAAGTCAGCACATGACCGCATGTTTTTCTTAAGTCCTGCAGAATTTGGCGGAAGCTGGATGTGGCCACCATACTACATCGAGCCACCAAAATCTGAAGGCTGGCTAGCCATCCGCGAGGCTCTGGTTCCTGAGATTGATGGAAAAGAGCCAAAAAGAACTTCCGTATGTGGATTTCAAGATATTAAAGATCGAGTAGACGAGCTAACAAAAAAGATGCCTGACGATCCTAGATTGTCAGAATGTCCAGACTGTGTTGTTGAGCTTCCGTATTCTAGGATTCTTGACCGCGCCGCGGCATCAGGAATGGAAGGCCCTATTTTATCTATAATTAGAATTTATGTGCTCGAAGAAATGTTAAAGGCGATGCCTGTGTTCTCTAACTTCAAAGCAGTGATCCCAGATGTCATGGACTATACATATGTTGAATATATTATTGCAAAGATGAAAATTGATTTTACTGAAAATCTCGGCAGAAAACGTGGTTTCTTAAAAGGCGATGCACTATGGTACACCTTCCTAGAACAGTGTGTGCAATCTTACGGGCGCAGAATTCAGCTTGATGGCCTTGAACCAACTGAGGATATTATGCAAGCCATGAATGCGCTTAACATTGTCCAAAAAGATTTTCACTATCCCGACGAAGAAGACCTAGCAAGAGCAAAATTCGCTGCTGGCTTAAACCCATGGGCCGACTTTGGCGTTGAGGTTGACGAGACTACACCTGAAATTATTTTTGGAAGAGAAGTCAAGTTGTTTACTAAGCTGGAACACTACCGTCGATGGCACTTATTACAAGCTGTGAAAGACTCAGAGCAACACGCAAATGTAATTGTTCGTGCTCTTGTTGAAGAACAACTGGAATACATGGCAGAAAAGTTTGAAGAAGCATTAAAAAAGGTTGATCTTGCACCTGAAATCAAAGATATTCATCAATATTTTGTGGGCTCTAGTAACTTTGTTGCTGGTAATAATGGTTTTGCGCCTGACCTGATGTCTTATACGGGCAACGGGGATGTTCTTAATGTTGCTGAAAACCTAGAAGATAATCCATTCAACACATATCAATCAGAGGATTGGGCACCACTACCAGTTGATGTGCAAGTTACTGATCAGGGTGAAACTCAAGCAGCGTCCATTAATCTTAGTTCTAGGATTGTAACGGGTGATTTTATTCTAGAAAAATATATCAGAGTAGAGGATAAAAGCGAACTAGGGATCACAGACGAGATACCAGAGCCAATCCTCACACGTAGTGATTCTACCCGCGGCGTTGTGAATATAAATATTTGGAAGCAATTTTTAGAAAGTGCTCTGTTGACAGAACATAAAGATAAAAAGCTTTCTGAATTTTTCGGCGACCTAGAACTTACTTACAATTACGATGAAGAGGGTAACCCAACAGGTGAGCCTACCGGAATTGATGGTTCAACAGGGGTAAGGTATGGTCTCAGATTGAGCTATGTACCGCCGGAAGATATGGCAAATGAATTAGAGCAAGCTTTCGAAGCCATGGCAGAAAGTGAATCTTGGGCAGATATTGAAGCAAAAGCATCTAAAGAGAAGGCCTTTTTTCTAGCGCCTCCAAATCTTACTATAGAAAACAATGGAATGTCTGTTAATTCTACTATATTGACTGATGATAGCGGCGATGAAGTGACGGCTACTAATGCTTCTGCAAGGGCACAAGATGTTTATAACAATGTTGAGGCTAGACTCGCGTCGGGCACCTATAATGGATATAGTCCAAAAGGCGCTAGATTCGTAATCCCAATTGCTTATGCGGAATATGACGCGCTAGACCACACTCTAGAGCAGCACAAAGATAGCATTGATCAAGAAATGGATCTCAAGTGTCTTGTAAACGACCTAGTAGCAACTCCAGACTTTGAGCTTATTTTTAGATATGTCTTCCCGCTAAATAGAATTACATCTTTGATGAGTATCTATGTTGGTCGTGCATTCCTAGCGTCAATTGGTGAAAAAACTATGTCCACAACACAAGATAAATTAAAAGATGTCCTTAGCAACGGATACCCCAAGCCAGATCCTGAATCAGGAGAGTGGCAAATTTACAATATCAGAAAGTTTGTAGGCCGCGGCGGAGTTTCTTATGATCGATGGGACGACGATTTCTTGTTTCGAAGATCTAAGAGGCGACTAGTAAGAATGTTTAGGACCTATTATAAATCTAGAGACTTCTTATCAGGTGGAGATGACGAGGGCGATGGTCAAAGTGACTTCACCGCATCCGAGAAGGAACAAAAAAGAGAAAGAAAGAGAGGGGATAAGGGCTCTAAGAGATACTTCCGACGCTTACGCAGACGAGAACGAGACCGTCCTTTTGATAAAAATGGCGAATGATACTGAAGCAAAAACTATATACTTTATAATTAACTCAAGAGGAACACTCACCAATGGCTTATGACGCTTCACTTCCATTCAGAAGAGATGAAACTACTGGATTTGCTACAATCGATACTGTAGCCGACGCAGTACATCAGGATTTAAGAATATTGCTATTGACTACCCCGGGCGAAAGAGTCATGGACCCTTTATTCGGAGTTGGATTAAAAAGATTTTTATTTCAACCACTAGTGTTAGGTACCCTAGGAGATATTGAAGTACGTATCCGCAACCAAGTTAAGAAGTATTTAAATTTTATAACAATTGTAAATATAGACTTTTCTAGTGCACTAAGTACAGCACCGGGTACGTCAGTAACTGATATGGATGAAAACCTGCTGGGAATCACTATAAGCTATCAGTATGGTTATAATGAAGTAAGGGATTTGTATATAACAGCCTAAAATTTAAAAATTTAGGCTAGTTAATGGATGGAGTTCTACGATGTCAAAAGATAAAAGATTTAACAGAAATATACGATACACAAACAGAGACTTTACATCTGTTAAAAATGATTTAGTAGAGCAGGCAAAGATTTACTACCCTGACACGTACAAGGACTTTAATCAGGCTAGCTTTGGTTCAATGATGTTGGACTCAGTAGCATACGTTGCAGATCAGCTTAATTTTTATTTAGACTATCAGGCCAATGAAAGCTTTATTGATACGGCTGTCGAATATGAGAATGTTGTAAGGCACGCTAAGAGTTTGGGATACAGATGGAAGGGCGCCCCTTCTAGCTTAGGCGTGATTTCCATGTATGTCATTTGCCCCGCCGCAGGTCTCGGAATGGGAGTAGATTTAGATTATGTCCCAGTGCTAAAAGCCGGCGCCCAATTCACATCACAGTCGGGCGGCAGCTTTTTATTAATGCAAGATGTGGATTTTTCTTTAAGTTCAAATGAAATCGTAGCTGCTAGAAAAGACTCCACAACAGGTTTACCTACACACTATGCGATCAAAGCATATGGTAAAGTCATTTCTGGCGAAATTATGAGAAAAACAGTTAATGTTGGCAGCTTTCAAAGATTTAGAAAAATTCAAGTAGGTTCGTTAAGTAACGTGTCGGAAATTTTACGTGTCACCGATGACGAAGGTCACGAATATCATCAAGTTGAATATCTATCACAAGACGTTATTTACAAAGAAGTTGTTAACAAAGATGCTCGCATCTCTGGGGTACCATCCGTGATGCGCCCTGTCTCTGTTCCTAGGAGATTTATTATTGAAACAGAAGGTAACGATCTCTATATTCAGTTTGGCCATGGCTCAGACTCAGAAGCAGCCTCTCCATCAGTGGTAGAACCTACAAACTTAACGCTGCAGCAGTTTGGAAGAAGCTATATTACGGATGAATCTTTTGATCCCAATAACTTATTATCAACGGATAAACTAGGAATTAGTCCGTCAAATACAAGAGTGTATGTGATTTATAGAATCAATAGTCAGACCACTGCAAATGCAGCAGTTGGAACAATAACAAAGGTTGGCAGCAACGAAATGTTATTTAGGGCCGAGCACGAACTGAGTCAAAAAAAGGTAAGGGAAGTAAGAAGATCTTTAGAGTCTTATAATGAAGAAGCAATCGTGGGGGCAATTACGCTTCCCGATACTGACGATATTAAAAGAATGGTGTACGATAACTTTGCAACTCAAAACAGGGCTGTCACAAAACAAGATTACTTATCACTAGCATATTCTATGGATCCAAAATTTGGCAAAATTAAACGATGTAACATCATGAGAGATCCTGATTCATTAAAAAGAAATTTAAATATGTATGTTTTAGCTGAAGCACCAAATGGAAAGTTATCGGTTGCAAATGACTCATTAAAAAGAAACTTAAAAACTTGGCTAAATCAATATAGGATGATCAATGATACAATTGATATTCTAGATGGAAAAATTTTAAATTTTAGAATTGATTTTGATGTTGTGGGGCACAGAGACTATAATAAGCACGATGTTTTAAATCAATGTGTAAAAGTGTTGAGAGATGAATTTGCACAACCAAAATATATGGGTGAACCATTTTATATTTCTGATATTCAGAATATGTTAAACGATGTAGATGGTGTTACCGACGTTAAGATGGTTAAAGTTACATGCATGAATGGCGGAATTTATTCCGATTCTTTTCTTGACATAGCACAACAAAAGTCCGCAGATGGAAGATATATCGTAATTCCAGAAAACTGCGCAGTAGAAATTAAATATCCAAGAAACGATATTGTGGGGACAATTACATAATGGCTGTTAAAAGATATTGGGCATTGAAAGATAACACTATCACCAACGCCTACGAATCAAATTTACAATATCGAGCGACCGGCTCAAACATGGGCGGGTCAGATGTTCTTGAAGTATTTAGTGTTTACCAGCAGGCAGGAACATCATCCTCAGATCAGGATGAGTTTGCAAGGATCCTAATTCAATTTCCAATTACAGGCTCAAACCTGCAAAATGATTATACTTCAGTAAAAAGAGATCGAGTACTAGGGAATATTCCAGCTTCAGGAAGTGTAGAATTTTATCTTAAAATGTATAATGCACGCCATTCTTTAACCACTCCCCGTGACTATAGTCTTGTAGTAGCTGCTCTTAACAAAGATTGGGATGAGGGCAGCGGTTTAGATATGGACAACTACACTGATGTTTTGTACGGCGATATGAAGGGCTCTAACTGGATCTCATCTTCACTGGGAACAAAGTGGACATCAGCCGGCGGTGATTGGGATAACGATGATTCTCTAGGTGTAACCGCCTCTTTTTATACTGGCGTTGAAGATATGGAAGTTAATGTAACACCGCTTGTTGAAAACTGGATTGCAGGTACAAAGAACAACTATGGAGTAATTGTACGGCTAGCCCCCGATCTAGAGTCTGCAGAAAAATCATATTACACTAAGAAATTTTTTGGAAGAACATCTGAATTTTTCTTTAAAAGACCGGTATTGGAAGCTCGCTGGAATTCGGCCACTAGGGATGACAGAAATAATTTTTATTATAGCAGCTCAGTCGCTACATTATCAGACAATCTAAATACACTTTACTATTATAACTTTGTACGCGGCCGCCTCCGAGCGATTCCACTCGATGCAGGCTCTGAAGTCGTAGTGAGTCTGTACACGGCTTCCCCAGATGGCACCCCAAGCGCCACGGATGGTAAAATCGCCCTCTCAAAGGGTGGAGGTGTCGTCGCTGCCGGTGATGTTAACGCAACCGCTAGCGTATCATCAACCGGAGTTTATACTGTATCATTATCTGCAACTGGTTCTAAAAGTTCGCATTCGACACTGTATGATGTGTGGCAAATTAGAAAAGCGACCGATCAGGGAGTAGATGGGTATACACAGATTTATACAGGAAGCATCAAGCCCAAATCGGATACTGGTGCGACGTGGAACAGAAATCGAACTTACGTTACAACTGTTCCAAATCTTAAGAAAACTTATCACAGAACAGATACAGACCGACTAAGACTTTACACTAGAGAAAAAGACTGGAGTCCAACTATTTATAATAAGGCAAACAATACGATTGAAAGATCAATCATCGAAAGTGGTTCATATAGAATTACAAGAAATATTGATAAACTAGTAGTACTACCATTTGGTACGGGATCTGAGATGCACACTCAAATGTCTTATGATGTTTCAGGCAATTACTTTGACGTAGACTTTTCGATACTAGCATCGGGGTATTCTTACACAATGGACTTCAGTTTTTATGATGACTCAATAGGCGACTGGATAGTGCAGCCACAAAAGTTTAAGTTTAGAGTTGACGAATAGCGAGATAAAATATGGCAATCAAAGATTTATTTGAGAAACCACAGCAAGTACTGAGTTCGGCAGATTCCGAAAAGACAACCAAAGGAAAGGTCGAATCAATCGACAACCTTGATGCAGTACTGCGTCAAAAAGAAGAGTTTGTTCCTTATATCGATCACTCCTCTGCATCTAATTTCGCCATCTATGGCTCTGCTGAAAAATACTATGAAGATGCTTTCACGGCAATCTATCGACAATATCCTTATGACGGTTCCGCTCACGAAAAAAAAGAGTACGAATTAAACATAAATTATCTAACAAGGTATATTCTAGATAACAAATATCCTAGAACAAATGGTTATATTACGCTAGGACTGAATAATACGTATTCGGGCCTATCAGGTTCATACGGCAATGTAGCCTCCAGCGAATATATTAAGGTTGTAGGGGGCCCGCACACAGCATCAAACCTTCAATATGATGTTGAGGGCATGATTGGACGCCCTCTTTACGAAACTTTCAAATACTCAAATAAGCTTGCTTCTAATCCATATGAACTAGCTGGCTTAGCTAAGGGGCAAAACTTAGGCTCACAGCTTTCAAACTTGAGGTTTAATGCCTCAGACGGAATGACTGTTGAATTCTGGCTTAAAAAGACTGCCTTTGATCCAACAAAGACCAAAAGAGAAGTTGTATTTGATCTTTGGAATGGAAAAAATCATGTAGGGGCAGATCCTGATTTGTCATCTGGTAGATTTTTGATTGAGCTTTCTAGTAGTGACGGTGGCCCCTTTAGGCTTACATGTGTTTCTGGTTCTACTTCTTTGGCATCCGATCTTGCAATTTGTAGCACTAGTATAACCGGCGGCATAGTTGCCAACGGCGGCTGGAATCATTATGCTGTGTCTCTTAAATCATATCCTTCTAGCAATGAGACATTGGTTAAGTTCTATGTCAATGGCGATTTGGATAAGCAGACAACAATTAGCGGCTACATTAACGAAGTTACAGGCGGCTTAAACGCATACATTGGTGCCCTGCAAACAGGTACCGCTCTTGGCGGCGCCGCTGGTTACGGGCTGCTTAGTGCGTCTTTAGACGAGTTTCGATACTGGAAGGAGGCACGAACATCAGAGGATATTGGTAGAAACTGGTGGACTCAAGTAAATGGAGGATCAAATACTGAAACTGCAAACACAAGCCTAGGTGTATATTATAAATTTAATGAAGGTATTGTACAAACCTCCGCTGCAGATACCGCTGGTTATGCTTTTGATAAAAAGATTTTGGACTACTCTGGTCGCGTATCAAACGGAGTTTGGGTTGGGTACCCGGGCCTCCCACATCGTGCTAGAAGTACAAATTCGGCCATTGTGGAAGCGAATGTGGCAGCAACAGAATTTAAAGACCCAATTCTATACAGTACACACACTAGAGTTAAAAATTTAAGAACCGAGCTGATGGCTAGCGGTTCGATGTGGGATGATGAAAATAACGCATCACTGTTGAACGCACTGCCATCTTTTATGCGAGAAGAAGACGAAGAGATAGGGGACGGAACATTAACGAATACATTACAAATGATGGGTGCATATTTCGACAAGATCCATCATTTAATTGATGCATTGCCAAAAGTTAGAGCTACATCGTATCTTACAGCATCAGCAAAGCCCTATCCTTTCGCCACTCATTTGCTGGAAAGTATTGGGTTAAACGCCCCTGAACTTTTTGTACAGGCGAATGTGCTAGAGTCGTTTGCTCAAAGAGATGAAGACCGTCCGTATACGCAAGATTTAACAGAGCTTAAAAATCTTATTTATCAAAACATTTACAATAACTTAACATACATTTACAAGTCCAAGGGTACTGAAAAGTCTATTCGAAATATTGTACGTTGTTTCGGAGTAGACGAAGAACTTATTCGACTTAATTTGTATTCTAGCAATTTAACTTATGAGTTAAAAGATAATACTAGAACTAAAACAGTAAAATCAAAATGTGTTAATTTTAATGACGTTGATAAATTTGACTCTACAATATATCAAGCGGCAGATCCTGACAATGCAAATACTTCGGCGTATATTACTGGATCCGGCCCGACAACAGTAACCGCATCTTTAGGTAAAGAAGATTTGCTTGGAATGACTGTGGAGGGAGAATTCATTTTCCCAATCAAGCTTACTAGGCGAGATTTCGGATATTTTGACACCCCATTTACAAAAGTGTCTCTATTTGGCATGCATACGCCAACAAAGAATGGTAATTCATTTGACACCAAAGACTATGCAAACTTCCAAGTTCAAGCTATAAAACCGAATGCAGAATCTAACCATGCATATTTTAAGCTTACCTCAAATTATGACCCGTACCCAATTCCAGAGCTAACATCCAGCTTGTTTAATGATGTATACGACAATCAAAGATGGAACCTATCTGTTAGAATTAAACCACTTGATCCCGTAACTAACTTTGTACAAGACAATCAGGTTGATACAACGTTTAACCCGCTAGCAAGAATGTGCCAAAACTACGAAGTTCACTTTTATGGCGTGAACATGGAAACAGGATACCCAGAGCATACCTTCCACCTTTCGGGAACCATGGAGGCACATAAAGCTAGAGATTTTCTGAGAGCTTCAAAGAAAATCTATGCCGGTGCCCACAAACAAAACTTTAACGGCGCCACAATCGATCTCTCAGATGTTAAAGTATCGAACATTAAATACTGGGCAACTTGTTTAGATAATGAAGATTTACTAGCACATGCTAGCGATCCAGAAAATCACGGTGTTACAGATCCATACAAGAATGTTGCTTTACAGGTTGCGAGCCTTAATAAATGGCACATTCCAAAAATTGATACTTTAGCCCTTAACTGGACATTTGAAAACTGTGTTGCACCATCTTCTGATGCAGGCGACCCATCAACTGACGACTCGTTTTTCTTCGTGGACGACATCTCATCGGGCTCGTCAGAAGCGGTTGCTTCCGCAAAGTATGGCTGGTTCAGCAACATTATTGATCAACAACACAGTGGAAAAGGAGACAGGTTCTTACCGCCAGAAAGTGGTGACAAAAATCCAATTGATGTAAACTACATCTCTTCTGCCCGTCGTCAGTTACCAGAGGTTGTAAATACAAACGACGCTGTTCAGATTTTAAGACAAGATGATGATAAGTTTACTAGAGAACACAGCATAGTACAGCACTATTATGCTATCGAAAAGAGCATGTACCAGACCATTTCTGAAGAAATGATTAATATGTTCGCATCAATTGTTGATTTTAATAACTTAATTGGTGAACCGGTAAACCGCTATCGACAAGAATATAAAGACCTAGGAAAGCTTAGGCAACTGTTCTTTGACAGAATTGGAAATACACCAAGTCTAGATAAGTACGTTCAATTTTACAAATGGCTAGACTCAGCTGTCACCACTGTTATCCAAGAACTCATCCCAGCGTCAGCCGAAGTTGCTGCAGACCTACACAATATGGTCGAAAGTCATGTTCTTGAGAGAAATAAATACTGGACTAAGTTTCCTACGATTGAGTTCAAGCAAGATGATCCTGAAGCGGGCCTTCGCGGTGTCATGGAGCTTACGTATGATTGGGAGCATGGCCATCATCCTGTAAATCAAAATCAGGCAAACAACGCTCTTTATTGGAAAGAGCGCGCAGAACGAGATGATTTCCCGCTGTCAGTGACAGCTTCCGTCGGCTCGCCATTCTTTCAATTAGATGGTAACCCAGTAGATGGTAACAAAAATACAATTCGTCGCACCCTAAACACTCACAGGGAGGCTAAGAAAAACTCTCTAGCAAGACCTGATGGTACTCTGTATGGAGGCCGTGAATACTCATTAAGAAAATTTACAAAGCCATACAAATTAGAAATGGACATGCCACTAGAAATAAAATCTGGCATCAATTTTGAAAAAAATAAAAATGTAGATATTGCGAAAAACCTTTTGCATCCAAACGCGCCGCTTACAATAAGCTCATCGACTAACGGTCCACTAGCCGATTTACCAACAAATGTAATGTTTGTAGATGGTGACAATATTGATTCTTTTAAAGATGTTAGTGACGATTTAGAACTGAACAAGGGCAAAAGAAAATATACTGGTACAGTTATTATGGGTCGAGAAAAAGAATTCGATCAGCACAATAATGAGACCTACGCAGAAACTACATACGCAAAAGTACTACCAGCAACAATCGTATCCAGTTCGGTAGTAACAGGCTACAACAAGGTGTTCGCTGGTGTTGATGCTCCCGGGTTTGTTACCGGCGCTTCGATCACAAACATTCATCATGATTTTTATGGACAAGATCGAGAGATTCCGATGCAAGGTCCGTTCACAGAAAAATATGTAGGAGGACATCAATCTAGACACGTTCGCCTAAACCCCGGAACAGACGATTTCCAGAATAGGCCCGAGGCGTGGAGAATCCTAGTAGGAAAAGTCGTTCCCGGCTGCAGCCGTCAAGATCCCGGTGCCTTTGGATTTGTGGGGCAAGATTACCCATATCCAGTTATTGGTAAAGAACCCATAGCTGCCACTGGAATAATTAATTGCCATATTGGTTCAGACTTGCCATTTTGCGATCCAGCAGATGGAGATACCATTACTATCAGTGATGGCAGGACCACATCAGTATTCGAATTTGATACTAACGGCTCCGTAGTGGCTGGAAATGTAACACTTGATATATCAGGAGTCAGTGGAGGTGCAAATAGTCGATCAAGACAGTATGCACAAATTCTTGCAAATGCTATCAATGCAGTAGCAGACTTACAAGTTCAAGCCACTGATAACGAACACACAATAACACTAGTTAACACATTATATGGTGCACCCTCTTCGAAAGCTTCGTTTTCTCTGGGAGCCAAGGGAAACGCTGCAATTGTAAAAACCCCCAAAAACAGCGGCGCAGGAATTGGCAGGTCTCACAGTGAAACAACTGTGTGGCGAGTAACTGGTATGGCCGGCGGACAAAACCCGGTTATTTTAAATCAAAAGCCGCCAAGAGCGGTCCGGTACCGAGAAGAATTGATCAAGCGACCAGTTAACTTTAAGAACATTAGGCAAACAACTGCCTCTGTCGACGTGGTTGTTGAGGCTTCAAGACAGCACGGCCCAATCGGGAACTATACACACAACTATGAAATTGTCCAATCTGCAGGTAGAACAACAAATGATCTAGATTTTAGAAAAACAAGCAGACTGGATCATCAAGATACAGCGCTAGCAAAAGGTGGTCAAGATATTGATGCTGTAACGTACAGCAGAAAACTTTTACAAAGAGAAATTACAAATGAAGACGAGCCGCAACATGCAGGCGGGAGCCTAGGAGATCCTAACTTCTGGCACAGGAATGCCCCGGGCGTAACGCACAGCACAAGAGACCTTTCGAAAAATCCTAGAAGAGGAAAAAACAAGACTGTAATTGTATCAAGATTTAGCGCACCGGGTGGCTACGAAAGCATGTCTCGCGGATTTTTAGACCCAGCGCATGAAGAGCATTCACCATATGATGTAGTTACGTTCCGCAATAGAGCAGTTAGGGGAGAATTCCAATACATTGCTACTAGCGGATCAGTACCAGAAAACTTTAAAGATACACTCTATCAAGACGGCTTGGATGCAACGACATTTAGAGTAGTAGATATTCACGGTGAACCGTGGGGCCTAAAGAGTCATCTTACTAGATACACTGCACCATATGGCAGAGATTCAGTGCTATCTCATGGCCCTCTTCAAGGTACCGAAGTGCTTGAAAATGAAACTTTTTACCCGGGCTTTCATAAAGTACATCGCAATGGAGCTACTGCAAACGACTTTACTACAGATATTGATCGAGTAACACACACAACATACTACGGAGTTCCCATGAACCGCGGTATAGTGATGGCTTCCGATGTTGCAGGTTTCACTCCTTCTGCACCGGGCGGTACTAAAAACAGCTCGCGAGCCTTAAGATATGTCACTCATCGCATTGGCTTTCCTATCGGCCACCCCGGTACCGGTAGAGAATTTACTATGGCCGTGTGGATTTATCCTCTTAAAAATCAATCTAACAGGACGGCAGTTTGGGCCCTTGGTGATCGCGGCCTAGGCGGTACACACATGAGAGATACCCCGAACAACAGACCGGCCTGCCATATGTCTATAGACATCGATCAAAGAATTTACTTTAGTATCAATGACCCACTTACTCACAACCAAAAAAGAATGTGGTATACAACAGATGGAAGCAATCTCAGTGTCCAAACGAAAGTACATAATATTGTTTTAAGTTATGACGGTAGTTCGACTAGCAATGTTCCAGTCATTTACGTTGATGGGGTAGCCAAAGCCCTCACTGAAACACCTGAAGGGGGAACAATTGATCATAGCTATCAGATGGAACGAATCGATGAAGATCCACACCGCGCCCACGGATCAACATCCGATACCGCTAACGGCATTATTGTCGGCGGCGGACCCTCTGCAGGCGCGACTCCCTCAAACACACATCTAAGTTTTTGCGATACGATCTTTATGGAGGCTGCTCTTTGGGCAACAAACCTTAGTGCCGCGCAGGTGACGCAAATTTATGCAAATGGTTATATGCCAGATCTTACTAGCTCAACAGGTGGTATTCCCACTATTAACGGTGGCTCAATTACATCAACAGAAGATTTGGTATCTTGGTGGAGGTTTGGTGATCAGACCAATGACCCCGGTAACCCGTCACAGATTCGTCAATCGGGCTCCACCGCGGGCAATGGATATAGCATGCTCGGAACGCCGGTCCTGAGAGATGTGGCGGGGCTCAACAACATTGCACCGATGTATAAGGGAAATGCAATAACAGATTCACAAAATAAAATAAATTATGCCAATATTGTCACAGAGGAAGCTTCCTCGATTGACCTCGGTGCGCTTGACATCTCCGCCTTCCAGCCCGCAGCACAAACACCTGCATATTCCATTAGCACAACCGAGCTTCAACACACAACGAACTTCTTTACAAAATTAAAATTTGACAACTACTGGGTACAGCATCAGATCCCAAGAAATCACTCTAACTATAGTTGGATTAAGGCTTCGTTAATAACCGGATTTCAGCCTGTCGGATTTCCTACATCCAGCGATGCACTAGCATTTTTGCAACGCTCAGAAACGGGCTATAATGTACACCTTTCGGATCGACGCAGATTTGATGCCAGTCTTAACACAACCGACAACGCTGCATTCTCGGATATTCAAGGAACAAGCTTCACTGGATTAAACACTGTCATTGCAGAACCTGTAAACGTATCAACAAATACACTAGGTCATCCTGTTAAAGGAGTCTTCAGTGCTACAGATGATGACGGGACTGTTTATACATCCCTGTATGGTCCACCCCTAGCGCATGGCATGCAAAGTACACACCCAAAGAATCACCTACAATATCTAAATGGTACGTTCATCCCCCAAGTATATAAATACGTCGACAGCGATGGAATTGTAACGGATACAGACCCCTTTATATTTAACAGCTTGATTCACAATAGACAAGGGCCATATGGTTGGCCATCGTGGAAACAAATCCGTGGAGCCGATCATCCTGTAGTCAGGGCACAAAAGAAAGAAAACATGTTTTCATTTGTGTTGCCCGATGCACTAGAGATTCATTTACAAACATCGACTGGTCACAGAGTAATTAGGCCTCGCTATGGCGATATTAATGTGTATGATAGGGTTATGCCTGTTACTTCAAAATTTAAACCTATTTCATCCACCATAAACGTTTCTACAAAAATTAGAAATAGTTTTGGAAAAGATGTATCAAAAGACATTCCTATTGATATCAGCACCACTTATGGCAACGAACTAGTTTACTTTAACAGAGAAAAGGTAAATAAAAAACTAAACTTGTCTAGAAGTAAAGTAGCGGCATACGAAGAAGTTAAAGCAATGTTTACAAAGGGTGCTTTAGAATCTTCAATATCTCCCGTTACATCTATCAATAAATTCGTATATAAGGAAACTATCTATCCATCACACGATAACATGTATAGCGGCGACGTTCGAATTAAACAAGACTATAGTAATAACTTTTGGCGCGCCACTCACGCTGAAAGAACATCAAACAATCCAAAAACAATTCATGGTCAAGCTTTTTATGGCCGTGATCCCCAATATCTTGGAAATGATAACCTTGGCCCCAGCCTCACTCACTTCGGCACCGGTGGTTCAGTAGGAAGACCGTCAATGTCAATATGGCCACTAGACGAAGCAACTGGCGCCATGGACAACCTGCCAAATACTTCTTACAGAGCAAAATGGGCTAATGGAAGTTTTCATAGTGATTGGATTGGAAAGGGAGAGGGAGAACTTCTCAATAGGTGGTCATGGCCGATTAAATGGGACCAAGGATACTACACGCAAGGAACTGGTTACCCAACAAGTTCAGTCCGAGGAGATAATTCTACGAATAACCATGGCACCACAGCCAAAAATCGCCTGCTGCCTGAAGCAACAGCCTGCTATTACATGCCTCATTTTATGCATGCAACCTCTTCGATTACCTCTCCAACTGGATTACCGCTGGTTTCATCAACGGCTTCTGCATTTCCATATACAACAAGTGAACAACTGGAAAATGTTATGTCGTTAGCCAATGCTAGCGGAATCAATCCTGCTCAAGCAGTGCAGGGCGTCCGCGTCGTAGAGGGCATTTATACTACAGAAGAATGGAACACAGATCAAGCAACTGCTGGCAATTTAACGATTCAACCTTTAAATCAAAATTCTAATTATGCTGGATTCGTACCAATGCAAAGTGGATACACAGCGTGGCAAGCGGGTAAGCTAGCTGGAGTCATAAGAGAAGTATCTGTACCTCAAGATGGAACTGAAGAATTGGTTAATAAAGGAACGCAGTTTACCAAGTTCGTATCAGCATCAACCGACCCTTGGTACTCATCATATGATGAATTTTACAATGATATTAGAGTAAAAGCAAAAGACTACTCAGTGTTGCCAGAGTTTAGGATGGAAGACCACATTGGGGACTATATTAACAATAAGGGTGGAGACTTTTTAGCAGAGCAAAATTCATTGTTTAGAATGGTGGGTATGCCCTCTGGTTCTAATGAATTAGCAGCAAACAGTTCCGAAGATAACTTTTACAAAATTTACGGTACAAGTGATTTCTTGAAACATTTTGACATACTTAAAAATGATATTGAAGAACACTTTCAACCATCGTCTCTGACGCTCAAGTGTAACGCTGTTCTTAAATTTAATCCATACGATGGGTTCTACCCTGCACAGAGAACATTGCAACTAGCTAGTCAATTTTCTGCTTCATATGGCCGATATGTTGAGTATGAAGGCCCCGGTATGCATTTTCATATGGCAAACGATGATGACGCCGAAACGTCAGGTGGGTATATTTTCCGTCAACATCCAATTGGCGAAACAGCCGGCGTAACTACAAATTTAGCATTTAGAAACTTTTTAAGTCCACTATTCTCGCCGGGAATTATGTTTAATACTATTAAAGCTGGTATCGCCTGTGACTGGCCTGTTATGACCGAAGGTGTTAAGATTTATAAAACTAGGTCAGGAAAGTCAGACTATTGGGGATTAGGTTTTTCTAATCCACACCAAGATGATGAGCTTCATGACCGTTTCGACGCTCTGTACGGCGTACCCAACAATACACACGTTTCTGCGACTAAACAACTAAACGAATCAAATGGTGTGCTACAAAGTGGAATTTTTAAGATTAGAGAAGATTTAAGAAAAGGCGCTATTTCCGAATCTTTAATTGTGCAATCTGCATCAATTGCGGGTATTTCGGACGGGTTCCGAATTATTGAGCCCGAAGGAAAGTATAACCATGGCGGTGATGAAACGGACGGTGGATTTTATGCAACAAAGATTAATGTCGCCGATCTTCCCGGTATGCAAGCCACCAGCTATACACTCGACCCAATCCGAGATGATAATAGTCTAGTATTTACTAGAATTAAAATTACAGCATCGTATGGTCCCGGCCCCAACATGGGTAGATGGGATAAGAGGATCCCCTTTGAGGCGATGATTAATCCTGAAAATTATCTAAAAAATATTAAACTATTTGATTATATCGCACATCCATCTTGCTCACTAGACGTTACTGCATCTTGGCAAGGCCAAGGCGATGAATTGTATTCCATGATGGCAAACAACTTCCTAGCCGCAGTACCCGACTTTTTCTTAAAAAATAATTCGATGACAACTATTTCTTCTAAAGCACAGGATGAATTAAATTTATATGCCGAGCAGGGGACTTCTTATGGGATGAGAATCAAGATGTATCGTTCTCTAAACAGGGAAAGGAACTACAATGCCGAGCGCGCCCGCGCACTTCGAACTAAGCTATATGATGTTCCTCAAGATCCACGCGATGACCACGGTCTACATGAAACGTTTACTATGTATAGCCGAGCCTCCGCTTTCGGACCTCCAATTTTTGGAAGAACACACTGTGTAAGAAATGCTGGGAACCCTGTCCTTGCAACAGATCCCAACCCAGATACACTAGCGCAAGCAATCGCGTCAAAGCTGACAGCATCTTATAGTGCTTTAGAACTCGGCAATATATTCTCTGATCTTGATATAGAAATTTTGGATGCATGCGGCACGCAGCGTATTCCTGAAACACTCTTTCACACCGCTTCATTCCACGCTACCACTGGTGGAGTATTGGATAGCGTCGAGGGATACTATTGGTCACACACTCCTCCGTATTATCACGGAGAAGCATGGTGTGATTTAATCTTTAAGCCAAAACAATCAAAAACTTACTCGCTAGCAGAAATTGTCGATCAATTAGAAGTGCGACAATATCGTGTAGACCCCGGCTTTGAAGATCCTACCGGTGCAAGCGGAGAAATGAACCCACAATTTATTCCCAACGGATTCCACAGTTCTTCACTATACTCTGCTGAAAACATTAACGCGAATGCAATGCAGATTGACTCAAGTGTTAACTTATTTGGAATTGGAAAGGTAAAAACATATGCTTATAACAATGTTGGAGCAACAGGAAGGGCCTCAGCAACTACGGTAAGAAGAACGACAGGGGATTCGCCGGCGTGGATTATCCAGCCTAAATTTGAAACTCCGATGCTTAACTTCAGCAGTCTAACCCCAGCACAAGGTGGAACATGCCCAAGGCCGCTTACTGACGACATTCTGGAGACTCCATTATATGGTGCGGAAGGTGCTCCTAGGGGAATGTGGCATCAATTCGGTACCTTGCCGCAAGGCAGTGAAGGCGTGTACTTGTCAGTGGGCGATATCCCTTCAGACTGGCTAAATAACCACCCATTAGCAAAAAATTCAGATATTTATGCTGGGTCTGATGATGAAGGATCGGGTTCTCTAGCAGCATACAAGCGCGCTTTCTTGGGAGACAGAAATCAAGGAATGAAGTCTCTGTCTGATTTAGTCGGAATGGATACTACACCACAAAGACTTGGCACAATCAAGGAGACTATGACAGTATATGAAGCAGTCGTTGCTGTTCCGTTCGTACTAAAAGACAATTTAAGATGGTTCTTTACTCTAGACCCACATATGGTTGATGTGGCCCTAGGAGAAGAATCTTATCGTATTCAAGATGGATCTGACGAACCGGGTGTCTCAATTGCTGAACAGCTTAGAAAAATGCAAAAATATGTATTCCCGCCTCAATTTGATTTTCTTAATAATAGAGAATTGACACCAATGGCGATGTATATTTTTGAATTTAGTATGAAATTTAGTAAAGATGATTTATCATATATGTGGCAAAACTTGCTACCGCCGACCACTAAAAAATTCGAAATGGCTTCAGCCAATGTGCATCATAATTTATTGATCAATGAATTGATGGGCTATGCAAATAGAGAAGATGCACAGCCACTTAAGGACAATATTCAATGGATGGTATTCAAGGTTAAGCAACGCGCCCCTGTGAATTACTACGATAAGATAATTGCAAAAACCCCTGAACTGGATAGGTTAGATCGAATCAGCAGAAGTCGTCAAGTAAATTTGGGAACAAATAGTGAAAATAGATACAGCTTCAACTGGCCGTATGATTGTTTCTCTATTGTAGAAATGGCACAGCTAGAAGCAACAGTTGAATTTGCAGAAGCATCACCATCCGTATCACAGGCACTCAAATTCGACCCATCAGGGGGACGACCTAGTAGACAAGGCGCATATGGGTTCCCAATAATTCCAAATCAGACGCCACCCGGCCTGATTCAAAACTTGGGAGGATTTTCTGGTGTCTCTGGAGAAGGCGGCGGCGTGATTCAAAAACTTGGCAGATCGCCATGGACACAGGAAATCCAGAGTGGCGATGGCTATAGTATGGGTGCCGTCGTCGCCGATAACCCCTTCGGCTCAATCCGCGAAGGTTTTGGTTATGAACCCGGTGGAACAGGAGTAACACCATATGAGCTAGAAGGATATGGCACCGTCGATAGTTTAGGCGGCGTTCTAGGCACCGTAGAACAGGGGGCTTATAATATGCGTTCGCTAGATGTAAGGACTTACGAAACAGGTGTTGACGCATTGTCAACTGAGTTCCGAAATCTTGCTTTAGAAGGATCGTCTGGACCAATTTTCCAAGGGCCGGCCGCAGGTCAAGCACTAGCTTTCGAGTACGACTTTCAACAAGGCGCCGTGCAAATGAACTCTGGAATGTCAGGCATTAATAGTGTACAAAGTCTTGCTACGAATCCCGCAACAAATGCGCTTCAATTCCAAGCTAATTCTGGTGTCGGTGCTTCAACCAATCTCGCAAGTCAATACGGAGGACTCAGCACTGCTGGTTCGCTATCAATATTGAACAACTCTACGTTCAATGCTGCTGCAGGGGCAGCAACACAGCAAGTAACGCAAGTAAACAATAGCGCAGCACAGTATCAGCCAATTTCAACATTCTTCACGTTTACGATTTAGAATAGGGTGAGCGAACTATATATTTTGAAAACTAGGTAACAAACAATATGGCATTTTTTAATAAAAAAGAAGAAGTTATCGACATCCAATTAACACAGTATGGAAAACATTTGCTGTCAAAAGGTGTTTTTCGCCCTGTGTCGTATGCTTTTTTTGACGATAATGTGTTATACGATAGCACCTATGCCGGCTTATCAACTGAAAATCAAAACTCAATAGAGCCAAGAATTCAAGAGGATACCCCTGCGCTAAAAACGCAGCACATGTTTTATGGTGCTGAAACAGAAATTTTAAGAATCGCAAATGAAATCAGGGGCACAAATGGAAAAGTCCCTTCTATGCAGCCCGTAGCTGATAAACATTATGCCTTATCAGCGCCTCTGGGAACTAGCGCACTTCATACAGACAAACTGCCTTCTTGGAGTGTAAGATATTTTGCAGCCGAGTTAGATGATTCGGTGCAGTATGTTACAGGCGCCCATCCTACAATGAAAATTCCACAACTTGAGTCTACAGTTACATACAAAACAGAAATATATGATGATAGAAGTACAAACCCTGCGCTGCGGTCTGCAACATCTGGATTTGGCAGCGGGATTGAACAAAACATTTCTAGCGAGTCAGAGTACATGATGGCATCTAGCAAATTTGATGACGGTTCGTATTTTATCACTAGAGGCGACCAACTGCTTATTGAAATTGATGAGAAGAACACAGACTTTTTTAAAGAAAATTTTGATATAGAGGTGTTTGTCATTGAAGAGGTCGATGTCACGGGATCAGTTAAAACCCCGGGCCTTAATGGTTCTAAAAATAAAAAAGAAATATTGCGACCTCTGAACTTCCCCGCCATAAATTCCCCGGTTGTAAATGGTATTTTAACAGATCCACAAAACAGCCCTTCTGTTACACTAGACGCAGATGATGTGGCATACTATTTTGACGTTAAAGTGGACAGTGAGATACCCCCGGAGACTTTGTGTGCGATTATTGCAGAGCTTAAATCACAAGGGCAAGAATTGGGATACCTGTCAGACTTAGATCTTAACTGCCCAGACGTGTATGTTGCTGGTGCAAACGTGCCGTTCAACTTATATGGCAGTAATGTTACCGATGAGGATATCGAAGAATGTCTAGATTAATAAACACCATGGTTGGTGAATTATTCCAAGGAGTACTACCAACGCCAAAAATAAGATCTGTGAGTCTTAAATTATCGCCACTACCTCCTCCTGTTAATAATCCCCATATTGATCATGTTAGAGAAACTGTCATATATAAAGGAAGGGACGGCAAAAGAAAATTCGCTCCTAGTCAAGCAGCTGGAATTACAAAAGATCCTAGAAACTTATTAGTAGAAGTTTCTGTTGTATTGCTGGATATTATTGAGGATAATGGTGATTCAAGATGGTTTAAAAATCAAAATCTAATGAAGTACTTGAGGCTACAGATAGTACACTCAGAAGATCCAGACTTTACTGCTAAATTAACTAACAAAGAAATTAGCCCTATACCATCTCAAATTAATAAATTTAAAAAAATGGACAATAGAGTTGTTAGTACCATTGTTGCTTTAGATACAAAAATTGATCAATTTTATGAAAAACAAAGGCTAGACAAAGAAATCAGAGAGTTTGTACAAAAATTTACATTTGCAGTAAACACAACTACGCCCGAGCATTTGACTTATTTTGCTAATGTATACCTTGACACAGAACAAATGATGCAAGATTATTCCCTAGATTTACCAGTAACAATGTTAGGTCAAGCATGCAGCGATACTACTGTCGAAGAAGTATACAAAAACAAATCCCTTGTCAGGACAGCATCGATTTACCAAGTATCAGGGACAGATTCAATTTATCCCGGTAACGCTTATAATGTTGGTGGTGGAAAATATATCGCAAATGATATTATTAATGATGATATGATTTCTATGGATTTATTTGAAGTTCTTAATGCTTATCCTATGGATAGAAGAGCTACAAAATTAAATAAATATCGTAGAAAAATTGAAAAGATTTTAAACAATAATCAAGAATCCAAATATGTGCAAATGGTCAAGTTGCTCTCTCAATGGTCCGACCGAAGTGGAAATGCAAAATCAGCGGCATTATACAGGATTTTGGTTGCTAGAAAAAAGATTTACGATAGCTCTATTCAGGCGGGAAAGACACTAACTCGTAGAACTGTATCGAATCCAACGATTCGTGATCAGAGGACAATACAAGATTTATCTAATATCACAATTACTGTGGAGGATACAGACGAATCGATGGAGTCAGTGAGAGATATTAGGACCAGAAACAACTCAACTACGTCAGAAGCAGCCGCCCAAAATCTTAAAAATGCACTGTATTTTAGCAACATCATGTTTGCTAGAGACAATGCTAATTCTGCTAGGCTAACATTTTTTATTGATTGGCGAAAAATGATAATGAAAAATAGCAAATATGCTGGTTTATTAAAAAATGACAACCTTCAGATAAACGAAACACTCCGCTCGCAGGTTAAAATAAAAAGTGTTTCTTTGATTCGAGAGAGGCAAGATGAAAAAGGGGTTATTGAGCAGGGAGACCACCGGCACACTAGGGATCGAGATTCTGTTAGAAAGCTAATTACACGAGCCTCTGAAACAAACTCTGGAATTAGAGGCACAAGAATGGAAAACTCTCCGTTTAAAAAGAAAGATCGGCCTGTTGGTGCTATGAAAGAGATGAAATTGACTGACATCACTACAGCTGACCTCCGCGCTTTTGAGGCTGTAGATTATGATATTTCTGAAAAAACTTCTGGTAAATATAAATATCGTGTCGAATTTAGTATGGTTGACAATATCGGATCGTACTTGGCACAACGCGCTAAAGAATTATCATCAGCCAAGGAAGAACTTAAACAATATTACGGAATTAGCACAATGAAGTGCAACTATAATATTGCTAGCGAAAAGTTTACAGAGTTCTTTATCTCAGCATTGTATCAAAAGTATTCAATTCCAAGTCCCGATACCATGGCACAAATGACACCAGAAGAACTTAATATGCTGCTGAATACTAGTTCTCCGTTGGAGGCGCCTTGGATGAAGCCAATTGCTAAATATGTTGAAATTCTTAACTTGTTCGGTAACATTACAGATTCAGACGGTGAATCTTTGGCAAAAAAAATGTATTTAAAAGTAGAGCCGTCTACTGGTTCGCCTGATGGTATTCTAGAGGTAATTAAACAATTTGAAGATTTGGAGTCTAAAATCGCAGAAGTTTTGGGCGTTACTTTAACAGACATAGCCAGCATCGATACAACAAATTCAAAAATCAAATCAATTCTAAAAGACAAGATTGTAATAAGTTACTTATTTAAAGATGAGTTAGACTGCTCTTCTCTTTCTTCGGTCAAAGCTAGATTTCTAGAATACACTAATAGTTCAGACTTAGGGTTATCATATATTACAGCAGCTGACTTAACAACTAGAATAGTTCAAGATGAAGCAAAATATTTTAAAAATACACCAAGTTTACAACAAAATGCTTTAGCCGACATGGGTACTTACAGATTTTCTTATCTCTCTCCCTCCTATTTACAAGTTGGGGGCAAAAGATTAGAACTGTTAAACAGAGGAGAATCGTTATACGATCCTCAGCAATATAAAGAAATGATGTTTAGTATCTCACTGTTAAAAACAAATCCTGCCGCTCGCTCAATGACCATGCCTGTACTAGCATATCAACCTACAGACCTACAACAGAGCACCGCGGCTTCGGCACAACTAGCAGGCATGAACATGCAGGCGTTACAATTATTATCAAATTACGGCATTATCATAACAAATCAAGTCCCGGCGTCATCGGTAACTTCAATAGATGCAAAGCCACTTCAAGATGTTCGTGATATTTTAGGAGAAAATACACTATTAGCAATCAATAACGCAATCAGAACCTCATCTGACGAAGACGGAGAGGACGACACACAAGTAACACAAAAATTGAATAGCGAAGTAATACAAGCAGATGCAACTGCTTTCGCATCATCACTGATTAACACTTTAGTTAATGTGGGGATGGCAAACTTTTCAGGGGTGAACAGTGATGTTATTAATACTAAAGAATTTAATCCACTAGTCAAGCAACAAATAGAGGCATCCAAAACCTTAGACTTCTACAATATGTCCAACCCTATTAATGGTATCGATTCTAGGATAAGATCTAGTAACTCTAAAAGTTCAGCAGATTCTGATGCAAAAATCAGGACCATTCCAAATCAAATTAAATCATTGTTTTTGGTAAAATCTGGCCAAGTATCACCAGTTAAAAATTGGTTTGAAGTAGATACAGATCCTATGGCCAACCCAGAACTTAGACCTTTGTTCGAATTGCTCTATTTTAATATTCAAAAAATTGAAGTGTTAACTGGATTTACAAAAACAAAAGATAGTAAGACTGGCGAAGCACTATTGAGGGCGCCTAGTTTCAAACTACTGACCCCAGATATGATGGCCAAAAAAGGCTCCTTATTGTGTAGGCTGAAAAAATATCAAAACGATTCTCTTCACATTGGCCAAACCGACATGATAGATCTTCCGGTTGTAAACGAATATTTTATCTTAAAATTAACAGATGCAAGCCCTCAATTAGACCAAAATCCAATAGTTCAAAGTGACTTAACTACAGATGGTGGTGAATATAAGCTGCCGAATGGCACTAATTACATAGGAAAGTATCATATCCATAAAGATGGAACAGTAATGACGGGAGCCAGCATGGGCACAAATGAAAGTATCTTGACGCCTCTGAAGCAAACCGTGGGTGTCCAAGCGCGAGCGTCAGCATATGCAGCTCAAAATCTTGCTGGAATTACGGCAACTTATCAAAAACAAATATTACAAGGACTAGTGTCACACCATTATGATCAAATTTCTGTAGAAAGTGATTATTGTAGCACCGGCAAAACAATAACTAGTGCTGGTGGGACAACAGCTAGATCAACCGCAGCATATGATAGAGCCTCAATGACGTATGCTACAGTGTCGACTACGACAGCAATGGCCCCAAGCACCGGTGTTCTTACCGGTGGCTCCAGCGGCGGCTCAGGTGGAGGGGGCTATTAATGTCAATTAGCAAAAAAGTAACATACATCCCAGCCACTATGATTGATAGTTCGATAGATTTATTAAGAAATGAAATGTCGGCGTATTGGAGAAAGTATAAAAAATCAGAAAGATTTACTAAAGGTTCGCAATTATTATATCTTGCTGATCACCCAAAAATTGATGACACAATTAAAGGAATCACTGACTTTTCATTTTCGGAAGAGCAAGATATTAGTAGCGCAACAATGCCCTTTAAACAAGTAAGCATGAGAGTATATGGTAATCCAACAATGTTTAAAAATCAACGTCATTGGCGCGCCTACTTTGAAGGCGGTGAATTTGATGGAAAAAACTACAACCCTAAAATATCGATTGGCACACAATATAACGATAATGTTTTTACATGTGAACGACCGTTTACAGAACGAGAAGCACAAGCTTTAGGTGGAACATCACTAGTAAAAACATATGCTGTAGACCTAGAATATAACTTTTATCAAGAGGACTACGAAAAAGCATTGAACAGAAACGTGCCAGAAAATTTATTGCCTAATTTGTATACACTATATTCTTATAAGGAAGAAATAGATGATGAAAGTGTGAGAAATACACCAATCTTTCGTGCTCATGTATCTTTAAACGGAAAGTTACACAATAACAAAGTACATCAGTTTACAGACAAGGGTTCTGAAAATCCCAAAGCTTCAAATAGTTTACAATATTTAACTTCTTTTGCCCGGGCCCTGACTTCTCGTAATAAAGAAAGTGGTACACATGCTAATATCATAGAAGCTTATCAGAACACAATATTACCTCCGTCGAATATGGATTTACTAGCATATAATGTAAAAAAAGAAATGTTTCCAATGTTCACGGAAATAAACTTTGCAACAGATAAAACAACTCAATTTACACAAATATTAAAAGATTCAAGCACTAGTTGTATTTTTATGAAAGATGTTGCTGGATCACTGCAAGGCACTCACAACTTTCCACACACAGTAAGGGGATATACAACCCATGTAGAAACGCCGGTGATGCAAGAAAATGAACTAGGAACCAAGACATTAATGAACATAAGCAGAGTTGCAACTGGAAATGCTAGAATTTGGGATCTAAACGATTGGCTTAAAATGTTTAAGGCTTCGAATGCTTACCCAATGCAAAACAGTATTATGTTAGGTAGAACCAATGAAGACGCTAAAATGGCAACTACTAAAAATTATGGTTTTTATAAAAAGATGATGGAGACTATTTTTGTTGGTAAACTAAGAACATTAATTAAAAGCCAACAAAGAAGGTTCGCAGACATTATTGATGGAGACAGCAGTTATTCAGAAGAGGTGTTTTACAGAATCGACAAGTATACCCAAGGATACGATGCGCCAATTCAAACTTTTTGGATTCCAAACACTAATGAGGTTGATGTTATGAACTACATTGATACTCAAGTAAAATATAGCAGTGAATATACATACAAAGCTTCGGTTTTCAAGTTGGTAATCGGCGCGCAGTATTCATACTCAAATTTAGCAATCACCAAAAAAGTCACAGAAGAGTGTGTGGAATTTGTATCAACCGAAGGAGAGCCAGTTGCACCTAGGGTGCCCGGGTCGGTGACAGTTAGTAACATTTCAGGCACAAGAACAGCAATCGAGGTACAGAATGATCAGAGATATATGGCTGAGTTTGATGTCATTGTATCCCCAAATATTATGCTAGTGGAGGTACCTTTCTTTTCGGTTACATCTAGAATGATTGACGATCCTCCCCTAGCACCAGAAATTGATATTTTGCCATACAGATCAGATAGCAGATTCCTAAAGTTTTTTATGCAGGGCTCTACTGGAGAAGAGGTTATTGATCCAATCATTATGACTGATAAAGATCGCAGAATGGTACAGATGATTAGAAAAGCTAGAAATTTAGAAAAGAATGACCCTATCACTTATAAATCAGACGACTATCCTGCTTACTTTGAAGTGTATAGATTAGAAGAACCTCCGAGAACGTACAGGAGTTTTGTGGGAAATGTTAGAGCTTCAATCGCCACAGACATTTCTGATAAGACCAAACAAAAAGCCGCGGCCCTAGCATACATTGAGCAAATTGCACCTAATAAAAAATACTACTATATGTTTCGAAGTGTTGATGTGCATGGGAAGATTGGGTATCCATCCGCAGTGTATGAAATTGAAATGCTAAACGACAAAGGGGCGTTTTATCCTATAATTAAATTGCATGAAATGAACCCTAGGCCGGCCCGGATTACAAAAAAAACTGGAAGAAGGTTTATACAAATCATACCAAATATTGGCCAGACACTAATTAATGAGAGCAAGTCTGGATTTGAAGATTATTCGTCAGCAAATGACATTACAGGAAAACTAACATACGGCTTCAAAGCAGAGTCTATATGGGATAAGAAATTTAAGATAAGATTAACGTCAAAAAAGACGGGTAGAAAACTAGATCTAAATCTTGATTTTGCAAACAAAAGAGTTAAAACAGATTTTGAAGAAAGTTCGTAAGTTATGCACTATTTATAATAGTAACTATTTAAAAAAGGAAGAGGATTACACATGGCATTTTTAGATAACTCAGGTGACATCATTCTTGATGCGGTCCTAACTGATACAGGGCGCTTCCGTTTGGCCAAAGGCGATGGAAGTTTTAAGATTACAAAATTCGCTTTAGGAGATGATGAGATTGATTATGCATTGTATAACAAGAATCACCCATCTGGAAGCGCTTACTATGATTTAGAGTTACTACAAACGCCCGTACTCGAAGCATTCACAAATAATACGTCTATGCTTAAATCTAAACTAGTTTCGATTCCAAGAACAAATTTGCTGTACCTTCCGGTAATGAAGTTAAATGAAATCTATTCTACAAACAATGCTAGGCACACTACTGGTGCTTATTTAGTCGCTGTTAACAAAGATACCGAAGAAGCATTGGGGGTTGACGCTAGCAGCAATGCGGTATCTGGTATTATGTACGGAGAAAATGTAGGCGCTGGTACGACAATTCGTGTAGATCAGGGTCTAGATACATCAGAGATCTCGCCCGCTTTTACAATTGACGCGGACCTAGTGGAGACTCAATATATTGTAGAGTTTGATAATAGATTTGGATCAATTGTAAACGCAACTAATGGTTCGATTACTTCACCATCTTTTATTGATGATGATAACATTGCGACATATTTTTTCTCGCTTGGAACAGATATCGGAATTGTATCTGAAAATACAGAAAGAGACGCAGCCGCGTCTACGCAAACTATTCAAGGCCCTCGCGGAACATATATAGAATTTCAAATTCAATCATCGTTGGATTTAAACACTGGAACATTCTTGTTTACTGAGCTGGGTTCAACAACAACTGTTAACTCCACGGCCGTTTACTACATCGATACAACAGTCAGAATTACAGGTGCAACAACGGGATACAGAATTGATGTCCCGGTGAGACTAGTAAGGAAGCAATAAGGAAACACACATGGCTACTACTTTTAAAACATTTTCATCTAATGATGTAATTTCTACAAAAACTTTACTACACGAAGCAGTTCCCCTAACCGGGGCGATTGTTTCAGGTACATACGGAGACCTTAACGTTAAAAACTATTCGCATGGGATGTTTCAGTCAATCTACGACTATCCATATCTTAGTTCATCAGCGAACCATGTTTTTGATGTTTCGGTAGGATATAGCCCTCATTCTCCGCTATCTGGTTCCAGCAATCGAGTAGCCCAGAATAAAAAGTTTAACATTTATAATCAAATGGCGCAAGTCTTGATGGGTTTTGACCACACTGGATCGGTTCAGCGCTTCGATGAAGACGGCGATCTGCTCGCCGGAGGAACCAAAATTGATTCTGCAATTTTCCTTAGCTTTTCTCGGCTGCTGGTAAAAGATGAAATCAAGAAAGGTTCATTCTCTATAACTTTAGGAGTCAGCCCTTATGCTGCTCAGCGAGACACTGGTCTTCATGGTGACGGTAGGGTATTCGACAAAAGAATTACGCTAGCAGATACAAACGCTCAGAACGATTTTAGAGTAAACTCCCCCGCAGGAGAATATGGTATCTTGTATGCTAGTGTCGCGCAAGGAAGCAACGTTCTTGTTGGCGATCCAGCTGCAGGTTCGACAACAGTAAAAGCTGGTTTGATTTACTATCAAGCGGGTATTGCAGTAATCACCTCTTCTGTGTTGATCAGAAGGGACGATCATGATAATCGCGACAGCAATCATAGCGGCCTTTTACATGCTAATCTAGGAGCTTTCTTGACTGGTTCAGTCTTTGGACATAAGGGCGTTAACTCAACTACTCCAGAAGGCTTTCACGGTCTTGTAACTGGCTCAAACATTTCTTCATCCTGCGATGCTGTGCGAGCTAGAATTCACAACATCTCCTTTAATAACACAACAGAACTAAACTCAACTGTGTATTTCTGCAGAGCCAATCACAACGAATTTAACTATAGTGCAAACCCAACGTATCTTAACGGCAGTAAGATCAGGGTTAAGCAGCAAAGTACAGACCAGCCAGTGTCCTACATTACCACTGTCGGACTTTACTCTGCGGATAATGAACTCATGGGTGTTGCTAAACTTTCTGAGCCTCTGCGAAAAGATCCGACTAATGAAATGACATTGCGAGTACGTTTGGATTACTAGCATGTCTGGCAGAGACCGGGCAACTAGACGGCTTCGCGCAAAATATAAAAAACTTATTGGTGAGTTAAGGTATTTGTATACAGATTTGGAGTATTACAAAGAAGAGCATCAATACAGAAAAGAAGATTTTCATGAAGACTTTGCGTCTTGGTGCGAAGAGATGGGTTATGATTGTACCCGACCAGAAACGCGTCAAAAATATGAAGAAAAACAAATTGACCCATACTCTCAAAAAGTCAACAAAAAAGAGCTACAAGAAATTCAAAAAGAAGTATATAATGATGATAGTGACGAATCAGAAGATCCTGATGACGCCTATAAAGATTTGAAATCATTATACAAAAAAATAGCAGTAGAAACTCATCCCGACAAACTCACCCGTGCAGAAAAAGCAGCGCGAGAGAGAAAAGAGAGATTGTTTATAGAAGCAAAAAAAGCATATGATGAGAACAATTTTTTTAGGCTGTCGCAGATAGCAGAAGAATTGGGGCTAGACCTGCCACCACCATCAAAGCAACAGCTTGTATGGATGAGAGAAGAGAAGAAGAAAATAGAAAAAATCATTGCTAGCATATCTACGACATATGAATGGGTTTGTGGAGAGGAAAATCCGCTGATGCCAAAAGATGTTATGTACCAAAAATATGCAGATGCGATTGGTTGTGTAAAATTGAAGAAAGAGGGCTAATTAGTACAAGATGTCAGTATACAAGTTCCAGCGCGGCGATATTTTTTACAACAGGATCAAAACGTATCCAAAGTTTGGTTATTACGTCTATAACGGGACAACATACATCAACAATAAAATCGCCTCTAGTGGCTCTTTGACTGACACACCTATTGGACTAAAATCGGGATTTGTTAGCCTGTATGAAATGAATGTTGATAGAGTCGAAGATAAAGACTCAGGAAGAGTAATATTTGGTGGCACACCCTATGATATTAAAGATAGGGGAGTGGTATATCCGTTTATTACAAAAGACGGCACACTGTCATCCTTTAAAACGGTTTCAGCTGGTAGTTTTGCTACATTTGGCTATGGAACAGTCATGTCTTCTAGCTATCCTATGACAGCAAGTTTAAGAAGAGAATACTACCAGCTTGGCGAAGCACGCCCTCGCATCACAGCTTTAAGAAACACAATGGATTTTTACACACCGCTTAGCGATCATTACGCTTATAATTCTACTCTCGGTGATAAAAGCAGCCAAAATATGTGTTTGATTTCGATTCCGTCAATTATGTATGGCTCGTCGATTAAAAAAGGTTCAGTTTCGTTAAAATATTACTTATCCGGTTCTCTTTTGGCAGAATTGCAAGATACAAATAGAAACGGCGAACTAGTACAAGTGACAGGTTCGACATACGCTCAATCACAAGGGAAAGACAAAGTAGCGGGCGTTATCCTCTACAATGAAGGCTTTATCATGCTGACAGGTAGTTGGCACTTAGAACAAGAAACAGCAGTTTATGGAGGCGGTAAAACAGGTCGTGATTACCTGACTAACGGAGTTCCCGAGCCAAGTCAGTGGCGCCACTGGGGTCACACGATGGAGGGCGATAGCCAGAATCTAAAAACTGGTGACGACGCCTCTACCGAATATATTAGTTTCGGCTTAGACTATCAAGGCACCAACTACGTGCCAGTAATGACCATGCTAGCTCATGCACCAAAGGGTGAACTTAACTATTCTAACAATCCAACTTTTGTAAAGCATGGCCAAGAGAAGAAAATGACACCTCTAACTGGCTCTAAATTTTACAGGGAGCACGATTCGATCAGTGCTAAAAACACAATGACATCCAGTTATGCTGACCCGACTGGAAGCTACCAAAAACAAACGTTTATATCAAAAATTGGACTTTACGACAAGGACAATAATCTTATTGCGATTGCAACTCTAGCAAATCCGGTGAAAAAATTGGAAGACTTAGATTATACTTTTAAATTGAAATTAGATTTCTAGGAGGAGGAAATGTCAGTCAAAATACACAAGCATTCAAAATCTGCTTGGATTACAAAATGGAGTAAGCAAGAAAAACCATGGGGAACAGAGATGGTTTGGGCCAGTTTTACGGCGGGACACGGTAAATTGCTTACTTTAAGAAAAGATAATAGGACTAGTCTTAAGTATAATCCACAAAAAAGCGAATCGCTTATTGTACTTACGGGCAAGGTGCACGCTAAATATGGTGACGAGCATACTCTAAAAGACTCTATTGGTCACCCATGGCAAGAATCAATTCTTGAACCGGGCATGACTTTAAACGTACAATCTGGTTGTCCGTATCGACTTACTGCTCTTGAGGATTCACAAATCATTGAGATCGGAAATCATTTAGCAGATAGCCCTGTTCGCATTGAAGACGACTACGGAAGACAATAATGATACTGGGACTTGACATCTCTACTAGTATCACTGGGGCTACCATACTTGACAAAGATGGTAAAATTATCTATAATGATGCATGGGATACAAGAAAATTTAAAACAATGTTTGCTAAAGCTGAGTATGTTAAGGAAAAGTTATTAGATGCTTTTGAGAACAGCATTGACGATAGCAGTGTGATCAAACATATCTACATCGAGCAAAACCTGCAATCATTTAGAAGCGGTTTTTCGTCAGCAAAAACTTTATCTACTCTTTCTAAATTTAATGGCATTGTGTCGTGGATGTGCTACGACTTACTAGAAATAACACCAGAGTATGTAGCAGCGCCAACGGCAAGGAAGCTAGCCGGCATAAAGATACCTCGCGGAACAAAAGCCAAAGAGGTGGTTCTTAAGTATGTTGAACAAGAAGGTTTACTTGAGATTGAGTATACGAAACACGGAAATCCAAAACCACAATTTTATGATCGGGCAGATTCTATAATAATTGCAAAAGCAGGGCACTACTTATTGCAGGAGAAAGATGATGAATAAACATATGGTCGCAGAGTGGCGAAGCTTTCTTAAAGAAAACAAGCCCGCAGCAGAAGAAGTATCTGATGAAGTAATAAGATTAATTTTTTCTGATGAAATGGATAAAATCTTACAAGATCAAAAACTAGATGAGAGTCTGTCCAGTCGCGCTAAATCTATTGCAAAGAAGTACGGCATTCCTCTTGGAATAGCCATGGGTGTTGTTACAGGTGCAATTAGTGGCAAGCAGTTTGCTGATATGCAAAACGCCCGTAATGCAGAAGTTTCCGCTCAAGCAGATGCGCCCCAGCCCGGAGACTATTCATATCACCTAAATAAAAGCCGTCTACCCCCCGGCTATTCAGATCTCAGTAATCGAGAGGCAATTGAGAAAGCATGGCAAGACATTGAAAGACTGCCCAGAAAAAGAGCACCGGTGTCTGGAACTGCCCCCACGTTAGTTGGCGGAGAAATAAAGGTTTTAAAATTTGGGTATATCCCCACGCAAGAAATAAATCCAGACACAGTACTGCCTATGTCAGCCATGACTGCTGAAAATTATAGAAATATGCTAGAAGCTAGATTAGCAAAATCTCCCGATGAGTTGATCTATCTTAAGGGAATGATCTTTGGTGACACTGGAAAATGGGCTAGTGGTACTGGTGAAGAAGTGTTTAGGGTAGAGGGAAACTATGCTATATTGCCTCCCGAATGGTCTATAGCTCATGAAGTGTACGCAAGCGCAGTAGAAGAAAGACTGTTTGAAATGGTCAAGTACGTAAGAGAAAGTCCAGAGATGGCTAGCGAAGTTATTTTTAAGCAACTTAATGTAGAAAATGAAGAACAGTTTAATGAATTTGTTAGTGATCAGCTGTTTAAAATCGGCCGACAGTAAAAAAATAGTTGACAACGCCGACGACTAGTGGTATATTGGTACTATAGGAGGACTCATGGAGTCAATTAAGCTTGTTTTTGCTGGTTTTTTTATGGGGTTCGCAATCAGCTGTATTCTCGCATCAGTAGCTCGCGCCCCTAGTGTAACACATATCGACAAGGAGAAGCTACAAGACAAAGAAATCGAAGCTGTCATCTTGCTAGAGATTCCTGAAACTAATGAATGAGCATGAAAAATATAAGATTGTAACAAAAGTTTTGGGTCACTCTTACAGATCTGGCACAGAACATTTGTACCATTGTCCGTATTGTAAGCATCACAAGAAAAAACTATCAGTTAATTTTGAGCGTGATGTCTACAAGTGTTGGATATGTGATGCCCGCGGCCGCACCATTCGCCGTATTGTTAGACGTTTTGGAAATTTGACTTTATTAAGGGAGTGGGATGCAGTCGCCGGCCGCGTAGATTTGAGCGATTTTGATAATTTATTTCAAGAGTTTTACGAGCCAGAAATAGAAGAGTTGTGTACTCTTCCGCCTGAGTTTAAAACTTTGACAAACCAAAAGCTGTCGCTAGCATCTCGTCCTGCAGTTAGTTATCTTAAAAATAGAGGCATCAACAGAGAAGACTTGCTTAAATGGAAAATAGGCTATGCGCCCGATGGAGAGTATAAAAATAGGATCATTATTCCTAGTTTCAATATGAATGGTGACGTTAACTACTTTGTAGCTCGTTCTTATGACAATTCATATAGAAAGTACATGAACCCTAGGGCATCAAAGGATATATGCTTTAACGAATTGTATATTGATTGGGATAGCGATCTTATAATTGTCGAAGGTATCTTCGATGCTATCGTAGCAGGAAACGCAGTTCCAATTTTAGGCTCTAGCCTTCGCAAAAACTCAAAGTTAATTAAGAGAATTGTAGAAAACGATACACCAGTTTACCTAGCTCTTGACGCCGATGCTGAAAAAAAGGCAGAAAAAGTTATTCAAACTATGCTAGAATGTGATATAGAACTTTACAAAATTGATGTCATGGGGTATGAGGATGTGGGCTCCATGACAAAAGAGCAGTTTCAATTAAGAAAACAAACCGCATCATTTGTAGACACCGACACTAGGCTTATGCAAAGTGTCATGTCAATTTAAATTGGAGAACGAATGAAGTTAGCTCATATAGCTGATACTCACATCAAAAACTTAAAGTATCATTTTGAATATCGCAAGGTTTTTGAACAACTATACGCCAAACTGAAAGAAGAGAATGTTGACTATATTATTCATTGCGGCGACATTGCGCATACGAAGACACAGATCTCGCCAGAATTCGTAGAACTGTGTACAGACTTCTTTCGTAATCTAGCTGCGATTGCGCCAACTTACATTATTTTAGGCAATCATGATGGGAATCTTAAGAACAGCAGCCGTCAGGATGCCTTAACGCCCATTGCGGACGCCCTAAATTGTAATAGACTACACCTGCTCAAGAACTCGGGAGAAGTAATTGTAGACGATTCTCTGACGCTTAACGTCCTTAGTGTGTTCGATCAGGATAACTGGGTTGTTCCGTCAGACGATTCTAAGATTAATATTGCTTTGTACCACGGCGCGATTAGTGGTGTGTCCACTGATATTGGTTGGGTTATGGACCACGGTGAACATGATGTGGGAATCTTTGAGGGCCATGATTATGCATTCCTAGGCGACATCCATAAAACCAATCAGGTGCTAGACCATGAAGGCCGTGTACGTTATTGCGGCTCAACAGTTCAGCAGAATCATGGAGAAACCAACGACAAAGGATTTTTGATCTGGGATATTCAAAGCAAAGATGACTTTACTGTTAAGCACCATGTGCTAAAGAATCCAAAACCATTTATCACCATCGAGTTGACACCCAAGGGTCGAATGCCACGCGGGATCAGTGTGCCTACGGGCGCCCGCTTGCGACTAGTAAGTAATAATAACTTGCCACTAACTCAGATGAAGCGCGCTTTAGACGTAGCTAAACATAGATTCAGCCCAGAAGCAATTACTTTTCTAAATCGTGCTGCAGGACAAAGAAGCAACGTCGAGGAATTTACCGATAATCTTAAGGTTGAAGACTTGAGAAACCTTGGCGTTCAAGAAAAGCTAATCCGAGAATACTTGAAAGATTATGAAGTCGATGAAAGTCTTCTAGAAAAAGTTATTTCTTTAAATGCTGAATATAACAAGATTGTAGAACAGACTGAAGAAGTGGGCCGAAATGTAAATTGGAAGATCCATCGTGTAGAATGGGATAATCTTTTTAACTATGGCGAGGGAAACAGTATTGAATTTACCAACCTTAACGGGATTATCGGAATTTTTGGAAAAAATTACAGCGGAAAAAGCAGCGTTATTGATTCTATTTTATACACGATGTTCAATACAACGTCAAAGAACGAAAGAAAAAATTTAAATATCATAAATCAAAATAGGCCACAATGCCGCGGCATGGTTGAGATTTCTGTAGATGATGTGCTTTATCGTATTGAAAGAACTAGCGAAAAATATACTAAAAAATTAAAAGGCGAGGTCACGCTTGAAGCTAAGACAGATCTAGACTTTAAGAGAGTATGTCCAGTTACTGGAGATGTGGAGAGTTTGAACGGCTTGAGTCGAATCGAGACAGACAAGAATATTCGAAAGCACTTTGGAACTTTGGAAGACTTCCTATTGTCAGCGATGGCTAGCCAGCACGGTGCCCTGCAATTTATTAATGAAGGCTCGACTAGGCGTAAAGAAATTTTTGCTAAGTTTTTAGATTTAGAAATTTTTGAACAGAAGTTTAAGTTAGCGAAAGAAGACGCATCCGATACTCGCGGCGCTTTACGACGCTTGGAGGGTAGAAACTATAAAGAAGAAATTGAAACCGCACAGTTTGAACTACAAACAAACAATGAAGAATTGCGAAGCCAAAAGACACAGTGTAATGCACTAAAGAGTAAGATTGAAACAAACCATCAAAAAATAAATGAAATTGATAAAACGATTGAATCAATTCCGGCTGAGATTATTGATGTTGTAGATGTTAAGACAAAGATTAAAAACGCTAGGATGCGTCAAGAACGCCTAATTCAAAAAAATACTGAGCTTAGCAGTGAGCGTACAAAAAATCAAACAATGTACTCTAAGATAATTCAGTTTCTTGATACTTTTGATATTCACGAACTTGAAAGAAAGCAAGAAGAAATTAGTACAATTAGAGATGAAATCTCTGCTTGGCAGCGGAAGAGAGATGCTGAGCAACTAGATTTAGAGAGGTATAGGAAAAAACAAAAACTACTAGCTACTCATGAATATGATCCTAATTGTGAGTACTGCTCTAATAATGAATTTGTAAAAGACGCTATTGCTGCGCAAAAGAAAATTCCTGCATCGACAGCACGTATGGAAGAGTATTTAGCAAATATCACTACGCTTAATGTAGAGCTAGAAAAGTTGATGCCGGCTCAAGTAGAAAAACATGTGGAAAAATATTATAAAGTTGTTGATAAAAAAGCGACAGTATCAGCTGCTATTGCCGATTTGAACTTAGAGATGGAAAAAAACAAGTTAGCCAAAGAGAGGTTATATCACTCCATTAAAGAGCTAAATTCAAAGCTTAATGAATATAATCAAAACAAAGAGGCTATTGAAAATCTAGAAGAATTGACGGCTAGTAAAGCTAGTCTGATGATGAAAGGCGAAGACCTTGCAGATAGTCTTGATGTCTGCGAAGAAAAGATAATTTCACTAGTGCGCACAAACGGCTCCTTGGAACAAAAAGTAGAATCAATTAAACAAAGTAAGCAAGATTATATTGACCTACAAGACGAGTTTGCTGCATATGATTTGTTTATGCGATGCATGCATTCTAACGGTATCGCTTACGATGTGATCAAAAGAAAGTTACCGGTAGTAAATCAAGAAATTGCTAAGGTGCTGGCTAACATTACTAACTTTGAAATTTATTTTGAAGATAATGGCAAAAAGTTTGAACTTTTTATTAAGCACCCCAAACATGAGCCGCGCCCACTAGATATGGGTTCCGGCGCAGAAAAAACTATCGCAGCTATGTCAATCAGACTAGCTCTGTTGTCTGTGTCTTCATTGCCAAAGGGAGACATTTTTATTCTTGATGAGCCCGGGACAGCACTTGATGAAGATAATATGGAAGGATTTATTCGTATTCTTGAACTAATTAAGATGTACTTTAAAAATATCTTGCTTATCTCTCATCTTGACTCGCTCAAAGATTGTGCCGATGTTCAAATCATGATTGATAAGAGAGAGGGGTACGCTAAAATTAATCATTAAGATTCGGAGGATATATGATGGCAGTAGTAAAAGCAAGGTTAGACGCACTAGTTGAAAAAATGATTTCTCGCAAGTTTATGGTGTGGCTCACGGCAACAGGGCTCATGGTTTGGGCCGGCCTAGAATCGTCAGATTGGGTGATTATCTCAGGAATCTATATCGGTGGTCAAACCGTTATTGATGGCATTGCCAAACTCAAGGGTGTTTGATGAGCGACGAGGCACAAACAAAAAGCATGCAACAAGCAATATTAAAATTTCTGTTATCTCACTGGAAAGAGGTGTTGCTGCTGCTATTATCCGTAGGTATATTTTTTAAAATGCAAAGTGACATTAATGAATTACAAAAAGCCTACGACGCAGCCCGAGAGAGCTACGAAACACAGATCTCGGGACTTCAAGATATTCACAAAGAAGAAATAACAATGCGTGAAAAAGCTTTACAAACTTATCGCGATGCACTCGATACACTAGAACGTCAGTACCGTGAAGAACAGGAGCGAATTAAAGAACGCACCGAACAGCGCAGAGAAACATTGACTGAAAATCATGTTGAGCGGCCTACAGAGGTTATAAACGAAATACAAAAACAATTTGGATTTGAGTATGTGGAGTAGGATTATACAAATATTGGGCTTAAGTCTAATTTTTGGAAGCCCCGCATACGCAGACGAACTGGCAGAGACATCTAACGGCAAATTTACAATACTAGAACAGAGCGCACCCGCTCCATTTAGGGGCACACTATTTGATCCTGCAGCCACAGCCTACCTGCTGACGTTTCAAGAAACTTTAAAAGCACAGTATCAGCTAGATTTGGAGTATAGGATTAGCGAGCTAAATGCTACACATACACTAGAATTGACAAATTTAGAAATTAGATACACCGCTCTTAGTGACGAATATCAGCTTAGAATTGACGCAAAGGATTTAGAAATTCAACAGCTAAACGATTCGCTAGCAAAACTCAGCAGAAACGATAGACACTGGTTTGTCATTGGGGGGTTTGCTATTGGCGTAGGGGTGACAGCTGGAATTGTTGCTGCGGTTAACAGTGCGAGTAAATAATGAGCGACAAAGATTGGAATCGACTAGCAGCTTTTGAGAAAGCAATTGCTAAAAAATATGGCAAAGAAACAATTCAGAATCCCAAGTCAAATTGGGATGAGGACAAAGAGCGCGACTACGTTGAGCAACAAAAAAAATTATACCAAAAAGAGATAATTCGCAAAGAGTCTACAGAGAAGATAGAACATGATGGTATTTTGATTTCTAAAAAACTACTTAATAGAGAATCAAAACGTTCATGCCCGGTTTGTGCTAAATTATTTTTTAGATCTATGGACGATGTAACTATGACAAAGTATGATTGCTGCTTTGCTTGTTATGTTGAATATGTTGAGAATCGTGAAGAGCGTTGGTTAAAAGGATGGAGACCAAATGAAGATAACAAAAGCACAGATTAAACAAATTATTAGAGAAGAAATGGAATCGATCATTGGCGAGCAAGACGACGGAGCCGAGATTATGGCTGCTATCGAAGATGTCCCCCCGGCAGCTGAACAGATCGCAGACAGAATTAAAAAAGAGATTGAAAAGCTAGCAGAACCTTCAGGACTAGAGCCGCAAGTATTGGCTCAGGCAGTCGCTGCTCTTTTAACAGCAGATTAAAAATTACGTACTATTTATTAAAAGGAAAAAAATATTATGGCAACAACACTAGAGATTATCCAAGGAATTCACCAAGCCGCAGCAAATGCGTATGATGGCGCATTGGATGAAAACGGAGATCCCGTAAAGGTAGGACTAAAAAGAGAAGAGGGCGATCCTCTGATCGATAGGCGAGTCATGGATGGCTTTAATGTTTCTATCCACGGAAACAAGCTGTGTGTTGCATACCATTCTGAAGTTCGTCTAAAAGAGGTGTACGGCTCTAATTTCGAATCAGATACAGAGCAAATGATCGAAGACATCGCCAGTTTTTTAAAGAAAGAATACAGGAAGGTAACAGGCGAAAGTCTATCACTCAAAGCCGTTGGCGAGTGCGATATGATCGTACAGAATACATCAAAAGTCCGGTCATGGGTTCAAGCACGAAAGCATTACGAAATTAGCTCTTTAGCCGAAGTAGAAGGTGTTCCTAGTTCCGAAGATGAGACAGCGGACACACCGGTCGATCCAGACTTCGAAAAGTTTATGAAGTTGGGAGGATTAGGCACCAAGGCCAAAAATGATAAAAGACCTAAGTCCTGAGACGATGATGATGCATGAGTACGCAGCTATCCAAAAATGATAAGTTAAAAGAAATTTTAAAGTGTGGTAAAGACCCTAGCTACTTTTTAAAAAATTACGCTAAAATTTCTCATCCAATGCATGGCTTGATTCCATTTAAAACCTATGGGTTTCAAGATGAACTGCTAGAAAACTTTAATGACCACCGGTTTAATATTATCCTAAAAGCCCGTCAGTTAGGTATTTCTACTATTACGGCAGGATATATTGTATGGCTTATGATGTTTCGTCGTGACAAGAACGTACTTGTCATGGCAACCAAGTTTGGCACCGCAGCCAACTTGGTTAAAAAAGTAAAGTCAATTGTAAATCATTTACCGCCATGGCTAAAGATAACAGATATTAAGATTGATAACCGTACCTCATTTGAGCTAGACAACGGTTCGCAGATTAAGGCCTCTTCGACCTCGTTTGACGCAGGTCGCTCAGAGGCTTTGTCTCTTTTGGTTATTGATGAGGCTGCACACGTTGATGGTCTTGAAGAACTATGGACGGGCTTATACCCCACGCTGTCCACGGGTGGTCGCTGTATCGCCCTATCCACCCCTGCAGGCGTTGGTAACTGGTTTCATCAGACATTTATTGACGCTGCCGCTGAACAAAATGACTTTCATCCAATAACTCTTCCGTGGGACGTGCATCCAGACAGAGACCAGCAGTGGTTTGAGAAAGAGACTAGAAATATGTCTCGCCGTCAAATTGCACAAGAGCTTGAATGCAACTTCAACACTTCCGGTGACAGCGTTGTAGATCCAGATGATATTGCTTATTTGCTCGACAACGTAAAAGAGCCTCAGTATAGAACAGGATTTGATAGAAATTATTGGATTTGGGAGCAGAATATACCGGAAGCTAGTTATCTTTTGGTCGCAGACGTTGCCCGCGGTGACGGCATCGATAGCTCAGCATTTCATGTTATTAAGCTAGAGACTATGGAAGTTGTTGCAGAATATAAAGGAAAACCTACAATTGATACATATTCTAAGATATTATATGATACGGGAGTAGAGTATGGAAATTGCCTACTAGTCGTAGAAAATGTTGGAGTTGGCTACTCGGTGCTAGAAAAACTTATAGAGCTTGGTTATCCAAATCTTTATTACTCGGTTAAATCAACACATGAGTATGTAGAGCAATATCAGGCAGAAACTATGAACAATGCTGTTGCCGGATTTACCACTTCTACTAAAACTAGACCATTAGTTATTGCAAAATTAGAAGAGTTCATCAGAAACAAACTAATTAGAATATATTCTAGCAGAACTGTAGAGGAGATAAAAACTTTTATTTGGTACAATGGCAAACCGCAGGCAATGCGCGGCTACTCAGACGATTTGATTATGGCACTCGCTATTGCATGTTGGATTAGAGACACCGCGTTAACAGTAAATCAAAGAGACTTAGAGTACCAAAAAGCGTTTCTAACTTCAATACAAACTACTAGTAGACAGTTGAAAACTACAATTCCCGGTATGCATGGCCACCGGCAAGGAAAGGCCGATAGAATAACAGACGAGCAAAAAAAGATGATAAAAGACTTTTTGTGGGTTTATAAGGGGTAAAAATGGCAGACAATACTAAAAATCCAAGAAACAATCAATCGGAACTTTTCCGTAGACTAACCAGACTCTTTTCTGGGCCAATTATTAACTACAGAAGCCAATCTGGTAGAAGAATCAAGAGGCAGCATTTAGATAAGTACTCCTCGACATTTAAGTCTGCCAGTGGCCAGCAGTTCAAGAAAAGCACATATAATCCTTTAGATAGAATTTCTCACGACGCGATTGCAAACCAGCGAAGAGCCGAAAGGTACGTAGATTTTGATCAAATGGAGTATATGCCAGAACTAGCATCTGCGTTAGATATCTATGCTGACGAGATGACTACGGCATCCGACTTATCTCCTATGATCAAGATCAACTGTGTCAATGAAGAGATTAAGGCTGTTTTGTCAACTTTGTACACCAACATCCTTAACCTTGACGCCAACTTGTTTGGCTGGTGTCGCACTATGTGTAAGTATGGTGACTTTTTCCTGTATCTCGACTTAGACGAAAATTTTGGAATTCGAACCGTTTTGCCCATGCCCCCACAAGAAGTAGAGAGGCTAGAAGGCCAAGATACAACGAACCCAAACTATGTCCAGTATCAGTGGAACTCTGCAGGAATGACGTTTGAAAATTGGCAGATTTCACATTTTAGAATCCTTGGTCACGACAAGTATGCTCCGTATGGAACATCAATCCTAGAGCCGGCCCGACGTATTTGGCGCCAATTAACACTTATTGAGGACGCAATGATGGCCTATAGGGTCATCAGATCACCTGAACGCCGAGTCTTCTATATCGATGTTGGGCAGGTCAATCCGGCTGATGTAGAGCAGTACATGCAAAAAATCATCACGCAGATGAAAAGACATCAGGTTCTAGATGATTCATCCGGCCGTGTTGACTTGCGCTATAACCCTATGTCCGTAGAAGAGGATTACTATATTCCTGTCCGTGGTCAACAGTCTAACACAAGAATTGAAAATCTTGCTGGTGGGCAGCACGCCACCGCAATTGATGATGTTAAATATCTCCGCGATAAATTATTCTCAGCGCTAAAGATTCCACAGTCTTATCTTACTATGGGCGAGGGAGCGGAAGAAGACAAAACAACGCTGGCTCAAAAAGACATTCGCTTTGCCAGAACAATTCAGAGACTTCAACGTGTTGTAATCAGCGAACTAGAAAAGATTGGTATTGTTCACCTGTATACACTAGGCTTTAGAGGGGATGACCTTTTAAGTTTTAAAATTTCATTAAACAACCCATCACGAATTGCAGAGTTACAAGAGCTTGAGCACTGGAGAACTAAGTTCGAAGTTGCCGGCGGCGCTACAGAAGGATACTTTTCTCGTCGCTGGGTAGCCCAACACCTATTTTCAATGTCAGAAGAAGAGTTTCTTCGCAATCAACGTGAAATCTTCTATGATAGAAAATACGACGCAGGACTGCAAGCAGTTGCAGAATCCGCTGCTGCAGAGGCGGCTGGCATGGGAGGCATGCCGCCAGCCGGGGGTGAGCCCGGAGGTCTTGGTGGAGGCGATGAAGGTGGCCTAGGCGCCGATCCCGGCGGCGCGGCTCCATTAGGCGGCGAAACAGAAATGCCCCCAGACGCCGCGGCCGATCCCGGCGCAGAACCCGCCCCAGAGCCCGAAACTGGTGATCTCTTGGCCGCTCCCCCCGGCTCCAGACCTTCGCCTAGAATGCATCAAGGTCCGCGCAGCCACAGCCCCAAGAGATATGACCCCGTAAAGGTCGATGGGCGTGATATGGGTGCTAGAAAAAGATCTTATAATAGTATTGGCCGACCAGAGTTTGGCACTTATAGAACAACAAACTTGGGAGCTTCAGAGTTGCGAAGCTTATCTAAAGGTGTATTTACTGAAGAACGTTCTAATTATACAGACACAGATGTGCTCGAAGAGAGTCGATTGTTTGAGATTAATCATGAGGTTAGGACACTAATCAACAACTTAGAAAGAAATTCGGAGCATTCAAAAGATGAAAATGAAGCATAACAAAAAAAGAAATACAGCAATTTTGTATGAAATCTTAACACAACAATTTACGCACGCTATTGTCAACAAAGATGCTAGCAAGAAAAATGAGATTGCTCAAATTTTAAAAAAGTATTTTAGACAAGGAACTGTACTAGCTGAAGAATTAGAGCTTTACAAAGCACTATATGAAACTAAAGGATTAGAAAAAGGCTTATGTGAAAGACTGGTTACAGAGGTCTCACGCGCACACGCCTCAATTGATAAGACTAAAGTCTACGAACAACAGTCAGAGTTGATTAGCACAATTAATAAAAGAATTTCCCCAAACGCCTTCAAGACGTTTGTTCCAAATTATAAAAGCTTAGCTTCAATTGCCCAGCTATTTAGTCCAGAAGTTACTATCAAAAATAAAGTTCTTCTCGAACAAAATCTTGTTAATATCATGTCAGAGATGGTTGACGAGAAAAAAGAAGAACTGCTGCCAATCGATAATATTGTTTATAGCAAGTTTGTCGAGCGTTTTAACGAAAAATATTCTGATGGCTTGCTGCAGGAGCAGAAAGAACTGATAAGTAATTATATCTCCTCGTTCGCAGATAATGGAGTCGGTCTCAAGGTATATTTAAACGAAGAGATCACCCGTCTTAAAGAAGAACTAGGTCAGGCCTTAAATTCAGAAATGTTTACACAAGATAGTGACATGAAAGAAAAAGCTGAAAAAGTTTATACTATTTTAGAACAATCAAACAAGACCAAGGTTGATAAAGCGTTTGTGCAAAAAATTGCAAAAATTCAATCCTTAGTTAAGGAGTTAGTTGATTAATGGCTATTAAGATCAAAATTGGAACAAAGAATAAACCAGAGCCAGTAAGTCGAAAATTTGAATTAAAAATTCGAAAGTCACTTGATGGAAATTTGATGATCTTTGATCATGCCGATATTGATATTGTAATCATGCCATCAAAAAAGAAAATTTTGGCTCTACCAAAAGAGACAATGAATGACGCCGCATACGGAGCACAGAACCGCCTAATGGCTCACCTTAGAAGAAAGGGTCTAATAGATCTAGCTTCAGTACAGGGTGGCAACATTTATGGCTCAATGGAGGCAATCCTAGCAGAAAGCGTCGATGGTCTTGACTCTGTAAAGATGACACTCTTAAATGTAGATAAGTTTATTGATGAAGAGCGTCCTTACTTTGATTTTGTACGCGCTGCTGTTGATCAGGCGGAAGACATGTACACAGATCCAGAAGATCTGCATTCTACTGAGCTTGGCGATGTGCCACACGCAGATACCAAAGGCTCGCTACAACCGGGCTATGTTAGAGATCCTTATGGATTATCGTCACTTTACAAAATTTAGAGGTGAAAATTGGGTAGCTTATATGTAATGAACCTAGTATGGTTCATCTTATGTGCCTACGGGCTAACACAGATTATTGTATACGGCAGTATATTCAATAAGATAAGACCTTCTAAGACATGGCTTGCCGGGTTTGGTGAATTATTTCACTGCCCAATGTGTATGGGATTCTGGGTTGGTGTTTTTTTGTTTTGCATTTCTCCGTATACTGAACTATTTACCTTTGAGCAAACTATGGCAAATATTTTTATTTGTGGCTGGGTTTCATCTGGGACCTCATACATAATGAATGTTTTATTTTGTGATAACGGAGTTCAACTGGGGGTAAACAGTAAAAATGAAAATTGATAAAGAAGAGCTAGAAAAAATTATTTTAGAAGAAGTTATGAAAGAAATGGATACCTCCGCTACTGCTATTAAAAAAGGCATGAGAGGCCAGCAGATGCAGAAAAATGTTTCTTCAGCAGGCACCGGCGGCCGCGAAACCATTGCGCGACTTCAAAGAGTAATTCAAACAATTGGTCAACAAAAAATGTCGACCGTGCCAGCACAAGTAAAGATGGCTTTGCAAAAATTAGAAGCGGCTTTGGGCATTCAATCCAATGCCGGTGCTACACAACAAGGAGATGCACAATGAGAAACATTTGGACTAGTAAGTGGCTTCTGCAGCCTGTTCGACGCTGCTGCAAGGGCTCCATATTCACGCGGGTGGTGCCCGCATAGGTTATAGGTTATGAAAAAGGTACTTTTAAGAGAATATTACGAACTTTGTGAGGGTGGTGTCTGCCAAGATCTCCTCACAGAGGAAGAAAAAAGATTTGTTGCAGACGGAGGTATGATCCTGTCTGGCGTAATGCAGCGCGCTGACGCACAGAACGGTAATGGAAGAGTGTACCCACAAAAAGTTTTGATGAGAGAAGTTGAAAACTATGGAAAGTTAGTTAAAGAACGCCGTGCCCTAGGCGAACTCGACCACCCAGAGGACTCAGTTATTAATCTCAAAAACGCATCTCACCTTGTAACTGATATTTGGTGGGATAACAAAGATGTCATGGGCAAAGTAAAGGTATTAAATACGCCCTCTGGTAAAGTGTTGCAAGAGTTGGTAAACAGCGGCGTCAAGCTTGGAATATCTTCTCGCGGCTTGGGTTCCGTACACGAATCCACGGGCGGCACTATCGTGGAAGACGACTTCCAGCTAATTTGTTTCGATTTTGTGTCAGAACCATCTACTGTTGGAGCATTTATGATGAAAGAGCATAAGGAGCCCAACGTTTTTACAAAAGCAGATAAAGTTAACCGCATCTTAAATGATATTTTGAGTGAAAAATGAATAAGAAAGAATTGAAAGCAGCCCTGAAGCCATTAATCAAAGAGTGCATCAAGGAGGTGATGTTTGAAGAAGGCGTGTTATCCTCGGTCATCCAAGAAGTTGTCAAGGGAACGTCTGCACAAATGGTAACAGAGGTAGAGAGGAAGGTGGCACCTGCACGGACTCAAAAAGAACGAGTCCGTACAGGTCGCCCCGATCCGGCTCAAGCACTACAAGAAAGAAAAAGTAAATTATTAAATGCTATTGGGGCTGACGCATTCAATGGCATCGATATTTTTGAGGGTACAACCCCGGCCTCGCAGGGGAGAACAGTGGGTGAAGGAAAACACATGCCGGATGTACTAGGCGATGATCCAACTGATGCGGGGGTTGATATCAGCAATCTTTTCGCTTCATCAGGACACTCATGGGATATCCTTGCTAGAGGAAATAAAAAATAATGGCAGTTAATGTTTCAGTTAAAGCTCGTAGAAATGAGCACTCCGATAGGTTAATCCGTCGGTTTATTAAAAAGTGTAAGAAAGAAAAGGTTGTTGAGAAGTATCGTGAGCGCACTGATTTTTACCAAAAGCCTTCTGTTAAAAGAAGAAATAAAAAAAGACGAGCCGAGCGCATGCGAGAGATCGAACGATTAAAGCGTGAAAAATATACACAACGCGCTAAATACAGAAAGTAAATGTTTGAAGAGTTGGATATCTTCTCAATCGCATACTATTTACAAAAAGCACATATTGCAATTTAGGAGATTAAATAATGTCAATCAAACAGCCCTATTCAACTAGCATACGAAACGTTGGCTCGTATCAGTCCTCTGGCCGGCCATGGTGCCAAGGGAATATTAACGCGAGTACCGTCCAGCAAGTCGATTTTCCATTTGTAACACGATGGATTTGTATCATCAACAATCACGCCACACAAGATCTTAAAGTAGGATTTTCGTCCGCCGGCGTAGCTGGATCAAATTATTTTACTGTTCCCGCCGCTGGCACCACCACCACACCCGGACCCGCATCTTCAATTAGACTAGAACTCAAATGTGCGTCCATTTACCTATTAGGCTCTGGTGAAGTCGATGTTGTTGCGGGATTGACAAATATTCCAAGAGATCAAATGCCTTCCTTAGCGGGCGCAGACGGTATCGGCTAATAGGAGTTCAATAAATGAGTTTCGGATGGGCATACATCAACTGCGAAGATATCGCCATTACAAATATGAGCGGACCTACGGGTTCGATTTTAGTTCGTTCTGATACGTTTGAGGTTTCTGGTACACAGAACTTCATGCTATATCATGAGCCTAGTACCGGAGGCCCACGGCATAATTTGTCTCTAACGGGCTCGTTTAGACAGCTAGGAGATTATAACGTCACAGGAGCAGTGTCGGTTACAGGTTCTGTAAATGTACTAGGTCCTGTAAAAATGTGGTCTGATTTGGTTGTAGAGGGCAACGTTGTCGCCAATACCTTCGATGTTGTGCACACAACTTTGACCGAAGTACAGTCTTCTGGTAGCACACGTTTCGGCAATGATACTAATGATACCCATGTGATCACAGGTAGGACCACATTTGCTGGCGCCGGCGCTGACCCTTACCCTGCTATGGTTGTTACTGCATCAGCCGCAGCACCCGGCTCCGGTAATACATCTTATATTGGTTTAAGAACAAAGCGCCCTCCTACAACTCTAGCCGTTAGTGGGAGCTTTTCAAAGCAATATGATCCGCACTATATTGGCACAACTACAATTAATTTAACAAACAATATTACAGGTTCAATTATTGGCGTTAAGAATGGCGGAGCAGTTAACATTACGCTACCTACAGCCCATGCTACACCCGGTAGAATTTTAATTATTAAAGACGAATCCCTAACCCAACCAAGAACTAGCGGTAACAAGATAACAGTTTCTTGTCAGTCTGGTGAACAAATTGATGATCAAAACGAATATTACATAATGGGTTCACGCGCTGCCCTGACTCTGTATGCAGACGGAGTAAATCAGTGGTTTATCTTCTAAGTCATGATTTCAGGAGGGCTGCATAAGTGGGATACAACGTTCTATCAGGTTCGATTACACTCGGCAATTCCGGCTCAATCGAGATCACCGGATCGTTTTATGGATCATTAGAGGGCCGAGTAACAGCGAACAGTACGATTCCTCACGGTACTGTTTATTCAATCACCAATGCTGATACTGATCGGCTAATAACGGCGAATAACGGAACCGGAAACGCGTTTAACGCGGAAGAGGCCCTGACATTTAGCTCGGCAGATCGAAAGCTTACAGTTAGAGGCCTTGACGGTCAGGCGACTACAACTGTTGAAATTACTGGTGCAACAGAAAATAAACTTTTTCATGTAAGAAGCCCCACAAATCAAAATTTAATTTTTGCTACTGGATCTGGCCTCGTAGGGTTTGGTACTAATGCCCCTGAATATTTGGTCACAATCTCAGCGTCCACTAATCCGCTTGCATTGCACGGCCTTCAGACGGTAGAACTTGCTAATACTTCTAGCTACCTTGCTGTAGAACCCTCCACAGGAAGATTGGTTTTAACTAGCTCGGCTCAAGGCAGCGGCGGCGGTGGCGCCGGCGGAACTATAGGTAGTGCCGAAGACGGTGATTATACAGACGGACTGTATACTGATTTTACAACATCTACTGCAATTGGTACAGCGGTTGATAGATTTAATGAAGTTTTAAAAATTCTAGCACCATCACCGGCCCCAGCGCTATCGGCAATTAATGAAAATGTGACTGATGGTGTTACTGCCAAATTATCTTTTGGTGCTTCTGGCCCTATCTCAACATTCTCATCGGTAGGAACCGCCGCGGGCTTTAGCGCTGTTGACCGTGCTGCTTCATATGCTGCTGGAACTAGTGGTGCTAATATAAGATTAGGGGTTTACGACGGTACGACTGACATTTCAGGACTGCTAAATCCTGATGTTGCACAGAGTATCACAAACGGACACATTGCATTTTCTAATGACGCATTTGGTAATGCAAACGAAGGCACGTTAAAATTAGAGGTCAACGGGGCTACGCTGCACACAGCATCTTTAGCGGCTCTAACGGGCAGAGGCAACCCAGCTTCAGGAGCGGATGATAACTTATCGACAGACTCTGGATTCACGGATGTTTCTGTTGCAGCATCTAGTTTTGACGGCAATGGTTCTGAGTGGTATATTTTTAAGCACAGGACAGCAGCGTATAAGGTCGATGCCAACGACATGAGAAATGGCTGGAACTACGCCCGTGTAATTCACACCGTTGGCGGCGTAGACCGCATAACTAACTTTGTCGAATGGGTCGTCGACCCATCAGGATCGTCTAACAACCTAGCAGCGAGCAATGCTAGAATTGAGAATATATCTACAGCCGGATCAAAGTATTTATCTGGTGTTCAATACAATACAAGCGCCCAAGCTAGCTATAAAGTAGACGTTGAGAACTACTATCAAAATGTATACCCAGCCTCGGGAACACCTATATCATTTGGAGTAACGAATGTCGCGACTCCATCTGCACAGGCTGCACCAGATATCGCAAGCGATGAAGATTTTAGTAAACTTTTACGAGTCACTGGTAGTTTGGTCCTGAACGTTGATAATCTTCTAAGCGGAGCGATCACTGCAAATATAACTGCCACACACCCTCTTAAAAACACTCTTAGCAACGCCGGCGCAGCGACAACAGGTAATGGCTTCTTAATTGATAACAGGACGTTAGCCAGCACGAACTTAATTGAAAGATTTCACGATGAATCTTACAGAAAACAGTCCGGTAGTTATGACAGCCAAGCCTTAGCATCAGGAAATGCTACTGACTGGACTTCAAGTAATCACATGGTTGCAACAGGATCGGCAGGGCATACCGATGGGTTGCTCATGTACAACCAGCAATTACGTAGCCCCAGTGCATCAGACCTTCCTAATGCTGGAAACTTTAGTAAACTTATAAATGTTAATGCTGGCCAACCAGATTATTCATCTGTATCGGGCAAGCGCACTTTTTACCGTAAGTTTCAAAACACAAGCGGTGCCACCATCCGCGATATAAAAATTACTTCTGATAAAGCTAGTGCACAAATCATCAGCACTCATGATGCCCTAACGCATAACAAAATTAAAGTATTTACTAAAATTCCTGAAACTACGGGCTGGATGGACATCTCACAAAATTTTGTGTATGGTAGCACGTCGGACGATGCAGGTGCCCTTATTGATGGCGCTACTGACAACGCTAACCTTGCCAACACAAACGATAGCATTCATTGTATTACATTTGGAACAGTTGGCGTAGCTAATAATGACTATGTGATGGTAAAGGTCGAAGCTGACGCAAGCTGGGTAGGTGCATATAACACGTTAAATTTACAATTAGGAGCCTCAGATGTGTCAGCACCAACAGAGGCTCCGCAGCTGGATGATATCGAAACGGACGCTTCTGGTGTTTCTGATGCAAAGTTATCATTTGGAGCCGCAAACGCGATTGACGACTACACACCCGCTACAGGCTCCGCGTTAGGATTATCAGACTTTAATTCGAATGTAAACTATCCAGAAAGTGGCGACCGTCTTGGCGTATTCAGCTCTAAATCTAATATTGTTGGAGACCTTAACGACGACATTGGAAGCAACGGTCAAAATTACCCAGCGGATTCATTTAAGGACGCCTACACTGGTACTCTAGAGTTGCATGTTAACGGTCGCAAGGTTCATGAGATTAATTTAGCATCCACCCTTAATGCGATCACAAATGATTTTAACGGCAACAACTCTGGATTTAGTGTTTCGGCTGTAGCGTTTAGCAAAACAACAGATCTGATCCCTGACTATACAAAACCATACAGAACAGGTACATTTCAAATTGGCGCAGCCGATCAGGATTTAGGATTTAACACCGCTAGGGTCGTGCATAAGCGCTCGGGTCTAAGCGATGTTAATACAAACTATATCGAGTGGGTTGTCGATACTGATGCTAATGCTCTAGCGGCTTCTGATGTTGTTTTAAATAACTTTAGTCATGCAGACATATATTATCAATCGGGAGTCCGATACTTTGCGGCGCAACCAAGCGCTTCATTTGCTTACAGGGCCTCTAACGTTTACAGAAACGTATATCAAAATGGCACCGCTGTTTCTTACCCAATAACTACAAATTGTTTTGTAAATAATGTTCAAATTGTCGGCACTGGCGTGAATTCTTTAAGCGCCGACGCCGCTAGTGTTTCACTCCCTGCATTGAACAACGGAGCATTTTGTGAAGCTGCCGATATTCATGTTACAGGCAATGTCGTGCTTGACAATACCACATCTATTAAGGGCGGACTAGGCCTGTTTACAGATATCGATGCTTCAGTAAACTCACAAATTTTGCATCCGCTCAAATCAAATTTAGTATCTAGCACACTAAGCAAAACTGACTTCATGCATTACTCTGGCACAATTGGCAGTACCACATTGGCAGCACAGGAATACTTTGGTCTAGAAACTTATAGACTACAGTCGTCAAGCTACAACAACCAGACAAATGTGACTGATACAAACTTAAGTTGGGATTCGCAAATTTCAGTTAATGACGCGGGATCTTACGCTAACTATGCAGACGGCCTTGTGACTGCAAACGGGTATGTTATTTCCCCGTTGCAAATTGGTAATTCTGGAGATACCAGAAACTCCGCAGAAGGGGGGTCGCTTCAGGCTCCAAACGGAAGTCCAAACTACTCAACACTCACTAACTCAACTAGAACATACTACAGATACTTTAGAAACACTACTGGTCTTGCAAAAGCTACATTTACAATTACATTATACGGAGATGCATATTTATGTGCTAAATCAGGCGCATTTTATACTGGCGCCCTAGGAGCGAATAAGAATATCAATGTTGAATTAAGAGTTCCGTTTGACTCCGGGTTTACGGGCCCCGACGATACTTCAACAGATTGGGCTGATTGTATTAAACCATATGCTGCGGGAACACAACCAACCGAAGATGGTGTAGGTGTCTTTAATGGCGGCGGCTCGGATTTGACTCAAACAGTCCCCACCGGCGGCCGCAACATACCAATTCAATTACAAGCCAGACAAATAAGAAACAATCAGTATTTTGTTTTGAAGATCACTGCACACAAGGATTGGACTGGATACTTATCTAGGATCGGGATCACTTACTAATGAGCACTGGAAAGACCAATATAACCTCGACCCAGTTTGCAGCCAAGAAGCTTCTTGGTAAGGCGCATACCTCTAATTTAAAATCAGATGTTAATGAATCAGTACCCTCTAACGTATCGATGCCCTTTGAATCAATCTTTGGAGAGTCAATTCCTAATGACCCGGGCACTGATTTTTACACTGTTTATGGAACCCCGGGAACTGTTGAGCAAGTATACTTTGATGTGGTATCCATCAGCGATACCATTTATGACGCCGATGACACCGGCGGTGGTGGCGACGAATCCTCTACCTCCGGTCCCCACGGCTACTACCTGAAGCTACCAGCAGCTTATGAGACGACATCTTCTAATCCTAGTAGAGGAACTGGCGAGTTTACAAATGGCAAACGAGTATACGATTCTCGCGGTGGCTTACAATTGGTTCCACCCTTAGTTTCAAACGCTAGCCCAAACAGATACTTCTTAAAGCTATACAAGGGAGATCCAACAGATCCAGCGAATGAAATTACTTCTGGAGATAGCGTCGACTGGCAGGTTGATTATTACTCAGGGATCATCTTTATTCAAGATTATAACTCCGCACGCGTCCCAGTAACAGCATCAGCATATCTATATGTGGGTAAATATCTAGATGAAAGAATTGTACAAATTTCAGGTTCTGGCGGCGGCGGCTCCGGCGCCGGAATATTTACAGAAATTGATAATAACGAAGCTTTTGTTACTAGTAGTTTGACAATTGGGGCAAATACTAATCCAACTCATACGTTAACATTAGTTGGAAACTCCCACTTATCTGGTGGAATATCTCACAAGCGCCACCACACAACAGAGAATTACACTGTGACACTATCGGATTATTATATTGGCGTAGATACAAATTCAAGTCAGGTTACTTTGACGTTGCCATCCGCTGGATCTACAACTAGCGGTCAGACATTCGTCGTAAAGGACGAGGGCGGAAACGCAGGTACTAATAATATTACAGTTCATATTGCTGGTAGTGACACCATCGACGGAGGACACTCAGTAGTGCTAGAATCAGCATATGCTGCAGTGTCGATATATAGCAATGGTCTTTCGGGCTATTTTGTTTATTGATAACCACTTCATCTAGCTCTTTTTAAATAAGTCAAGTATTTTAAAATACTTAAAAGAATATACCCTAAAAACGCATAAAAGCACACTATATAGAGTGCACGCTTCAGAAACATTAGCCCTGCTATATGCGGAAGGGCGTGCTAAAGCAATTTTAAATACATTTTGGAGGGTATAAATAATGGCTTATAAATTTCAATTAGGAAGCTTTACAGCTTCGGGCTCCATTAAGGTTGAGGATACGCTTGACGCGGCTTCAACTTTGCAAATTGGTGGAGTTGGGGTCACAGCAACCGCAGCTGAGATTAACCTCATTGATGGTGGTACCGCTCGCGGAACCACTGCTGTAGCATCCGGCGACGGATTCTTACACAATGATGCTGGAACCATGAGAATGACTAGTGTCGATAAGATGGCGGATCTTTTCGCTGGAAACGCGCTATCAGCCTCTTCTGGTGTTCTCAGTGTTAAAGCTGATGACGCATCTTTGGAGATCAACTCTGACGCACTTAGAGTTAAAGAAGGTGGTGTTACCAACGCAATGCTTGCTGGCTCTATTGCCAACGCTAAGCTTAGCAACAGTGCTATCACACTAAACCCCGGTGCAGGATTAGGTGCATTGGGTTCTGTTTCACTCGGTGGTTCTATCAGTATTGCTGTTGACGGCGTTCTTGAGGACCTTGACACCCTTGGTGCTCCAAGCGCTGATGGTGAATTCCTTGTTGCTACAGGTGCTGGCGCTTTCGCTTACGAAAGTGGTGCAACTGCTCGTACTAGCATTGGTCTTGGTACCGGTGATAACGCTCAGTTCAACGCCGTCATCATTGCTGATGACGCAGCATTTGGTGCAGTTGGTGATACCGACATGTTAACCATGGACGCTGGTAGTGACATCACAGTTGCTGCCGATCTCGACTTTGTTATCGGAAAAGCAGGTGGTCTTACTCTTGCTGACGGTGCTGTCCAGTCAACCGCTGCAGAGCTTAACTTACTCGACGGTGCAGGTGCCGGTTCTGTTGTCAACAACAAAGCTGTAATCTACAACGGCGGCGGTGTTGTTATCGGTCAGTCTCTCGCGACTGCTGATGATGGCCACCTCGGTAACCAAACAACCCCACAGATGATTCAGATGAAGGCTACTCGCGTTGAGTTCAACCAAGCTGTTGTGTTCAACGATGACATCTTCGTATCTGGCTCTACAGTGACAATGGATCAACAGCATCTTGTTATTCAAGATAAGCTTATTGGTCTTGGTTTCGTTTCTGGTTCTGTCACAGATGACAATGTTTCCGCCCCCGGCGACCGCGGATTTATCTTCGGTATGCACGGCGAAGACAACGTTGCTATGCACTGGGATGAAGGTTCGTCTAGATTCAAGTTTATCAAAACGGACTCACTTCCTACCGCTACTACGGTTAACGAAGTTTCCAAGGCTGACCTTGAGGTTGGTGTGCTTCACGCTTCCAGCGTTGTCGCCCCGCTTTCACTCAGCATTGATGCACAAGCTCAAGACGCAATTAACCTTTCTTCTGCTGCAGGTAAGGTTGTATACGTCACTGGCACCTTGGCCGCTAGCCGAAGCACTACGCTTCCAGCTGCGCCAAACGTCGGTGATCAAATTGATGTCAAGCTAGCTGCCACTGGTGGTAACTCACTTACAATCGAAAAGGGTGCCGATGGGCACAACATCGATGGTGGTGATTCAATCATCCTTGAGTCAGACTTCGCTGCTGTCAAGCTCGTTTACGTTGCTGCTAACACATGGAGAGTCTTCTAAGATATTATCTTGGAATTCTATTCCTCAAACTTTGGGGGCCCTCTTCGGGGGGCTCCCTTTTTGTTTGGAACATTCCCAAACAGTCTACTATTTATAAAAGACCTCGTAACATGCACAATTGGAAGGTATTTAAATGTCATATAACTTATTGTCGGGTAGCGTTGAATTTATTGGCGAAACCCTAGGTACCGCGGAAGACCTAGTTAACACGCACGCAACGCAAACAATTACTGGTGCGAAAACATTCACCAACCTCACGGCCTCATCTGAGGGCGATGGCACCGTTGGACTCACCGTAACAGGGGATCTAAATGTTTCTAACGATCTTTCTGTTGCTGGTAACGATCTTACTTTGGCAGAGTATATCAAGCACATTGGTGACACAGACACGAACATACGTTTTCAAGATAATCGAATCGATTTTACGGCCGGCAATAATGTTCTTCTAATGCTCGACTCGGCCGGAGGAACGATTGCAATCAACAACACAGCCGGTAACAGAAACTTTGTATTGAAAAGTGCAACTTCTAACCAAGGGATGTACCATTCAGCGGCCAACCGCTCATTTTTATTTGGAGATATAAACGTAGTGCCGCAAGATAGTGAAGCACTAGTTCACATTACAAGCTCATACCATGAGCACTCGCTGCTTACAGTTGGAAATAAGAAAAACCCAATTTTTGCAATATCGGGCTCCACAGGAGATATCGGCCAAGGCCCAAGGGTTATAATTACAGGAAGTCTTCTTGTTGGCGGATCCGATGCTGGCTCTGTAGAAACTAGGTTCGCCGGCGGTAATGTTATTGCCGCTGGTATTGTCACAGGGTCATACGGATTGAGGGGAGAGTTATTAAACGTCCATTCAGGATTAGAGCATGTCACTAATGGTGGTGAAAAGAAATTAGCTGTCAAGGCACACACTGGCATTTCTGTTGATAATAACGGCGTTGCAGTCGATGTAAATGGATTAACAGATGTGGGCTCAATCAACACTAGTACTACCAATCAAGATTTCATATGTGTCTCAGATTATTCTAACAGTAATGCCACAGCAAAAATGGGCGTTGGTGACCTGCTGGCACAGACCGTTGGATCAGTAGCCAATGTGGGCTCAGGCACCGGCCAGATTTATAAGACAACACTCAGTAGAGAAGTTAAACTTAAAAGAATTGCCCAAGGTTCGAATATCACAGTTACCAATGGTGCAGATGATATTACTATTGCCGCTACTGTTCCTACCGTCCCAATTACGACTTACAACTTTACCAATAACGAGCGACTGATTACATCAGTAAGCAATAATACTGTTAAAACAGAAGCCAACCTTCACTGGAACTCGGAGAGGCTAATGGTGACAGGCTCTGTTTCTGCTACACAAGAACTAACTGGATTCCAACTACAAGTTGGCAGTGAAGAGGCTGGAGATGATTGTATGGCAAAAATTAAGACAGAAGATGCCAACAAAACCCTCCTGTTATGTAAAAGTTCAGCACATGAAGTTATACTAGGTGTTACTGGCTCAAACAAGGTTGTGGTCGGTGGAGCCCACTTTGATGGGGTTTTTAACGTATCGGGCTCAAACAATGTCCATTTGATTTCGCTTAAATCTGATAGCGAAAACCCAGCATTTTATGTAAGTGGCTCAGGTGATGCTGCTCTTTCTGGCAGATTGGCATTGAAATCCGACGGCACAGCAGATCCTACCGTATTAGCCAATCATGCACACATATATGCAAAAGATGTAGCAACTTCAGCCGAGGTTTTTGTTCGTGATGAAGCTGGCAACATAACACAAATCTCGCCTCATAACGAGGAAGGCGAGTGGCAATACTTCTCTAGAAACACACGCACTGGCAAAGTTGTCAGGGTAAATATGGAAAGAATGATTAGAAAATTAGAACAAATTACTGGTGAGTCCTTTATGGAAGAATGGTATGAGGACCCTACCGATTAACACAACAAAGAATTCACTAAAGCAAAAAATGTCATTTACGCTTTCTGCATACTAATTAACATATGAAAAAATATTTTTTTATAGGAGTAACTTTATGTCTTCACTGTTAGAACAGGCTATTATCGATGCCACTGCATTAAAAGAGGCTGCATTGAAAAATGCCGAAGCTGCCGTGCTAGAGAAATACGCACCAGAAGTAAAGAAAGCTGTCGAAGCTCTTTTGGAGCAACCCGAAGACCCAATGGCAGACCCAACAGCTGCCATGCCCGGTGCAATGGAAGAGCCCGCCGGCATGGAAACGGATGTTGAACCAGACCTAGCGGCCACAGAGGGAGAGGACATGTGCCCCTGCCCAGATGAAGAGGAAAGCACTGAAATGGTTATTGACTTTGATGAGCTATCTAGTTTTGTAAAAGGTGAGAAACCTGCCCAAGATCAACAAGATCTTGCAGCTGCCATGCCTCCCATGCAAGAAGAGGTCGAGATTTCAGACGATTTGCTAGATAATATCTTAAGCGCTCTTACTGAAGAAAAAGGTGAGAAGGGAGATGCTGATCCTCTTGATGGCGAACGTGCTAAATTCGACAAGGACCACGATGGGGTTCCTGACGGAGCAGATAAAGATAAGGACGATCCTGATGTCAAGGAGTCCATTGATGAAGACGAGCTTACTGCCATGGTTGAAAAGATGGTGGTAGATATGGCTTCTAAGAAAACAGGGTGGCTAGGCGTTTCAGAGGGTGACATGGCCCACGAAGCTGAACTTGAACTAGCTCGCCGTCAATCAACAGAATTTAAAGAGGAAAACGAAGCTCTGAAGAAAGCTACTGCAGAATTGCAGGAAAAGCTTACTCGCTACGAAGATACTCTAAACAAGTTAAAGAATAAATTAGATGAAACCAATCTTAATAATGCAAGATTGTTTTACGCGAACCGCGTTTTGAAAAGTGGCTCCTTGAATGAGCGGCAAAAAAATAAAGTTGTCAATGCTATTTCAAAGGCAGGTTCAGTTAAAGAAGCGAAGGTCATTTATGAAACCCTTCAAGACACAGTGGGCTCCACGCCGGATCGCCGCGGACCACAATCACTGCGTGAAGCTGTTACTAGACCCTCTTCTATTATGTCATTGCGAGAAAATCGTGACCGACATGAAAAAGCTGATCCAGTTTCTGAGAGAATGAAACTTCTCGCAGGTATTAAAAAATAACATTACATTCAAGGAGAAAATAAAAAATGTCTATTCTTAATAAACTTACTGAAGGCATTGTCGAGCGTGACCTCTCCCGAGAGTCACATGCGCTTCTCACCAAGTGGGAGCGTACAGGCCTTCTTGAAGGTTTGACCAACGACCGCGACCGTAACGCCATGGCCCGTCTCTTAGAGAACCAAGCCAAGGAGCTACTTCGTGAGTCTACCAGCATGAGCGCTGGTGATGTTGAGGGTTTTGCCTCTGTTGCATTCCCCATCGTCCGTCGCGTTTTTGCGGGACTCGTTGCTAACGAGCTAGTCTCTGTTCAGCCAATGAGCCTCCCATCTGGTCTCATCTTCTTCCTCGACTTCAAGTTCAGCCCCAACATTGCTGACGCAAACGACCTTTCGACTGATGTTCGTACTGATGGTCTTTTTGGACAATCTAACGACAAGTCGATCTATGGTACAGACAAGGTAGGTAGCCAGATCACTGGTGGTGTCAACCTAGTCGGAACTTACGGTGATGATCAGTCTGGTCCTCGTACAACCGTTGGTTACGCATATGGTAGCCCCTCTGGTTCTGCAATTCTCGACGCCGCGGATTCTGATGTAAACCATCACCACGTTCGCGCTTGCTTCGCACTTAACAACGTTACTGAAGCTCAGAAGAAACTGATCATGTACGATCCCGATCTTCTTGCCCTTTCAGGCTCTGGCACAGCTGCTGCTGTTCTCGTTGTTTCGGTCGACAAGAGCATTCTCACTAGTTCTGCTGGTGCGGAAGCTGACTTCGATAACCTTGGAGCGTTTAGCCTTCATGATATCAACAACTTTACTCAAGTTGGTACCGGAGCTAGGCAGGTTCGTCGCCTTACTCGTATGCAGGATTCCGACGAGACCACCACAGAACGTGTTCTTTTCACTGTCGTAGGTGCAAACGGCGCCGCTGGTGTTAACCAATCTGGCGTAGCTGCTTCCGGTTCTATTGTTGGCGGATCTGACGTTACTATCCGATTCCCAATCCGTGATCAGCTTACTGCTTCCGACGCCCTCGGCGCGGTTGTTGGTGCTACACCTTGGGGACTTGAGAACGAAGCGTCGATTCCAGAAATCGACATTCAGGTTGACAGCATCGCTGTTACCGCACAGACCAAGAAGCTCAAGGCGAAGTGGACCCCCGAACTCGGTCAGGACCTCAACGCTTATCACAACCTCGATGCTGAGGTTGAGCTTACCAGCATTCTCTCTGAGCAGATCGCTCTTGAGATTGATCGTGAGATCCTTGCTGACTTGGTTCGCGGCGCAACCGCTGCAACATACTACTGGTCACGTTCACCCGGTATGTTCCTGAACCGCGAAACTGGCCTTGAGGTTGGTGCTGCTTCTGCTGCCCCTGACTTCACCGGTACTGTTTCCGAGTGGTACGAGACTCTTGTCGAGACCATTAACGACGTATCTGCTCAGATCCATCGTAAGACTCTCCGTGGTGGAGCGAACTTCATTGTGTGTTCACCTGAAGCCGCTAACATCCTTGAGTTTACCGCTGGATTCCGTGCTAGCGTCACAGCCGATGACGAGCGCGGCACCGTTGGTGCTGTCAAGGTTGGCTCCCTGTCCAAGAAGTGGGACATCCATGTGGATCCTTACTTCCCACGTCAGGTCATCCTTGTCGGTCGTAAGGGCGGATCATTCCTCGAAAGTGGATATGTGTATGCTCCATACGTCCCGCTGCAAGTCACTCCCACCATCTTTGGACCAGAGGACTTCGTGCCCCGTAAGGGCGTGATGACTCGTTACGCCAAGAAGATGGTGCGTCCTGATATGTATGGCTTAGTTGTCATCCGTGGAATGGTCGGAGAGTCTGGCGCTACTAGCTAATAGTAACGTTTAGACCTTAGAGTCCAAAATTTAAAGCCCTCTTTCTTCGGAAAGAGGGCTTTTGTTTTGCCCTCAAACTACTTACAGACGAACCTTGTATGAGGTTCATTCCAAGTTATTGCGCATATTAGAAATGCGGCCGTAATTTTACGGTGACACGATTATAAATGGAGGGTTTTTAACATGGGAAGTAAAAGAGTAGGACTCGCGAGAATGGAGTCTTTGGTTAAACAATTAAAAAGAGAATTGGCACTCGGCGCAAGCGCTGGTATTAAAATGGGAGCAGATGATTATCTTGTGCCCTGTTACCCTGATGCTGCATTTGAGGACGCCAGCGGATCAAATCCGGCTTTGTCAGTCGCATGCTATCACTCACGTTGGACAACAAGCGGTTCAAATGATGATGCTACGTTGGCAGCCGGCACCGTGCTTGGTCAGATGAAAAAGATTACGCTGGTTTCCGATGGCGGTAATGGTACCGTCACAATCGCAGATCCGGTATCCGCTAGTTTGGACGTTATCTCGTTTCAAGACGTTGGTGATACAGCAGAGTTGATGTGGAATGGTTCAGCTTGGAGAATTATCTCCCTGCATAATACTGCTTCTGGAGATACTGGTCCAACCGTCGCCTAAACAAACAAATAAGTTTTCATACTTTCCCCCCTTCCCATTCGGGTTGGGGGGTTTTTTTGATAAAGTTTACTATTTATAAAAGCACCTGTTTAAAAGGAGACTATTATGGGTAAGAAAAGACGGGCACTCTCATCGCCCCAAAAATTTAAAGCTAGATACCGACAGTTGAGAGGCACCCCCTCTACTACGGCAAGTACGGACAACTCAGTAATGATTGCTAAACTAGCAGAACAAAAACAAAGGGAAGTAGAGACCCCTACCCCAGTTGTGGAAGAGGTACTAAACGCAGCAGAAGTTGAGCCAGCAGTTGAGCCAGTTGCTGAAGCTGTCGTAGAAACACCAACAGTGGCCCCTGCCGTTACAGCACCGACAATTAAGAAAACAAGCAGTACACGATCTAGAACTAGCACAAGAAAAAAATCTACGCGCACCCGTAGAACTAAGGCTAGTAAAGCAGACTCTACCAAAGCTGAGTAAAACAAGCCGGTTTCTATATTGCCTAACTACTTATGCTTAGGAGGAATCATGCATGGCTTCACCAACTCTTACACCGTCGAGCAATACTAGCGTATCGAGACTACCGCCCACTGGTACTTTGGGCGATGTAGCCTCGTCTTTACCATTTGGAATCTACTCATCAGAATCTGATTTTATTTCAGGAGCAGTAGATCAGGTGGCTTACACTTACAAAAAGCTTGGTGGTGATATTTTAGATATCGAACTTAAGGCGACGAATGTATATGCCAATTATGAAGAGGCCGTCCTTGAGTACTCATACATTATCAACACTCATCAGGCTAAAAACGTATTGTCCGATGTTTTAGGCGCTACCACTGGAACTTTTGACCATGACGGTAATTTGAAATCAGGGCCAACCGGTGCAAACTTAAAGTTTCCTAGATTTGAATATGCATATGCAAAAAGAATTGCAGATGCTGCGTCTACAGAAGCAGGGGTCGGCGGCATTCTGACAGAGTATTCTGCTAGCTTCCAGCTTACTGATGGTGTTCAGGACTATGACTTGCAGACCCTACTGTCTGAATCGGCCAGCGATTCAAGCTCAGCATTTAATGGCCTGATCAACGACAACAAAGTTCAGATTAGGAGAATCTATTACACCTCTCCTAGGGCAATGTGGAGATTTTATGGATATTACGGCGGTGTAAGTGTTGTGGGCAATATGAACACTTATGGCCAGTTTGCTGACGATTCAACGTTTGAAGTAATTCCAACTTGGCAGAACAAAATGCAGGCGATTCAGTATGAAGACTCGATTTACACAAGAACCTCTCATTATTCATACGAAATTATTAACAATAAGCTAAGATTGTTTCCTGTTCCAACAACTGACTTTGGGCCTTCTAAAATGTGGGTTACGTTTACGGTCAAGAAAGACGTTTTTGAAGAATATAGCGATAGAAAATCCGGCATTGAAGGCGTAAACAACATGAACACCATGCCATTTGACAACATTCCGTATGCAAACATTAACGCAATCGGTAAACAGTGGATTCGTCGGTTCGCCTTGGCACTCTCCAAGGAGACATTGGCGCAGGTTCGTGGAAAATTTCAAACTGTTCCAATCCCGGGTGAAACAGTAACCTTAAATTCATCGGAACTAGCGAACCAAGCGCAAACAGAGCAGGAAAAATTAAGAACTGAACTAATGCAATTGCTCGATCAAATGACATACTCTGCTCTCATGGAAGATGATCAGAAAATAGCCGATGCCGCCGCCGCAATCAATGCGACTGTGCCTTTAAAGATTTATGTGGGGTAGTTAGATGGGTGATGAAAACAATAAATGGTCACAACCAGACGCACCCCCTCCACCATTATTCACGGGTAAGAAAGAAAGGGATTTAGTAAAGCAAGTAAACGACGAATTGATTGAAAGAGTGATTGGTCAAACGATTGTCTATTATCCAATCGATGTCGAGCATACTGAATTTCATGATCTATATGGCGAAGCTCTACAGAAGTCCTTTCTGCCCCCAGTCAGAGTGTATGCGCTAGTTAATTTTGAAGGAATTGAAACAGAGTATAATGTAGGAGTTGGTTTAGACAAGACTTCTAGTATTACAGTGCATTTTCACAAAAGAAGATTAACGGAAGACCAAGACCTTTATGTCAGAGAGGGCGATTTTGTGCGTTATGGCAATATTTATTATGAGATTGTAACGCTTTCTGAACCGAAACAATTATTTGGACAGATAGATCACAGGATTGAAATTTCTGCTAAATGCGTTAGAGCAAGAGAGGGATTGTTTGATGCCACCTAAATTTATTACGCCCAAGGGAGAAAAAAGGAAGCTCGATCTAGAGAGTAAAACGCCACCAGAGGAAGTCGAATTTGAAATGGCGCCTTCAACTTTAGAAACCATCGACAGGGCCTTTTATGGTTATGTTGACGAAAGAATCGACGCATTTGTCACAACCGGAACAACATTCAAAAAAGTCCCAGTAATTTGGCAGTCTGCCGAGCGCGCCTTTCAAATTAAAAGCGACAAGGGCGTGAGAGATAAGGACGGTAACATCAGAATGCCAGTGATCACAATTGAGAGAACTTCGGTTGTGAAAGATCCGCAGCAGCATGGTAAACTAGTTGCAACTTTGGCCCCACTAGAGACCGTTAATGGCGGGTCATGGACAGTAGCTAGAAGAATCAATCAAGAAAAAACCGCCATGTTTGCCTCAAACGTATCTTTGAAAAAAACAGGCGGCGATATCGGCAAAGCAAGTCTCCCGAGCACAATGTCATCAAAGGCACAAAAGTATTTTCCGGTTGATAATAAGCAGATCGTGTACGAATCAATATCAGTACCCTTACCAATATACGTAAACGTTAGCTACACTGTCATTATCAAGACTCTCTACCAACAGCACATTAATGAAATTTTAATGCCGTTTATTACAAAAACAGGCAACTGGAATATTGCAGAAATCGAGTATGATAGCCACACATATGAAGCCTTTTTGCCAACAGAGTTTGGCGCAAATAATAATGTTTCCGACCTAGGAGAAAACGAAAGATTATTTGAAACAAAGTTCGATGTAAGAGTATTGGCCTACTTAATAGGGCAGGGTCCAAACCAAGAGGGCCCAGAGCAGGGAATCGTGGAGAATATTGTCAAAGTTCGACTACCCCGAGAGCAGGTGATATTCGAAGACCCACACCCCCGAGCACACAAGGACCAATTTTATAAAGAGTAAAATGGAGATTCAGCCAAACGGCTACTATTTATTATACGACAAGGCTCGATATGTGCAACACACATTGAATGAAGAATTTTAGTTTTAAGGAGTTAAACAAATATGTCTGTAAAGAAGTACAAATTCGTCTCCCCCGGTATTTTTATCAAGGAAGTCGATCAGTCATTTAGAACACCCGCAGCCCCACAGGTTGGGCCTGTAATTATTGGACGAACCCGAATGGGCCCCGCAATGCGCCCTGTCCGTGTCGAATCGTTTGGAGATTTCGTCAAAACTTTCGGTAACCCAGTATCTGGATTTGCTGGTGGCGACCTATGGAGAGACGGAAACTTAGGTGGTCCGACCTATGCCGCATATGCAGCACAGGCCTACCTATCGGCACAAGTTGGCCCCGTAACAATGATGAGGCTACTAGGTGTTGAGCACGCTAACCAGTCTTCAAACGCTACCAAAGCCGGCTGGACCACTGATGCTACCCATAACGAGGACTACGCATCCAATGGTGGTGCTTATGGACTGTTCTTATTCAACTCTGGTTCCGGTGGAGACAGTGGGACAACTATCGGAGATGCAGGCGCAAACCCAGCGAAAGGTACTCTAGCTGCAGTTTGGTATCTCAACGAGGGAATGATTACCCTCAAGGGTGAAGGCCGCGAAAATAGAGATGGTACAATTACAGGCTCTGCAGGACTTCTTCGCACCAACTCATCAAACGTCGCAGATCACGAACTTCGTGCAGAAATTTACAACTCCTCTGGTGCCAAGGTCCATGAAACGAGCTTCAACTTTAACCGTTCATCCGACCTTTACATTCGTAAAGTGTTCAACACGAACCCGCAGAAGTTAAGTGGATATGCTTATAGTGCCAGTGATCGCGAAACATATTTCCTAGGACAGACCTACGATCAAAGTGTCGCAACCACAATTACTGGCTCGTCAAACGCCCATAACCTTGGAATGATCGCTGGCCTCAAGCTAGGCGGCGGCAGCACTGGTTATCACGACCAGAATTTTGCATATACTAACAGTAAGACCGGTTGGATCGTATCGCAAGATATGGGAACAGCTGCTAACTTTAGTGTTTCCGACAAGCAGAAGCTTTTCCGCCTTGTTGGTCTTGAAGGCGGAACCTCAGTTCAAAGAAGATTTAAGGTATCTATCGAAGATATTAAGGCTTCTTCAAATGAGGATGTTAACCCATACGGTACCTTCTCAGTTGTCCTTAGATCAATTAGCGATAGCGATAACAATGTACAGGTCGTAGAAAGATATTCCGGCCTAAACCTCAACCCCCAGTCAGAAAATTACATCGCTAAACAAATTGGTGATTCCTTCATGACATGGGATGAGACTGCTAGCCGATACCGCGAGTACGGTGATTTTGCTAACCGCTCAACCTATATTCGTGTTGAGATGTCTAGTGATGTCGAGAACGGTTCAACCGATCCAAGATTACTACCATTCGGTGTAATCGGGCATCCTCGACCTATTAGTTTCCGACTTATCGGAGCAGATAGTAGCAATGGAGATACCCTTGCCCGCGCTGTGCTAGCAAGTGCAACAGCCTATTCTGGTTCTGTTCAGTCTGCAGCATATATTCTGGGACATAACAACATTCCACACTCCTTAGTCACTGGCTCAGGTCACGCAAACAACACCTTTAAGGTGTGGGGTGATTTCACGGGCTCAGTCGAGTTCCCCGGCTTGATGATGCGCTCTTCCTCTCTCGATGGTGGACTCGCAGACCAGACCAACGCTTACTTCGGCGTCAGTACTAACCGCTCTGGCAGTACCCTCTACGACGAAAGTGTTGTGGACTACCTGCTTCCAATTGATGAGAGCTTCAAGGCCGCATATGACTTCAATAACACGTCGACCGAAGCGTCTTACCTCTTCTCACTTGATGATTTGGCTTACGATACTGATAAGGCTTGCGTCAACTGGGTTTCCGGTTCCCGCGCTAGTCAGTACTCTGTCACGGCAATTTCTTCATCGACCCTAGGAAACTACGGATACCAGTCGATCCTTGATTTGGGATATGACCGTTTCACAACAGTATTCGCTGGTGGTGCTGATGGTGTTGATATTACAGAAATGGAGCCATTTGCTAATGCAATCCTCGCGGACACGACTGAATTTAGTCACTACGCATACAACACTATTAAGCGCGCCCTAAGAGCAGTCGCCGATCCTGAGTTTGTTGAAATGAATCTTCTATCTCTTCCCGGCGTTACTAACACAGATCTTACTAAGATGGCTACAGAAGTCTGCGAAGAGCGCGGTGATGCATTGGCTATTATTGACCTTACGGGCGATTACACACCAAAGACAGAATCCACCGATTCAGTGGCCAACCGACGAGGCTCCGTCAGTACCGCGGTCTCGAACCTCAAGGATCGTCGCATGAACACCAGCTACGGTGCATGCTACTACCCATGGGTTCAGATTCAGGATACTGTAGACAGCAATGTTCTTTGGGCCCCACCCTCGGTTGCTGCAATGGGCGTGCTAGCCTCTTCTGAAAGAGCTTCTGAAGTTTGGTTCGCCCCTGCTGGATTCAACAGAGGTGGCCTTACCGACGGTGCAGCTGGAATTCCAGTTGTCGGCGTCCGCCAGAGGCTTTCAAAGAAGGATCGCGACGACCTTTACGAGAACATGATTAACCCAATTGCCAAGTTCCCATCAGAAGGAATTGTGGTCTTCGGTCAGAAGACACTACAGGCAAGGGCATCTGCTCTAGACCGTATCAATGTCCGTCGCCTCATGATTTACCTCAAGAAAGAGGTGTCCAGAAAGGCCACACAGGTTCTGTTCGACCAGAACGTCGAGGCCACATGGAACAGATTCAAGGCGCTAGTTAACCCACTTCTTGCAAGTGTTAAGTCTAGCTTTGGACTCACCGAGTATCGTTTGATTCTTGATGAGACCACTACAACGCCTGACTTGATTGATCAGAACGTCCTGTACGCCAAGATCCTACTCAAGCCAGCAAGAGCTATCGAGTACATCGCCATCGATTTCAACATCATGCCAACAGGCGCATCTTTCGATGACTAAAAAAGGCGAAAATAATCTGCAAATTAGATTTCAATACTATATAATTGTAAAGGAGACATTGAAAAATGGGATTTTGGACTAAAAGTAAAGGCGAGCTAGGCCGTGACCCGAAAAGAGGTTATAGGTTTACCGTACAAATTACAAACATGGCAGGTAACGACCCGTCATCAGGTGGAGGTATCTTGTGGTATGCAAAGACGGCAGATAAGCCAAACTTTGAAATCAGCACCACGGAGCACATGTATCTAAATCACAAGTTTAACTACCCCGGTAGAACAACTTGGTCTCCAGTAGCAATTAAACTAGTAGACCCCACCGATCCCGATATTGCAGCGTCCCTCTCCGATATCATCAGTGCAGCAGGGTACCACCCACCCTCCGACGTAAACGACCACACATCAATGCAGAAGGCTCTTGCCACAGCTGCCTTGGGTGATGTCATTATTACGCAGATTGACTCTGATGGTAACGCTCTTGAGAAGTGGACACTGTATAACGGATGGATTTCTAAGGTCAACTACGGCTCATTAGACTACAGTTCTGATGACCTTACTGAGCTTGAGATTGAGATTGTGTATGACTGGGCTTCCCTTGAGACACCCGCTACAGACGGTAGTTCCTATGCAGGCACCGAGGCTGTTGGTGTGGGCGACAAGAGAAAGTTCTGGCAGACCGACGGTTCTTCCGATCCGAACCCATCCGATGGTGGTGGACCCGGCTTCGGCGTTTAACATTAAAGACATTATAACGAAAAGAGAGGTGATATTTGTCTAGAAATAATGAAGATCGGTTAACTCCAACTACAGGAGCTAGCCAAGATGCAGCTACAGAGACACCCCCTCCCACGACGAACACAGAGAACGAAGCATCTGCTAACAGCGGTGCTTCCTTTTCTTTTGTGACGCCAACGGAGTTTGTAGAGTTGCCATCGAAAGGAGAGTTTTACCCAGAAGGGCACCCCTTGCACGGCGTAGAGACTGTCGAAATTCGACACATGACCGCCAAAGATGAGGATATCCTTACATCAAAGACTCTACTGAAAAAGGGTGTTGCACTAGATCGAATGATCAAGAATTTAATGGTTGACAAGCGAGTTGATATTGAGAGCCTACTTGTAGGTGATAAAAACGCAATTATCGTCACAGCTAGAAAGAGTGGTTATGGCTCTGATTATTCTACAAATGTAACTTGTCCTAGTTGCGGTACTCATCAGGTTGCTTCGTTCGATTTGGACGAGACAGAAGTTACTGATGTTAGGATCTACGAGACCTTGCCCTCGGTTACTCGCGATGGAAACTATTTTGATATTGAACTACCCCGTAGCATGGTTACTGTTCGCACCAGAATGCTCACGGGAGTTGACGAGGCTCGAATTGCCAGAAACCAAAGAATGGCCAAGAAAAATGGAGTAAACACGGAACAGACACTGACAGGCCAGTTCCGAAACTTTATTGTAGCAGTTAACGGAGATACCACACAGAGGAGTATCGCCACATTCATCGATAATATGCCAGCAGCAGATTCCCGATTCCTGCGCACGGTATATAAAACGATTACGCCGAATATTGATATGAATATGACGTTTGAATGCAATACATGCGATTATGATTCTGTGATGGAGGTGCCGTTTACTGCGGACTTTTTTTGGCCTAAGTGATGATTACATGGAAGGCGTGTACGAATCCTTTTTCTTCTTGAAATACAAGGGAGGATGGAGTTTTACAGAGGCGTATAGCCTTCCAGTGGGCCTTAGAACATGGTTTGTAGAAAGATTAATAAAACAACTAGAGTCCGAAGCTAAAGCTTACGAAAAAGCTAACAGATAAAACAAGCTTGGTCTCTCCCTTCACACCCACCCTCACATGTTTTATTGATTGTATCTGCGACTTAAGGCCGGGAGGAAACTCCCGGCTTTATTTTTTTAAAATACTAATTACTTACAGTATGCTGTGGAGTGCGTATAAAATATGTCAAAAATTAACGAAGATAAGCTAGAAAATGAAGTTGTAATCGACTTCAATCAGTTGCGAGATCCTGAACTAAAAGAAAGCTTTTTGGCTAGCTTTGGTAACATGGTCAAGGGTCTACTTAAAGCAATATTTGGCTCCGGCCCACCACCCAAAACAACGGTGATGGGCAAGCCTAAAGAGATTGATGCATTTGCCAAGGCTCTCCGCGCCGAACGCGGGTACCTTAGCACCTTGCAGAAATATGATCTAGATCATCCTAGGACACACAGGAATAAAGCAAAGCTTAAGAACAGCGTAAAGAAATTTGAGAGAGATACGGGCGTAAAATGGCCGTTTGAAGTATAGGGGGTATTAGCAAATGGCTAATGGCGAAGACGACGGACAAGGCGGCGCACCACAGGAGACTATGGCTCAGGCCAAAGCGCGTGTGGCTGCGGAAAAAGAACTCAATAAAACCGCCGCCGAGCGTATACAGTCTTATCGTGAACAAAATGCAATCCTACAGCGCTCATCGGAGACGCTGCAGGAGATCGATAACATTGAGATGTCCTCAACCCGCCGCGCCGCCCGTCGAAATGAACTAGCCAACACAAAGAAGCAGATTCTTCTAAATCAACTCAAGATTCAAGAGGAGATTGAGGAACAGCTGAAAAAGAATGGCCAGTGGCTGGGTGAATCAATAAGAGAGCATGAAGCAAAGCTTGCTGAGATTAAAAAAGGACTAGCAGCGCTAGAAGCTCAAGAGAGGGTTACAAGGGGGGCTGCTGAAGCCACCGCTGATATGACCTCCGCATTTATGGCCATGGCAGGCATCAGCGGAGAGATGAACTTAACTGCTAAATTCGGCGCTTTCATGGCTGAAGCTGGCGATCTAAAAACCGCATTCGGCGAGCTTCTTGATGAAATGAATCGCTCGATTGACGCCGGAATGGTGTTGCAGGCCGCAGGCTCAAAAATGAGTCAAGGAATTATGGGCATCGGCGCGATGATGATCGAGCAGGCCATGGCCTTAGACACCACAGAGGCGAGTATTCGTCGCACAATGGGCGTCAATAAGGAATATGCTAGCAGCGTTAGAGACGTGTATCAGGCCAATAAAATTAATGGTATTACAGCGCAGGAAGCCGGCGCCTCGTTCGAAGCTTTGCACTCTGATATGGCCGTCTTCTCTCAGCTAAACAAAGCACAGAGAACGCAGATTACAGAAACTGCCGCACAACTGTCAAAATTAGGAGTCTCCAACGCTTCCTTTGCCGGTGGTATGGATATGTCCACAAAAGCCCTGCGAATGACGGCTGATGAAGCCAGAAGAACACAGACTGACCTAGCTAGATTTTCTGGAGAGTTAGGGATTGCTCCAGAAGTGATGGCACAGGGGTTTGCCAACGCAGGCCCAGTCTTAGCTAAGTTTGGAGATAATGCTACCGTAGCTTTCAAGAACGTTGCTAAGACTGCTAAGGAAACTGGTATTGAGATTGATCGAATTTTGGACTATACCAAGCAGTTTGATACCTTTGAGGGTGCCGCCGAGCGTGTAGGCTCTCTGAACGCGATGCTGGGTGGAGACTTTATTAATGCAATGGACCTGATGGCTACAGAAGATCCGGCAGAGCGTATGAAGATGATCACTGATGCAGTACACTCCGCTGGTAAAAGCTTTGAAGAGATGGGCTACTATGAGAAACTAGCATTAGCCGAAGCTGGTGGTTTCGCTGATGTGGCTGAGCTTTCAAGAGCAATGTCAGGAGACATGTCTGATAACGCGACTTCAACTAAAGAAAATGCAATGTCCCAAGAAGAACTGGCAGAAATGAACAGGACAAACATGGACTTAATGCAAAAAATGCAAGCGACCATGGCAGAACTAGCACCGAGTATTATGGGAATCATTGACTCACTGAATACGCTGATGATTCCAATTATGGCGTTTGTGGATACTTTTGGATTTCTTGTTCTACCACTGTTGATCGCTGCTCGCATATACTTTTTTGCCCTTCAAATGCAACACATGGCCAACGTTCGTGCAAACACTGCAATGGAGCTAGCGGAAAGGAGGGCTGCTGCAGCAAAAGCTGCATCAAACGCCGCAACCCAAGCTCAAAGCGCTAGCGAAGCGGCCAATACCGCCGCTAAGGGTGCAAACACGACTGCTGTTGGTGCAAACTCTGCCGCTGAGCAAGCGAATACAGCCGCTACTGGTGCCAACACTGTAGCTGAAGGGGCCAACACAGGGGCCGTAGGAGTTAACACGGCAGCAGAAGCCGCTAATACAGCGGCCACAGGTGCCAATACGGTTGCTGAAGGCGCCAATACTGCCGCAGCCGGCGCAAATACGGCAGCACAAAATCTAAATAATATCGCACTAATTAAGGGCAAAATCGCTACGGTTGCTAGTACTGTAGCAAGAGGCGCCAACTCAGCAGCCACCTTTATAGCTGCCACTGCTACAGGAGCCTACAATATTGCTTTAGGTATTGGTAAGGTAGTATCGTGGGCCATGACAGCTGCAACAACCGCATTCGGCATCTCTTTGACAGCCGCAACGGGTGGTTTAATTTTAGTTGTACCGCTGATTATTGGCCTTGTAGCTGGAGCAGTAGCACTGGTCAAGAAATTTGGATTAGCAAAAGTAATAATGTATGGTTTTGGTGCTGCTTTGTTATATGCCCTAGGACCGATTGGGTTAGTGATTGGCGCAGTGATAATGATCGTTAAATATTGGGACGAAATCAAAGCCGCCCTTTCCAAAGTGGGAGACAAGATAAAAGCAATTGGCAAGATGATTTACGATGCTACAGCAGGCGTGATGATAGCAGCAAAAGAAAAGATAGTAGGAGTACTAGTCAGTATTAAAGACTTCTTTGTTCAGAACTGGGAAAGAATCAAAGCAGTTTCTATTGCTGCGCTGCAGATTATCGCCCGAGTTATTGCTGCCGTCATGACTGGCGGCTGGTCACTGGCATTCGAATTTGTCTATCGCAAATGGGACACACTTAAGGGTTATGTTACTGGATGGTTCACTTGGATGAAGAATAAACTAACTGGTGTCGGTGCAGCAATCGCACGCGTTATGGGTAACATTGTCAAATCGCCGTTCAGAATAGTGGCCAAGGTTATCAACGCAGCGCTAGCCGGCATTGAAAAAGTATTGACTATTCGAATCAGGGTACCCAAGATTCTTCCCGGTCCATCAAAGTGGTCAATCGGGCCTCCGAATCTTGGCAGAATTCCGATGCTCGCGATGGGTACTGAAAACTTCGAAGGTGGTCAGGCTATTGTCGGTGAGCAAGGACCGGAGCTTGTTAACATGCCCAAGGGCGCACAAGTCGAACCGGCTAATAAAACAAAAGCTATGGCAGAAACTCTCAAAATGGTTGCTAGCACAACCAAGAAGATTGCTGGCGCTTTGAGCATTGTGGGGGTTCCCGGTGCAGGAGCAGCTGAAAAAGCCCTTGGCGCCGTTGCTGGCAAAGGACAATCTGGACAGCCAGTGACAATAAATGTTACTTTAGAACTAGATAAGAGAGTACTGGCAAACCATGTCGAGGAAGTAATGCTCGATAAACTCAACCCAGCAAACGCATAGGAGAAAATGTAAGTGGGATTTTTCGATAAACTTAATGATCAGGAAAGAAACAGGGAGGCGCTTTTTGATTCCGGCTTAGGAAGCGATGCATCGGATTCGTATGCAAACCTGAACCAGCTTTATATTGAGTTTTACCATGTTCCTACCAACAGGAGCGTTACGTTCAAAGCTTACATTAAAGAGTGGTCAGACAAATTCGATTCCAGCTATAAATCAGAAGATGTTTATGGTAGAAATGATCCGATCCACACATTTCAGGGTACTAGCAGAGAAATCTCCTTGGGCTGGCAATGTGTCGCAGCGTCTTCAGGAGAGGCGACTGAAAACTTAGCCAGAGTCTCAATGCTAGCTCAGTATCTGTATCCCTCTTATAACGTCCAAGATTTCAACTTTGCGGGTGAGTCCCTAGCAGTAGGAACCATGACTAAAGCACCGCTTATTAAGGTAAGGTTTGCCAATTTGATTGTCGATGCAGAGAATGGAAACTTGGCCACTATAGATGCAAAAACTGGAGGCTTATTATGCGCAATGACCGGTCTAAACATATCAGCAGATTTTGATGCGGGCGTGGTTGATGGTTATGGCTTATCCACACCAAAAGTCATAGAGTTATCTACAACGCTGAAGGTGCTTCACCAGCATCCGCTTGGTTGGGATCAAAATAAAAACTGGATGGGCGGCAATGATGGGTTTCCATACAATACTTTTGGTGATGGAAGCGCAACTCCTGACCATATTGAAGATCGATACATCGGCATCGGCACAAGAGGTTCCGGCACCGGCCGAGCAACCCCACGAACAACCCCACCAGCACCTTCCGGCGCCGGGATTCCCGGGGTAGATCCGAGCAACCCATAGGAGTTAAAAAATGAGCAATAGGTATAATGGTCGCCGACAAAAAACTACGGATAAAAGCACACATAAAGATCTAGTCGATAATAGAGATGTGGGGCAAATTAGACATTTTACGACTCCTAGATTGGCTCATCCCACAGTACAAGAACGAGAAAGTTTGACTGAAACCGTGCATGTTTGGTCGACTGGCGACAGGTTTTATAAACTAGCACACAAATATTACGGCGATTCAAGGTATTGGTGGATCATCGCATGGTGGAACCTGCGGCCGACTGAAGGACATTTGACACTAGGAGAAGGTGTTCGTATTCCGGGCCCTCTACCACAAGTTATAAGCATCCTTAAGTATAGAAACCGCGGTGGTCGAGGAGGCTACTAGTGTCAATTAAACAGCCAGCAGACTGGTCTGCACTTCTAGACGATATTAACGCCGTCGAGATCGAGGGTGCATTGATTCCGTTTGAAACGGGATTCACACAAACAGATCTCCAAGGAGTATCTGGCTGGGCAATATTATTTAGTCTTTGGTACGACAACGAGTTTGATGTAGAGTTTAATACAGAAATCCCTAGCAGGCTACAGTATGCAGCTCAGGCTGAATCAGTCTACATGAACAATGAAGTCTTCGACGAAGACTCAGATGATGATTCGCCAGCTAGTAGGATCTGGGCAGCGTGGGGTTATTTAGCCAGAAAAATATCCCAATGGCTCCCGGGGAATGCTTCCGCCTTGGACTGTCGCCACCCTTATCGTTCTGAAAAATCTGTAATGTCCAATAAGACCCTAGAGGACGTATGGAATACTGGTGGTACCCACTATGAGCTTGATCCCATCTGGCGCGGCGATCCGATGAATGACGAGCCTCTGTCGGCAGATGGTCTCAATAACAAAGAAGAATGGCCGTATTCTCGTGCCAACCCACTGGCACGCGGCCGGGTGAACCAACTCGACCCGCCCAATTTCTGGGTTGTTGGTGGTGGCTCTTGGCCTGTAAACGGCCCCTATGAGTGGTCCAACAGAAAACTAGGAGACTCATCTTTCCATGACGCTCACGCTACAAGGCTCGACGCTGGTCACGCTATGTTAACACCATGCATGGCTAATGGCCGAACTTCTGCCACCGTTGGCTGGACATTTGAAGAATACGCAAATCAAATTGAGCAGGATGTCCAATTTATTAGAAAGCGTGCTGAGATGGTGCAGGCACAGATCTCAGCGTTTGGGCTAGTATCAGAAGACGAAGATTTTAATGAAGATGACTTAGAAAGAATTGCCGAACTCCAAGAAGCCGCTCAAGATAGGGACCTAACTGCCGCAGAACAGGCAGAACTAGCGGGCTTATTGGAAGCAGTTGCTCCCGCTGGAATGACTGCCCGGGCAGAAGCGCAACAGCGTTTAGATGAAATGAGAGAAAATGGTGAAGCTGGTGAATTCGCCGCCGCAATGCGCGCTCAAGAGCAATGTTTTCTTATGGCAAAAATCATCGAAATGTCGAAGCTAAATATTGCCAAAAAACCAGAATACAGGGTTGATGGCGGGCCTGCAGCACACATGGTCCACGGAGAAATTGGAACACTGGTATCAAAGTTAATGCTAGACCCAGCATATTCAGCTTACTATTTCATGCCTCCAGATAAACTTTCTTATTTAACACCATCGATAAAACTATATCAGGTTCTCCATGAATATTATGAAAATCCAAATTCACAACAAGAATCACCGCTAGCAAAGCCGGTGGATTTTGAAGTACCGTTCTATCAGAACATAACACAGTATTCTATTGATCAAATTATGAATGGTCAAGAAGGTCGTGGTGGCCAAGTTGGAATTAAAAGTTTTGATTGGACCTATCAAGGGTCTAATCCTGCATCGTCTAGAAGAGATATTAAAGCAACACTAGTTTTGGAGTGTCAAAATTTTTCTGACATCACTTTGGATAGGACTGTTACACTTAAAGATGAAAATGGAGACGAGTTTACTCACAACTGGATGTACGCAGACTTAGCGATTCGAAGAAACCGAGATCACATGGCGGCTCCAAATTGTCTATACTCCCAGCTTAAGGTCGTTGTTGGTTGGGGCATCAAAGAAATTAGTGATGATGAAAGACAAGCTCTAAACTTTACTGATGAGGAAATCGATGCCATTCGCAACTCACAGATGACAATGTTTTTGACAATTATCGATCACTCTTTCGATATCAGAGACGACGCTACAGTAGAATTTAAAATTGAATACCGCGCATACATCGAAGGAGCCTTTACTTCGCCCGAAGCAAGCGTACTGGTGACTCCAGAATTGTTGGAAAGCAAAAAGGAACGTGATGAAGCGCTTGCCTCCCTTCAGAGGGAACTACAGAATCCAAACGGCACCTGTCGTCCCGAAGATATGGCAGAGCTTCGGAGAAGATTTACGCAGACAATTCAAAGAGAAAAAGAACAAGCTCACATGGCTCTATTGAGGGGTCTCGAAGGGGACACTCCTGATGAATCTAAAATTTATGTACGCACCGTAGACCTAGGGGAGATGTTGCGATTTATGGACGCACCATTCTCAGGCGTAACACCTGTCCCAGAGGATCCTGATGATACTAGCAGGACAGAATATACAGCAGAGTTGCCTCCCACAGATTCTAGCGGCAATGCTAGTACGACAGTGACTGATCCCAGAGCACCAGCCGATTATTTAGATCGCATTGAGGCAGCAGTTAATTTTCCTTCAACTGTAGATTTTAACAATCAGGAAAGCGAAACAACTGATCAAATGATGGAGTCGGTTTATGCGGAAGAAGAAGACGGTAAACTACAGATATGTTACTTTTTCCTAGGTGACTTGATTCACGTAGCGTTGAAAAATATTGATTCGGCCGATCCAGTCGTTGCGGGAGACAATAAGAAGTTTGACAAGACGCGTCTGCTCCTAGGTCCGATTGAAGTTAGTGACTTCCAAGACGCTAATAAAAAATATCAAGTTAACTTAGCAGATGTTCCAATCTCAGTGAATTACTTTTTGGAGTGGTTCTTGAATAGAATTCAGGCAAAGCAAGAGGTTGTATGGTATTTGATGGACTTTATTAAAGACGTTGTTAAGAACCTAGTTTATAAAACATTAAACTCAAATGATTGTTTCGAGGGTGCAATTAGACAAAAAGCGAATTTTCAAAACCTTTATTTAGTGGGCTCTTCGGTGGGTGGAACAGATGACCCCATTCAGGAACTTATTGATGGCGGCTCTGGGCAGTTAACAAGTAAGTGGAAACGATTTTTTGCCTCTGAGGTCGACACCTATGGCGCTGATACTCCCATTTTGTCGGTAGACAAATCTGATGAACCTATCCCGTCGACACAGCAGTATAATTACATTTTGATGTACGCGTCAGACCCACAGCCACGCAATCTTAGGGGTAACTTTGAAGAAGATCTCTACAGAGGCGTGTATCACTTTCACTTAGGAACCAACAGGGGACTAGTTAAGAGAATCAAATTTACGAAAACAGACCAGCCTTACATTCGCGAAGCACGCTACATGAACCAAGGCTTTGATGGCTTGTCGCAATTACGCGAGCCTTATAAAATTGACGTAGAGATGTTTGGTAATTCGCGTATTTTTCCGGGCCAGACTGTTTATGTTGATCCCCGCGGCCTAGGGTATGGTCTTGGTTCGCCGGCCGATGATACCTCTAAGGCATGGTTACTCGGACTTGGAGGGTATCATATGGTTATTAATGCAACGCACACAATCGCCCGCGGCGCTTTTGATACAAAACTTAATTTGGTCTGGGTATTGCGTGGCTCAGAAGGCGGAGAAACTACGACTGGCGCCGATGGTTCAGAGACTCCGGCGAGACATACAACAAATTGTGAGCCACTTAATAATTATGGTGAGCCTAGTGGATACGATCCAGATGCAGCACAGGAATAATGACAAATGAAGGTTACTGATAACGAACATTTTAGGGGCAACAATAAGCTCACAGCAATGACCTCATATTACTATAGATTATTGTATAGTGCTGTACATACGCCAAACACCAAATACAAAAAGATCAAAAAAAATGTTAAGAACTTTGAATATGGCGAGCATATACTTTATGGCAGGGTAAAACCGTTCTCTCATATTCCTGTTATCATTAAAGAAGATAGACTAGCAGCACCCAAGAGGCAAGATCCGACTAAGGTTGTTCATGTGGCTAATTTTGTTGCTGATGCTTACGATGATTTCGTAAACTCATTTGAAACGGCACAATACAGGAACCAGATAAGCATGGAAGGAGGATTCCTCACGTCGCCAGTTGCTAGAAAGGGATATCAATCTCCAACGCAGCACTATCGAGCTTACAGCACAGCAGCATTTGAGGTGTTTCAAAAATACCTCACTGAAAATAGACTTCACGGCAAGATAAAAGATTTCGATTCCTTCTATATTCAATTTCATAATTACTTTAAACTGTTCTGCAAGGCACTGCCCTTCACTCTGGAGGCTTTTCACCGTAGCAATTTGAGTAATGTCAACATGACAGGTCTAGCAATCGATCTTGCTGAATTTGATGCTGCAGAAGACAAAATAAAAGTGGAAAGAGTGTTCTCAAACGTTAACTATCAATTTTACGAAAACGCCGCACTGCAGCATGGCTTCAGCATCGATAAAAACTGCCCATGGCGTATCGTCGCGGACCTAGGATCGCCAGCAATGTTACGTTACATGGCAAAATATAACATTAGGAATGCAACACGCCTTATGAATTCTTATTATGAACCGGCATACCTAGTAAGCTACAATGCTTTTAAGACAATGCTAGTAAACTACTATAACAACTATGCACGCAGCCGGCCAGAAATTGTCAAGCCTCGTAGAAATGGTCTGGGCGATTATGTAAGCAAGATTGAAACCATCGAAACTGTGAGTATCTTTGATATGATTAGGGCTGGTGGAGAAAAGTATTTCCTAGAAAAATATGTAATATTTCGTAGCATGGAGGAGAGTGGAATTTTCACAAAACAAAAGATAGTTCAGATTGTTGATCGCGCCATGGAGATAGCCAACATCCGAGGTATGGAGTCGGCACTAAAGTACATAAATGAAGCAGCTAGTAAAACCCCCCAACGCTCTGGCTCCATTGCATATCGTGCCAACAAGAACCTTAAGAAGGCTATAGAAAAAGAAGAGCAGTCCGACCTTGCTGCCCGGGGCAAAACAGGGTATTGATGTCAAAAACACGATCCCTCAAATTTTACCGCCGGCAAATTTTTGAGATTTTTGGTTTTTTCAAAAAAAACTTGCAATCTTTGCTCGCATCAGTTAAGATAGTAGCAGAGGTGAGAAGTGTTATTCCAGACCCTAGATGATAAAAATGAATGTGTGGGTGTATATTCAGAGGGCTCTTTGATCTACGGTGATATCCCAGATAATCTGACCAAAACTTGGTCATATGCACCGTATTTAGAGGCTGTTGATGTAGAATATGCAAGCCTGTATGGTCCAAGTATGAATATTGCCGAAATGTGCCCAGAACACCTACAGCCAGAATGGGATGCAATCGCTGCTAGACTGAAGGCTTATTACAAGTCTTTTAACACGGCCGGCGTTTGTTTGCAAGAAAATTGTTTTTTTGATCTTGTCCCTGATAGATATCTGATTGACTTGTGTGAAGTAAGAAATAAGATAACACAGCATGTGCTGGACAACCATGAGAAACCAGCAAATTATCAGCATTTACTGCAGATTACAAAGTTGATTCATTCGATTTCGCAGCAGAAGCTCAAAGTTGTGCCATCGAACATAAAATCAAAAAGGGCGAGTTTGCAGGCAAGGAATTTTCTGAAAAAAATTTCAAAAAGCCAGCCGTATTGTAAATACGTTGTTAATGGTACAAAGACTGGCCGATTGACAACAATGCCAAATAGTTTTCCAATTTTAACGATGAACAAGGATTATAGATCTGTCTTGGAGCCCCAAAATGATTGGTTTGTAGAATTTGATTTCAACGCGGCTGAATTAAGAGTCCTGTTGTCGCTAGTGGGCAGAGATCAACCTAATCAGGACATCCACAATTGGAACATTGACAATGTTTTTCGTGGAATCGGAACCAGAGAAGAGGCTAAAAAACGCGCCTTCGCATGGCTGTACAATCCAGAATCAGAAGACTCCTTGATGAATCGGTTCTACGACCGCGATGCAGTCCTAGGTCAATATTGGAACGGCACCCATGTCGAGACACTATACAACAGAGCAATCCCAGCAGATCGCTTCCATGCGCTAAATTATATTGTACAAAGTACCTGTGCAGATATGGTGCTAGAGCAGGCATATAAGATGAGTAAAGTCTTAGATGGGAAGCGTTCTAGAATTGCATTCATAATTCATGACAGTGTAGTGGTTGATCTGGCGAATGATGAACGTCAGGACATAATCAAATTATTTAATGTTTTTTCTAATACAAGACTTGGCCAATTTATGGTAAACTGCAATGCAGGAAAAAACTTTGGAAACTTGAGAGAGTTGAGGTTAAAATGGATAAGTTAATAGGACTAGGATCTGCTGGCGTCAACATTGTTGATAAATTTGCACAGTATCCTCAATATAAGTGTTATCGATTTGATACTGATCTTGACGGACTTAAAAAAAACGGATATTACCTGATCGATGCGCAATCTGGTACAGAAGAATATGAGAAAAACTGTCCATCGGTAAAAAACTTCTTGAAATCCGCACGACCAGAGGTTACAATGGTGATGTCTGGGTGTGGAGAAATTTCTGGTATGTCGCTGTCGTTGCTAGAGCAGATACAGGATCGTAAAATTAACATATTGTATATAAAGGGGGGCGAGCGCCGACTCAGCGCAAGAGCCCGACTGACACAAAAGGCTACTTTTGGAGTATTACAAGAATATGCCCGATCTGGACTTTTCAACTCTTTTAGTGTGGTTGACAATCGCGCCTTAGAACGCATCTTGGGCAATACACCAGTCATCGGGTATTACGATGCACTAAACACGCTGTTGGTCAATACTGTGCACATGTTGAATGTCTTCGACAACACAAAGCCAGTTGTGTCAGATGTATCAAAGCTTTCTGAGATTAATCGGATTAGTACCTACGGTATTTCAAAATTTGATGAAAAAAATAAAGAAAACTTGTTTTTTCCTCTTGACAGTGTTCGCCAAAAAAGGTATTATTTTGCTATCAACAAAAAACAGCTGGAGGTCGACGGTGCTATAAACAATAAGATTGATGAATACTTAAACCAACCAAGCCATAAAGAAATTGATGTTTCTTATGGAATTTACCCTACAAATTATGAAGAAAATTTCGTATACTACAGAGTATACACCAACAAAGTTCAGGAACTAGAATGAAATCATACACAGGAACATTCACCAAAGCAGACGGCTCGGCGCGCTCAATGCGGTTTGTACGGCTAGCAGATCTGCCCGATTCTTTTCTTGCGGAAAAGATCAAGGGGAATGATACGTCCGAAGCCCGACAAGCGGCCCGCCGAAAAATGCTGTCAGAAGGAAAAGAGACAGTTTGGGATTTGGATGCTAACAACTTTCGCATTTTCAACTGGAACACCACTGTGGATGACGTGGCAGAAATTGATATTGAAGATGCAAACTTTTTTAAAAATAATGCTTGACTTTTTTGTAAAGCAGTGTTATATTTAATGACAGAGGTTCGGAAGATTTGCCGAGCCTACTATAGCCTAGTGCAAAAGGAGAAAAACAATGGCAATTGATATGAAAGCAATGCGCGCAAAGCTTAACGCGCTTAAGAATGGCGGAGGCAAGAATAATTTTTGGCGTCCGCAGGATGGGGATCAAGATGTTCGCATCGTAGCCCCAGAAGACGGTGATCCGTTCAAGGATTACTACTTCCACTATAACGTGGGCAACGCTAGTGGATTCTTATGTCCCAAGAAGAATTATGGCGATGACTGCCCAGTGTGTAATTTTGTCCGAGCCCTTTACGATGAGGGTACGGAAGAATCAGTAAAGATGGCGAAGTCTTTGACTGCTCGTCAGCGATTCTTTAGCCCGGTGCTCGTCCGTGGCGAAGAAAAGCAGGGAATTCGCATTTGGGGTTATGGAAAGACCGCATATGAGACCTTGCTGACCCTAGTCCTCAATCCTGATTATGGCGATATCACGGATGTTGAAGAGGGCACCGATCTCACGATCAACTATGGAAAGCCTGCAGGAGCGTCGTTCCCGCAGACTAAGATCCAACCGCGCCGCAAAACCAGCAGTCTAGTGGACTCTAAGGAGCATGCAGCTGAGTTGCTATCGAACATTCCGGCCATCGACGGTCTCTTCGAAAAGAAGACTACGGAAGAAGTAGAGGCACTCCTAGACACCTTCCTCTCCGATGATCAGGATGCTGAGGAACGTTCTAGTGAAAGTCATCGCTACAATGGAACCGAAAAAGAAACTAGCAGTGTTGATGAAGCGTTCGACCAACTGCTGAGTTAGCGCGAGTGGCCCACAGGGAGGCACAGGGTTATCAGGTGCCTCACATTTTTATATAGTGTTTTATTTGCCAGATCTAGGAGTTTTTAATGGCAAGAAGGAAAAAGACAACCGGTGCAGGAAAAATGTCTATTGCCGACATGCGCGCCATTATTAACAAGAAGGCTGGCATGGAAGTCGCCCACGACTTATCTGGCGACAACCCTACCGCCGTAAAAGATTGGATTCCCACTGGTTCAAGGTGGCTAGATTCGATCATCTGCAAGGGTCAACGTGCCGGAGTGCCAGTAGGTAAGGTTACAGAGATTGCTGGCTTAGAAGCTTCAGGAAAGTCCTTCCTAGCAGCACAAGTCGCAGCAAACGCTCAGAAGATGGGTATTGACGTTATTTACTTCGATTCAGAGTCTGCAATCGACCCCGCATTCCTTGAACGAGCCGGCTGCGATGTGGATACACTGTTATATGTACAAGCTACATCCGTTGAGTTTGTTCTGGAGACTATTGAGGATCTTCTTTCAAACAACGAAAACCGAATGCTCTTCATTTGGGATTCACTAGCCCTTACCCCATCTATCTCTGATGTTGAGGGTGATTTCAATCCACAATCATCAATGGCAGTCAAGGCCCGAATTCTTGCAAAAGGAATGAGCAAGCTTACGGTTCCGATTGCTAACTCGCAGAGCACGTTTCTGGTCCTCAATCAGTTAAAATCTAATATTACACGATCACCGTCCGAAGCTCTTGTGACGCCCTACATGACACCCGGCGGCAAGGCGATGATTTATGCGTACTCCTTGAGAATCTGGCTCACAGGCCGTAAAGCCAAGGCTAGTTATATCACAGACGAAAAGGGTTTCCGAATTGGCTCAGAGGTAAAGGTAAAGTTGGAGAAGTCGCGTTTTGGAACACAGGGGCGACAATGCAACTTTAAGATTTTATGGGGCACAGATTCGGTAGGCGTTCAAGACAAAGAATCGTGGTTTGAGGCTATCAAGGGATCAGATCACATCAAGCAGTCTGGAGCATGGTTTACACTGGTGTATGCAGATGGAACAGAAGAAAGATTTCAAGCTTCAAAGTGGATTCAAAAACTTTCGAATGAAAAGTTTCACTCACGCGTCGAAGAGATTATGGATATCGAGGTCGTACAAAAATTTGACAGCAGAGAAGGATCTGCAGAAGATTTTTACGGTGAAAAGGACGAATAAAAAAAAGTTTGTCTTTTTTTAAAAAACCGCTTGACTAGTTATTCTATAGATGCTATATTAATAACATAAAAGGAGAAACGTTATGAAAACAAGCATTCTAATGGCTTTTGTAGCCTTAATGACTACAGGCTGTTTTTCGGCACATGCTCATGTGACCCCACCATCGGTTGTAATTACACCACCTCCGATCCCGCAGCCAGCTGTGGTTATCACCCCCGGTTCAGTGTCCATTCAGTGGCACTATGTATACATCGGAACAAGCTGGGTTCGTCGTGCAGGCCCTCCACCCCGTGGCGCGGTCTATCACGCTCACCCTAGGCACAGGCACTCTGTAATTGTACAGCGCTCGACAGCACACCGCGGTCATGTCCACCGCCCCGCACATCGAAGCTCTACTCACCGTAGTTCTGGTCACAAGCACACCCATCGTCGCTCTACTCGATAGGGCATAGGAAAGAAACAATGCGAACTCTCGCTAGTCTTATCACGTCCGCTATGCTTTTCACTGGCTGCATGTGGGAGGCCGAAGGTTCAGCCCGCGGCGGCTGGCCCGGTAACGATCACCATCACTATGATAATGGTGGCCACTCTCATACCGGAGGCGCAGCACCCTATATCTACGATATGTTTGCTGAATGCTGGCTTATGGCCGATGATGGATACTACGCTACATATGGCTGGTACTTTGAAGCAGTCATCGATTACCCGTACAATGATTTTGAACAAATCGATGAAGTATGGCTCGATGTATACGACGGCTATGGGCTGTTGTTTTCGCAGCTAATGCACGATTCAGTAGATTATGGTGGCTGGCTCAAGCCGCCAGCTGCTGCAGCTTTTGGATACAGGACTGGTCATCATGACGGTGTATTCATGTACGCTAACAGCGATCAAAACATAAACTTGAAGTGTGACGGTAGCGCAATCTACGATGTGTATATCACAGTCTATGACGTATATGGAAATTCTGACTCTGTAGTACAAAGTCTTTAAATTTTTGCTTGACAAGGACCCCTGCATTTGGTATGATATTATCAGATGTAGGGGTTTGGTTTTATGTACGCGCTTTATTCAGAAGACAGCACGGCTAGTACACTAGCTAATTCAGGACGACACCGGCGGTATATCGAGGCAGCTAGAAAAACAGCAGAAGACTCAACTTTTCCAGACTATCGCCATGGCGCTTTGCTAGTGCGAGGGGGTTCGATTCTAAACTCAGCATATAACAAAAATAGCCATATTGGATGGGCAAATCGTTTTCGGGCAAAATCCTGTGGCCACGCGACTCATCACGCTGAGTTGGGTGCCATACTGGGAATCGACAGAGCCAAGTCATCAGGTGCAGACGTATATGTGGTGAGAATAGGAAAAAATGGAGAACTAAAATTATCACAACCTTGCCTCATGTGCCAATCGGTGCTAGCACATATGGGCGTCAAAAGAGTATATTATAGCATCGATGAAAACAATCTGGGGTGCATTAAGCTATGAAAATCAAAAAAGGCGACTTGGTATTCTTCAAGCCAGAATACAATGATGACAACTGGGCAGACAGGTTAGCAGTAGTTATGTCTTTTGACGAGCCTTTGCTCTTGACATTACTATCAAAAGGTGATATAGTTAAAGCTCCAATTTACACAGTAGAGAAAGTTAAGGAGAAGTCATGAAAAATTTTGGATATGCATGCATCAACATGGGATTTTCCCAGCGACCTAAGTCCAAGAGGATTACTACTAACCGCACTATGATCAAGCGTACATTTCATGAGCGCGGGATCGAATATGCTTCGGAACTAGCGCTGCAGAATTTGCGTGATTTGCGCACAATTCTAGAGTGGAATCTAGAAAACGATATCTATTTCTATCGACTATCATCCGATATCATTCCGTGGGCTAGTGAGTACAAACTCACCGATATGCCGAACTATGGTGCAATTCATGCCGCTGCATTATCTGCTGGTAATTTTGCACGTCAACATGACATGCGCCTCACATCGCACCCCGGTCCATTCAACAAGCTGGCCTCGCCCAAAGAGCGTGTGTTTCAACTCACTAAGACTGACTTGTCGGTGCACGGCGATCTGTTTGACCTTATTGGTCTGCCTCGCACGCCGTATGCTAAGCTAAATATTCACGTCGGCGCCGCCTACGGTGACAAACCGTTTGCGCTTGACAACTTCTGTCGCAATTTTGAAAGACTGCCGGAGAATGTACGGTCACGCTTGACTGTTGAAAACGATGACAAGGAGTCGCTGTACTCAACGCTTGAGTTGTACGAAGGCGTGTACAAGCGAATCGGTATCCCTATTGTGTTTGACTATCATCATCATATGCTTCACCCCGGCGGTCAGACCGAACAGGAAGCACTAGAGCTAGCTTTGTCTACATGGGGCGACATCAAGCCTGTGGTACACTATGCTGAGTCTCGCTCACTGGAATATGACAACCCCAAGATCAAGCCCCAAGCACACTCTGACCGCGTTGTGCGGCCGTTTGATGACTACGGTCACGACCTTGACGTTATGATCGAAGCAAAGCACAAAGAACTCGCCCTCCTTCAGTATCGTGATATGTTGAGCGCGCAAGCAAGGGTGGTGGCATGATCAGGTTTATTGAAGATTTCTTGAGCAAAAGACGAGAATCCAAGCGTCAAAGTAAAATCGCACAATTGCAAAAGAAAGCAATGGAGCTTCAACGCAATGGAAATCTGCGTGAGTATGCTGTTGTTATGAAGGAAATTGAAACGTTAGAGGAACAATACAATGACTAGCATGAAGCGAGTTCTTATTGTCGATGCACTAAACATGTTCTTTAGGGCCTATATTGTAGACCCCAGCCTGTCAACTAATGGCCAACCAATTGGTGGTTTGAAAGGTTTTCTTAAGATCTTGCAGAAGCAGATCCGAGAAACTAAGCCTGATGAGGTGATCATCGCATGGGACGGCCATGGAGGTTCCAGACGCCGCAAGAGTGTAAACAAAAACTACAAAGAAGGTCGTAAGCCCATTCGCCTGAATCGCTCTATTCGCAATATGACCGAAAACGAGGAAATGGAGAATAAGGTTTGGCAGCAAACTCGTCTTTTCGACTACCTCAACGAAATGCCAATTGCGCAAGTTATGTTGCCAGAAGTCGAGGCTGATGATGTGATTGCTGCAGTCACAAATCTGGATTATTACAAGGGCTGGCAAAAGGTCATCGTTTCTAGTGACAAGGATTTCCTACAGTTGTGCGATCATGAGACAGTGTTATATCGCCCTATCCAAAAGGTGGTCATGAATCGCAATAAGGTCATTGAAGAATATGGTATTCATCCGACAAATATGGCTCTTGCTAGGGCTATCGTGGGTGATAAGTCTGACAATTTGGATGGTATCCCCGGTATTGGCTTGAAGACTGTTGCAAAGCGTTTTCCATTCATGGCTGAAAGCAAAAGCTACACGATTGACGATCTTATTAGTTTGTGTGAGAATCATGAAGATTCAAAGCTGAAGGTGTACACTTCAATTGTCGAGGGTCGTGAAGTAATTGAGCAAAATTACGGACTTATGCAGCTATATGTGCCATCACTCTCCCCGCAGGGCAAACAAAAGATAAAGTATTCTGTAGAAAAATCAGAGAAACACTTTAATCAAACAGAAATTAATGTTATGATGCTTCAGGACGGAATGGGTGTCTGGGACTGGACAACTCTTTTCACAACCATGAAGCGCATCGCCGCCAACTCCAGAGAGTAAGCCAGATGGAAGAAAAAGCAAATTTCAGCAGATATGGGAAAGAATTTCAAGAAGGCTTATGTCAGCTTATCTTGCAGGATCGCCCTTTTGCTGATAGGATTATGGAGGTGCTAGATCTTAATTTTCTAGAGATCTCTTACTTACAGACGTTTTTGAAAAAAATTATAGATTATCGCGACAAGTATGGAGTTCATCCGACTTACGGCACCATGACGACGATTTTTCGCACCGAATTAGAAGAGGAGGCGGAAATTGTACAAAAACAGGTGAGAAACTTTTTTGCAAGAATCTCCAAAAACGATGTTGATGGATCTGACTATATTAAGGAAGTATCTTTAGATTTTTGCCGAAAACAAAAACTGAAAGAGGCAATGCTTGAATCAGTAAAGTTGCTTAAAACATCATCGTATGACGAAATTTCCGCTGTAATCAACGGCGCCCTAAAGTTGGGCGCTGACAACAATTATGGTTATGATTATTTGGCTGATTTTGAAGAAAGGTTTTTGATTCAAGCTAGGAACCCTATCACGACAGGCTGGACAGAAATTGATCAAATTTGCAAGGATGGTTTAGGGTCTGGTGAGCTGGGTGTTGTGATCGCGCCGACAGGCACAGGCAAGTCAATGGTGCTAGTTCATCTGGGTGCCCAAGCCTTGCTAGCCGGCAAAACAGTCGTTCAGTATACTTTGGAACTGAGGGATACAACCATTGCGAATAGGTATGACAGTTGCATAACTGGCATTCCGTTGAGCGAGCTTTTTAATTTTAAAGAAGAGATCCTTGAGACCGTCAAAGACGTGGATGGTAAATTAATTATCAAAGAATACCCAACAAAATCAGCGTCTGTAAAAACAATCAAAAATCATCTTGAGGGCTTACGAAAACGCGATGTTAAGATTGATATGATTATCGTCGATTATGCGGATCTTTTAAGGCCAATTAGCTCTCAACGTGAGAAAAGAATGGAACTGGAATCTATTTATGAAGGACTCCGGGGAATTGCTCAAGAGTTCGACTGCGCAGTATGGACAGCCTCACAAACTAACAGAGGGGGCCTTAACGCCGAGGTGATTACGATGGAATCGATTTCAGAGGCATTTAGCAAATGTTTCGTGGCCGATTTTATCTTCTCTGTATCAAGAACAGTTCAAGATAAAACCACTAATAGTGGAAGGGTTTTTATCGCAAAAAATAGAAATGGTCCCGATGGGTTGATTTACCCTATTTACATGGACACTAGTCGTGTTAAAATCAAAGTGCACCCTAGTCAAAATGATACCATCGAAAGCGTGGTAGCAGTATCAGCAAAACAACAACAGCAGTCGCTGAAAGAAAAATATAGAAAATTTAAAAAGGAAAATTAAATATGAAAGACAACACAACAGTCAGAAAATTTCGCCTATCAGACACCTTCATCGAGCCATATACTACAGCGGAAGTGCCATGGGGTCCGCTGGGGTATGTTACATTTAAGAGGACATATGCACGAAGGCTTAGCGAGTTTGAATCGAGCGCAGAAGGTACCGAGGAATGGTACCAGACCTGCCGACGTGTCATTGAGGGCATGTTCACCATTCAGAAGCGCCATGTGTTTATGCTAGGCCTTGAATGGAACGACGCCAAAGCTCAGCGTACAGCAAAGGATGCATATGATAGGCTGTTCAATCTAAAGTGGACTCCTCCCGGCCGCGGCCTTTGGATGATGGGAACTCATTTTATTGAAAATCGGACTGGTGCTGGACTTTTTAACTGTGCTTTTCGTTCAACAAGAGATCTTTCTTCAAAGGGGGGCTATCTTTTTAAATGGATTATGGACGCTTTGATGGTGGGCATCGGTGTTGGTTTCGACACTTTGGGTGCCGACTCGGTGGTAATCAAGGAGCCAACATGGACGGATGAGGTTTGGATGGTTCCCGACTCGCGAGAGGGCTGGGTTGAGAGCGTAGCAATGTTGCTAAATGGTTACTTTTTTGGAGAAAGGGTTCCACAGTTTGACTACTCGCAAATCCGGCCTTTAGGTGCAGAGATTCGTGGCTTCGGGGGTACTTCATCCGGCCCTGATCCTCTAATCGAGCTTCATACCAACCTCAAGAATTTGTATTCATCTAAAATAGGGCAACAGATTAGTTCTGTAGATATTGTCGACACTGAGAACTTGATTGGACGCTGCGTTGTTGCGGGCAATGTTCGCCGTTCCGCTGCACTAGCCTTGGGTGGTCATGATGACATGGAATACCTGCAGATGAAAAATGACGAAGAGGCCCTGTATCATCATCGATGGGGGTCAAATAATTCGTTTGTAGCCCATGTTGGTATGAATTATGATTGGCACGCCGAACAGTCACAGAAGAACGGCGAGCCCGGATATATTTGGCTTGATAATGCACGTTCAAAAGGAAGGTTTAAGGATCCCGAGCGTTACGACGATAAGAATGTTATGGGCTTCAATCCTTGTGTGGAACAACAACTAGAGGATGCAGAATTATGTTGCTTAGTAGAGACCTTCCCTGCAAAGCATGAGACATACGAAGACTATATTAAGACTCTCAAGATTGCTTATCTATACGGCAAAACAGTAACCTTGGTAAATACACACTGGCCCGAGACTAATGCTATCATGCTCAAAAACCGAAGAATCGGATTGTCGCAAAGCGGTGTGGTGCAGTCCTTCAACAAGCACGGTCGCCGCGAGATTCTTAATTGGTGCGACCGGGCCTACGATTACGTTCAGGATTTAGACGAGCAATATTCTAATTGGCTGTGCATTCCCCGTTCAGTAAGAATGACCTCAATTAAGCCTTCCGGTACAGTTTCTTTGCTCAACGGCTCGACTCCCGGGATTCACTTTCCAGAGGATGAATATTATATTCGTCGGATTAGATTTTCAAGCACGTCAGAATTGCTTGAAAAGTTAAAAGAAAACGGTTATAATATAGAAAAGTGTGCGTACTCGCCAAATACCATGGTTGTTGAATTTCCAGTACATGAACCATATTTTAACAAAGGAAAGAGAGATGTCAGTATGTGGGAACAGCTAGAGATTGCTGCACAATATCAGCATTACTGGGCAGATAATTCAGTATCAGTGACTGTATCCTTCAAGCCTTCAGAGGGTTCTCAAATTAAAGAAGCACTAGAAATGTATGAAACTAGGTTGAAGGCTGTATCTTTCTTGAAGTATGAAGAGACAGGGTATGAGCAGGCACCATATGAACCAATTACAAAAGAAAAGTATGAAGAAATGAATTCAAAAATTACGCCATTTCAAAGAGCGCTTGTCAATACAGCAGGCAAGGGAACTAAGTTTTGTGACGGAGATACGTGTGTGATTGAATAGGAGTAAAAATGAGATTAACAAAGCTGAACCACCTGTTGGGTAGACCACTGGCTACCGGCCGCTGCCCAACAGGTAAGCAACATTACTGGGTTGCTTCCGGTGAAGTCAAAGCCACAACAGGAAATAATATAGCAGTGTATGTAAGATGCAAAGAGTGCGATGCTAGAGAGACAGTGTGGTTGACAATGAATGAATATCGCTTGCAAGAGCGGATTATTAATAGCTCTCTCAAAGAGCAAGGACAGTAACATGACAATTCATAGAGATATGTACAAAAATAACGGAGAAAAAATGAATAAGCCAAATTACACCCCCATGAATCGGTATCTATTGGTTAACCGTAGGCCATCTGAGACAAAGGAAGTCGAGCAAACGGTCTTACTACCAGAGGGTTACCGTAAAACCGAAAGTCGCTACGAGACTGTTGATGTCGTAAGTGCCTCGCCTAATTGCGCCTTCATTGACAGGGTTAGAGAGGGAACGAAAATTGTTGTGCTATCAAACTTTTTGGAAGATATTGAGGTAGAAGGCCACAACTATACAGTAATTTTAGAGAATCATGTGATGGGCATCATCGGACTAGTGGGGTAAACATGGGTACAGAATTACCGCTTCCAAAAGCTAGAAATCTTTATTTACCGAAGCAAGTCGATCAGGCATCAATGAATGCACTTACCAAGAGTATTCTTGAAATCAACGATAACGATGAATATATAAAGAAACTATATGCAGTTCATGATTTGGAATACAACCCAAAGCCGATTAAGATCTATATTGACTCTTATGGAGGAGCCGTTTATCAATGTTTTGGTTTATTGGGTGTCATGGAAAAAAGTGAAACTCCAATCCACACCATTGTTACTGGCGCAGCCATGTCCTGCGGCTTCATGATCCTAATCAGTGGCCATAAACGCCTAGGCTATTCGCTTTCAACACCACTGTACCATCAGGTTTCTACTGGATTCTGGGGCAAAGTGCAGGATATGGAAGACCACCTAGCAGAGACAAAGCGCCTTCAAAAGAAGATTGAAGATATAACCATAGAAAAAACACAGATCTCAAAGAAGAAGCTAACAGAAATCTTAAAAAGAAAAGTTGACTGGTATATGTCAGCAGAAGAAGCTTTGCAGCTTGGGGTAATTGATGAAATCGTATGATAGGACTGTTGAACTATATGGAGATGGCATTGGTCGCGTTGATTATGTGGAGCATATGGGGGATGACCTAACGGTCGTCAACTCAGCCCGGGTTAGCTTTGGCGTTCAAAAAGAAGAACTAGATGAAAGAGACAAAAAACTCATCAACTACCTTATTAGGCATAAGCACACTTCGACTTTGGAGCACAATCTCATTACTTTCAGGTTCTGTGTTCCTTTGTTCGTTAGGTCTCAGCACCATCGTCATCGAACATGGTCTTATAACGAGATTTCTCGACGCTATACCGATGTAAACATTCAGTTTTATGAACCAAGTGAGTTCAGGACTCAGCACAAGTCAAATCGACAGGCGTCGAATGTTGATGAGGTAGTGAACCCTGTAGTTTATCGCTTTGAAGACGGCGGCGAAACACGCGCATCTTCACTGATTAGTAGGCATCATGAGCACTCATTGAGGTTGTTTGAAGATCTTGTCTCATCCGGTGTCTGTCGAGAACAAGCCCGAGGTGTCTTGCCTCAAAACATGTATACGGAATATTATGGAACTGTTAATTTATCTAACCTACTCAAATTCATTCAGCTACGAACTCATATGGGAGCGCAGTGGGAGATCCAAAAAGTTGCGGAAGCGTGCTTAGAGATCGCTACGGACTTGTATCCTGAAACGGTGAATGCCTATCGACGTAATCAGGGCTACAATAATTGAGAGATGTTACTTACAAGTATGAGACTGTGGTGGTGGGCAACACCATTGAGGCTCTGATGTGTGGGTACAATATGGGCTGCCCGGTTCTAACTCTGGGCGCCCGTCCTCCATTATTTTTTGAAACATTTGATTCTAAAAGTAAACTTTCTATAATTGGCCTTAACAATGATACTAGGGTCTTATCTACACCTAGCGGCAATATAGAAGTTGGAATGAAAAAAGAGGACTTATATCGAAAACTATCTTTGATTATGTCTCTTGCTGGTCTTCTACCCTTGTCGGATAAAGCAGTTTCAATGAGGCAAGTTGACAAAAATACTATAAAAGTAGTCTTGGATCATGCCAGAACGGTAAAATTCAATTTTAACAAATTATTGATTTTTCAAAAAGAGCTATTGCAGCCTAAAACCCCTCCAAAATATATGGTTTTAGATTGGATGAATGTACGTTCTGGCATGATCCACCCTTTTGACAGGATACAAAACAACTCATTGTTTGTTAACTGTATACATTTCTATCCATCCAATAGAATCGATGGGGCTCACGATAAAAAAGATCTCGTTAGCGTATCGTTTCTTACAAGAGAGCAAATTGATAGCTATCAATACTCTGATACTTACGCTAGGTTTAAGGTTATTGAAGATATGAAAAAAGCTGGGATCAGAGGCGCTAGAAATGGAAGGGATGCGAAAAATCGTGATCGATATAAGCACTATGCCATTCGAGTAGAGGTGGAAAAGAGGCGATTATATCCTGTTTTCGAGCACACTAGCTATATGCCGATGGACACTACAGAAGATGAGTATTTACAATATTTATCGAGTGTTGTATGAGGCAAAGAAAGAGTCATCTCGCCGGCATTGTACCTGTCGCCGGTCGTACCGATAAATTTGAACTACCATGGCCAGACTGTATGATGCCCTTGTCGCAAGACTATGTGGCAATTGAGCGAAGTATTCTTGAATGCGCTTATGCTGGTTGTAAAACAATCTGGGTTATCTGTAATGACGATGTTTCACCAATCATCAAGCATCGTCTGGGAGAGTACGTCTATGATCCAGTTTGGTATGATCGCAAAGATACGTTTGCTAGAGAAAGTCGCAGAATAATACCTATTTTTTATGTACCGATTCACTCTAAAGATACAAACAAGCGAGACTGTTTGTCTTGGAGTCTAGTTTACGGGGCACTTACTGCCTTCAAGATAGGCTCATCGCTTAGTCAATGGGTGGCGCCAAGTAGATATTATGTCGCCTTCCCTTGCGGAATCTATGAGCCTTCCGTCGTTCGTCCTCATCGAGCAGCTATAACCAAAGGAGAATGTTTTGCAGTCTCTTACGAAGGCAGTAACGTATTGAATAATAAATACATGGGATTTACCTTTGGTAAAGATGAGTGGAAAAGCTTTAGAAGAGTTTTAAGATCGGGTACTGGCCTGTGGTCGTCAGAAAATTTACGACAAGGAAAGTATCCTAGTGAAGTTCTGCCTATAGAAGAAAGATATTCGGCGAGACATTTTACACTTGACAAAGTTTTAGAATCTGTTAAAATAGTGAATGAGGTCGAACTTTCAGCATATCATCAAATAGATACATGGGATGATTACCTAAAATATTTGAGATCCGACACCCAACTAGAAAAACCAAAAAACTTCTTGACAAATGGCAAGAAATTAAATAAAATATGTAAACCAATCGAGGAAGATGAATGAAGCCTACAAAAAACAACACTATCCCTTTCGTAAACCTTCATGCTCATAGCGTTGCAGGATCAATTTTTGACGCTATTGGTTTCCCGCAAGATCATATGGATTTTGCGTATGAGAATGGGTCTGAGGCCTTGGCGCTAACCGACCATGGCAATATGAACGGACTGGCATATCAGGTTCTTCATGCTCGTCGCATGGAATCGGAAGGTAAAAGCTTCAAGCCAATTTATGGAGTAGAGGCTTATTTTATTCCATCTTTGAATGAATGGCGCACCGAATACGCCAAGGTCATGGAAGACAAAAAGAAAGCACGCGAAGCAATCAAAGGCAAGCAATCTGGTGCAACGGTAGAGGACTCATCAGAATCTAAGCGTGCTATTAATAATGTGCTTAAGCGCCGTAGTCATTTGATTCTGCTAGCACAAAATCAGACTGGACTTAATAACATCTTCAAGCTAGTCTCAGAAAGCTACAAAGAGGAGAATTTTTACCGATATCCACGAATTGATTACGCTTTGTTGGAAAAATATAATGAAGGCATCATTGCTGCATCTGCATGTTTGGGCGGGGTGTATGCTGGTGATTATTGGCGCGCTGGCGAATATGACGCAGACGGTAATCGTACAGGGACAGATATGGACGCGGCACTAGATGCAATGCGCGAAACAACAATGCGCATGCAGTCGATCTTTGGGGACCGGTGGTATGGAGAATTGCAATGGAACAACATCAAGGAACAGCATGAGCTGAATAACCTGATTATCCAGATTGCAAATGAATTCGACATGGAACTTATCTCTACCGCTGATAGCCATTATCCAAACCCGAATGCTTGGAAAGACAGGGAGCTTTACAATCGACTAGGCTGGCTTGGAAAAGGCCGACCAGCGTGGGCGGAAGAAGACTCAGATTTGCCGGTTGATGTAGACGAGATCGGTTACGAGCTTTACCCTAAGAACGGTGATCAAATGTGGGAGTCGTATAAAAAGTATTCTAAATCTTGCAAATTTGAGTACGAAGATGAACTAGTACTTCGCTCGATTGAAAATACCCACAAGATTGCAACCCAGAGAATCGAGCAGTTCTATCCTGATAACACGGTTCGCCTGCCAGATTTTGTTGTGCCTGTTGGAATGACGGCTACTCAGGCGCTGATCAAGTTGTCGATGGATGGCTTGAACGAGATGGGTTATGCTGACAATGAAGAGTATGTTTCTAGGCTCAAGCACGAACTTCAGGTTATTGACGAGCGAGGCTTCTCTAAATATTTCTTGACAATGAAAGCTATTTCTGATAGAGCAACTGATTCCATGCTCTGTGGCCCGGGCCGCGGCTCTGCAGCCGGCTCGCTGGTTGCATACGTGCTGCGAATCACGCAAGTAGATCCCATCAAATATGGCCTATTGTTCTCCCGCTTCCTGCGCTCAGACGCTACGGACTATCCTGATATCGACTATGATGTTGCCGACCCAATGGTACTGAAGGAACAGCTTATCGACGAGTGGGGTGAAGATACCGTTGCTCCGATCTCTAACTGGAATACGCTCCAGCTACGTTCACTCATCAAAGATATTTCTAAGTTCTACGGTGTTGAATTCACTGAGGTTAACAAGGTAACATCTGTTATGATGTCGGAAGCAACACCGCTAGCAAAACAAAAGCATGGCATCAAGGCGGGAATCTATGCCCCAACTTGGCAAGAAGTGGTTGAGTTTAGCCCGACGCTTCGCACCTTCCTTGAAACTTATCCAGATATCAAGACCCACGTCGAAACTCTAGTCGGTCAGGTCCGAAGTTGCAGCCGTCATGCCGGCGGAGTCGTGGTGGCAGAAAATCTAGATCATCACATGCCACTGATCAACTCAGGTGGAGTTCGACAGACGCCATGGTCAGAAGGACAAAATGTCCGTCATCTAGAACCCATGGGCTTTATTAAGTTCGATTTGCTTGGCTTAGCCTCTCTCCGTATGATCGATGGCGCAATCCGACAGATCTTAATTCGGCACCACGGTATCGAGCAGCCAACATTCGCTGATGTTAAAAGATACTACGACGAAAACCTGCACCCAGATGTGATCAACTTGGACGACCAGAACGTTTACGAAGGTATCTTTCACAAGGGTAAGTGGGCAGGAGTATTCCAGTTTACGGAGGACGGAGCACAGAAATTCTGTGTCCGCGCCAAGCCGTGTAGTATTATTGATATTTCTGCTATTACCTCTATCTTCCGACCCGGACCCCTCTCGGCCGATGTTGACGACCAATATGTTGAAGCAAAGGAGCGACCGCAGTATATTAAGTATGTTCACCCGCTAGTTCAAGAGGTTACTGAAGAAACCTACGGCTTCTTGATCTTCCAAGAGCAGATTGCACTTTTAGCCCATAAACTTGGCAAGGATCTTAGTCTAGATGAAGGCAACAAGCTTCGCAAGCTGTTGACCAAGAAGGGTACTGGCAAGGGCGCCCGCGAGAAAAACAAGATTCACAAGAAGTTCATCGATGGTTGTGTGGAAAAGGGACTGCAGAAATCCACGGGCCAGCGCCTTTGGGAAACTTTTGAATACTTCTCTGGCTATGGTTTTAACAAGTCGCATGCCGTTTCCTACAGTATTCTGTCTTTCCAGTGTGCGTGGCTTTTGAATTACTATCCTGCTGAGTGGATGGCTGCTTTCCTCGACAAAGAGCCCGAGTCTCGCAAAGAGAAGGCTATTGGTATTGCCAAGAACTTTGGATTCGAAATTGAGCCTCTGAATGTAAATACATCTGGTAGAGTATGGGGCATTGATGAATCTGGCAAGACCCTAGTTCAGCCATTCAGTTCTATTAAGGGCCTAGGTGACGCAGCAATTGATCAGATTCTGAATAGTCGACCTTTCGCTGTGGTTGAAGATTTCTTGTTTAATGACAAGATTTCGTATTCTAAATTGAACAAGAAAGCGTTAGACGTACTAATCAGATCCGAAGCACTAGATTGCTTGATGGATGAACGGTTCACTGGGGCTAAACATTTTTGGTCTGCTGTTGCTGTCGACCGCCCTAAGAATAAGAAAAAGTTTCTAGAAAATTTAGAACTTTATCGACCCGAGGGTGACTTTACTGAAGAGGAAAAGATTCAATCGATTGTTGATTTGACTGGCTCCTTCCCGATTAACCGCGTCGTCGACGAAGACGTTATGGCCCGCCTAGAAGAAAAGATGATTCCACCTATTGGGGAATACGATCCAGATTTGCAGGTTACTTGGTTTATCCCACGCAAGATTACGCCGAAGAAAACAAAGAATGGTAAGCTATATTGGATTCTGGAGGTGACAGACACCACCAATTCTTTGACCAAAATTCGTTGTTGGGGTGTAAAGCCTGAAAAAGATAGGGTTTTGATGAATCGTCCTTATCTTGCGAAACTAGATTACAATGCACAATGGGGATTTAGCACACGTTCGATCATGCATAATTTTAGATTACTAGGATAGTTAGTAAAGATGAATAGATGGTTTACAGGCTCTGGGGAAGAAGTAAGTTTCGATAAACTCTTGCAAAGAGTCCGTCACCATGTGAGTGATAAAGGTACAGTGTATGTTGGTACTGACTCCTTTTTGACAAAAGATTGCTGTACCTTCTCGACAGCAATCGTGTTACATGGTGGAAATAATCAGGTAGGTGGATATTATTTTTTTACAAAGAATAAGTTTGGAAACAATTCTTTTAACACTTTAATTGTACGAGTGACAGAAGAGGTAAATTTGTCAGTACAGATGGCATTGAAAATTAGACAACTGTGTCCGACCGCTAAGCTTGAGTTGCACATAGATGCTAGTCCTGCGGATGGCGGCAACGCCACAAGCCAATTTTCAGATATGTTAATTGGTTTTGCGAAGGGTGCAGGGTTTAATGTAAAGGTGAAGCCTGATGCTTTCGCTGCGGCATGCATCGCCGACAAACACTCTAAATAAACGAGCGATTCTATAAAAAAATACTATTTATAAATGCACATTAATAGGAGTATCAAGATATGTTACTAACCGAAGATTTACTAAAGAGCATGATTCAAGAGATTCATGACGATTATTTAACAAAGGTGCCCTCTTCCGTCGACGCCCCCGCATCCGACGAAGAGCTAGCAATGGACGCCCTCACTGATGAACTAGTGGATATCCAACTTGACATCCAAGAAGGGGTCAGCTTTATGGGCAAAGCAATGGACTACGAAGAATTTTTAAGTATTGTTGGGAATTATGTTATTAGTTATGAATCACGTAGAGGAGGTCAGCCAAATAAATATCTGAGAAAAGAAATCAAACAAGCGGTATCGGCCGCGCTTGCAGATGTACCCCAAATGATAGCGGATTCTGTTGCAGAAACTCTTGAAGATTACATTGAAGATGATAGGTATGGCGGCTATGGTATGTCTGATTCGCCCGAAATGACCGGAGATTATAAATAATGAAAATGAAAATTACCAGAAAACGCTTTTTAGAAATCCTTGAAGAAGAGTTACAAAATCAAATTCATGAAAAGAAAAATCATGAAAGAGAAAAGAACAACAGAGCACTAGCTTCAGCCGCAGAGGAGCCTGCAAAGATCAAGGGCAAGTTGATGGATGAGGGCGACGAGCACCCGGCACTGTATAGATCACGCGCCCTTGACGCAGTAGACACGCTTAGAGAACTTATAGCTGATGTTGATTCCTCTGCCCTTCAGGAGAATGACATTGCTACAGCAGTAGAAGAATTAAAAGATAAATTGGAATATTACATGTCATGAAAATTAGCAAACAAGAGTTAAGAAAAATTATTTCTGAAGAATTGGAGGTCATCCTTACTAATGAGGAAGTTGGCGAATTCTTCGGCGAAGAAGCCCGCCGGCAGCTTGAGGGTTCCGACCGCGGTGAAGGATCGATGGCCGTGAACCAACTCAGCAATATCAGTCAGATGGTTGGAGAGCTAGCTGATCTAGTAGACGATTCTGATGATCTGGATGAATGGGTCGAATCGAAGATTACTAAAGCCCATGATTATCTAAACACGGTATTGAACCACCTCTCAGCCGAAGGAGTTGATCCAGACTTTATGCCTCTGAAAGAGGGCCTGTTTGACGAAACCGAAGAGCACCTAGAGGCCATCCACGCGATTGCAAAAGATTTGCCTCCCGAGCATCTTGCGTTGTTATCAAAGCAAATCGATGAGTTGGTAAAACAACTAGATGATGTCGCGGCTAGCCGACCAGCGCCACCACCAAGTGAAGACATTTAAAGGAGAACTAAACAAATGAAGATCAGTAAAGAACAACTTGAGAAAATCGTTGTCGAAGAGACTATTAAACAATTTGAGCAAAGAGGTCTAGATGAAGGCGTCGTTGACATGGACGGTGAAACCATCGTTACTGGCCCTGACGGAGACGCTTCCCCTCTCGCCCGCGCAGGTGCAAGGCAGGATGATCTTCAGACCACTATGATGAAGGCCGCTATGGAAATCAAAGACAACAAGCCCCAGCAGGCATACGAAACCTTACTGAGGGCACTCGCTGCAGCCGGCCTTGAGACTGAACGACTTCCCGGTCTTGAAGATGAGATG